AGTTACTATTGAAGCGGATGATGAACATGCGCTCGCATCTTTAGCGCACATGTTACGCACTGGTAAATCGGCTAGTCCTTGGCATGGCCAAGTTAAGACTAAAGATGACGTGACTTTCGTAGTTCTTCGAAAGACTACAACTAATAGTCAGCTGCATTCCATGGCAAATATTTTAGTTTATGTTGCAATTGACGGGTATCATCACGACCATAGAGAAACTGTAGACCGTACAAAAAGTGTCAACGTAAAGATGTCTGCTAACGGTGGAATCACGTTGACTTTTGATGACATGAAAGAAATGCAACTTGCAATTGAAGAAGCAAAGTTTGTTCTGCTAACACTGAAAAAGAAAGCTACTCAACCCACAACACTTGGAGCTGAATGATTATGTGGACTAACGTAAAAGTATTTGAAGATGATAAAGAGCACGTTAAAAAGTATGTCTTTGAAAAAGAAGACATTGCTGTAGAAGCTGTGCTTTATCGTTATCCCACATATGAAGAACGCACTGTTCTTTGTATCTCCACAATGTGCGGATGTCCAATTGGTTGTCGATTCTGTGGAACTGGCGATTACTTTGTTCGCTCACTGACAGCAGAAGAAATTTTCGGTCAAGCAGACTATTGCTTGCAATCACAAATTGGTATCGACCCAACTGCAATCAAGAAATTGCAGATCATGGTTATGAGCATGGGCGAGCCAGCAATGGTTAAAGCACTTTGGGAAGCATTCCGCATGTTACATGCGAAGTACCCAAACGCATCGTTGCTAATTAGTACATCTGCGCCCGCAGTTGATTATGGTTGGATCCGCGAAATGAGCGTTGAAATTCCAACTGTAGGTTTGCAATTCTCTGTACATGAAAGCACTGACGAGGCACGAAACAAACTAGTTCCGTTTGAAAAGAAACTAAACTTGGAACAAATCGCAGTTGAAGGTGTGAAATGGCACGAAGCAACAGGTCGTCGTCCTTACTTCAACTATTGTGCTCACGCTGGTAACGATGCTGATGCTGATGTCGCACGTTTACAAGCATTGTTTGACCCGAAAATTTGGGAAGCAACCGTTTCTGTAATTTGCGAACGCGACAGTCACTGTGCAGCAACAAACGAAACACAGCGTAATCTTGCAGTAGATTTTGGTTCCAAACTTGTTGAGAACGGTTACAATGTGCGTGTGTTTGATCCTGCAGGACAGGATACGATTGGAGGCGGCTGTGGCCAGCTTTGGTACGTCCAGGATTGGATGGCAGAACACCCAGAGCACGTAAAACTGTCAGTTGGTGCAAGTATGCCTAAAGTACACGCCCCACGCATCATTGCTTCGGTAAGCTAACATGTCAGATATTCTATTAGCTATGTTAGCATTTTTTATTGGAACTGGCCTGCTTGCAATTTTTGTAATGTGCTGGTTTTGGATAAGAGATTTCCACGCATTCAATGCAGTGTACAATTCGTGGGTAAAAAAGTGCTGCAACACATTTGTTGCACTTGTTTTGAAATGGTACGCTAGACAAGAGGTTATTGATGAAACACATAATCCTGATGTTACTGATTGCAAATGTCGCGAATGCAGAAAGCATTCCTGATAAAGCTATCCGCAATACGGGTGATTATGCAGACAGCATTCCCGGATCAGTTGGCAACATTGTTACTGATCGAATGTATGGTGGTCACACTGCAACACTAGGTGACCCAAAAGAAATTGCATATTCTGTTCAGGGTTATGCAAGAGCATCAGCTTCAAGTTTAGCAAGAGATACAACGAAACAGGTTTTGAAAGAAATATTGCACGGTGTAGGCAAATTGGCAAAGCCGTCCCCAGAAGGGGAAGAATAGAAACGCCTCTAGCACAATAGGTTATTAAAGTCATTTGCGAAGTCCGGAACTAGTTAATGCGCCTGTGTTATGCCAAGTACATGTTGTGGGTTCGAGTCCCGTCACCGGCACCAAATTATGGGAATTGTATGTTTGCAAAAATGTATATTTATAGGAACTTAAATTCTGGAACAGACTTCTCAATAAAGTTGAGGGGAAAAGTTATAGACAGGCAATCCAACTTCAGCGCCAGAAACGTGGAACTGAGAGTTAGTGCAGCAGGTAATAAAAGAGCAAAACTCACTAAAGTTAGGAATGTACATGCGTTTGTAGTTACAAATGCCTATAACATTAACGCCCAGCAAAAGCCAGAAACAGCAAGAAGGATTTCATATAATCCCTTTAAGTCTAGTGCATTTGTTTGGGAAGACACGAATGCCCCAGTTCAGTTTGTAGACACAGTGTGGTTCACAAACGGCAAAATGTACGGAGAGTAACTGTGAGATTTTACGAAAAGAAAAAGCCACATTTGCCCAGGGCAGGGACTGGCAGAGTAATTAAAAAGTTTTTGTGGTTTCCTACAAAAATAGGAACGGAAACACGATGGTTAGAAACAGCAAGCATTTTACAAGTGGCTGTTGTAAGAGATTCCGGCACAAGATTTTGGTGTAACCGTAGCTGGGAAAATAATACAGGAGAGTAAATCAGTCAGGGACTGAGACTGCCTCGAAAACAGTTCGTACTCGAAAGGTATGTGGATCGAGACCACTGCTCTCCGCCAAATTAGGAAAGAAATGAAAAAATATATATTGCAGGGAAGAGTAGCAGTTCATGAGCCCGATGTATTGAAATGGGCAGCATGGCTTGAACACGCAAATACAAAGGTTGTAGTCACGACATTAGAAGTAAAACATATGGGCTTGCCAATCTCCCATGTGACAATTAGTACAGTGTTTTTAGGGTTAGATCACTCATTTACTAGCACGGACGTACATTTATTTGAAACAATGGTGTTTGGTGGAGGCTTTGACGGCATTATGGACAGGTGTGATACTTGGGATAATGCAGTAACTATGCACGAAACTATATTAGAAAATATTACAGAACACTTACAACAAGAAGGTAGGGAATATGACAATTTTACAACAAATTGAATCGAAAGCACTCGCAGCACGTAAAGCAAAAGATACAGTTGCAAAGAATCTCTTGATCACGTTGCTCGGCGAATTGGAAACTAAAGCGAAGCGCGGCGGAGAAGAAGTGACTGACACGTTGGTTATTTCTACAGTGAAAAAATTTATGGATTCTGCAACAGATACACTAAAGCATGTTGCAGGTGTGAATGCTGAATCCGAAGAACAGTGCAAGCAAGAGCTTGATATTTTGAAACACTTTTTGCCAGATCAATTAACAGAATCACAGATTGAATCTGCAATCACTATGGCTGATGTAAAGAGCTTAGGTGAGGCAATGGGCTTCCTTAAGAAATCGTTTGCTGGTCAATATGATGGCGCGTTAGCATCGAAAGTTGCAAAACGACTGTTTCAATAAGACACAATATTAATTTTACCAGTTTTAGAATATCAGTCTACATATCAATGCTGTGCATCGGCCACTTGATTGATAATGCTGTTACGAGAAGACTGATAGGGATGCACTACCGGTCTAATGGGAAGTTAACCTCCTAGTAGAGTTAGCCGCACACAGCCCAAAATTATTTTGGAAGTACCCTGTGTGTGCCGACTGATATTCTAATTTATTTAAGGGGCTACTGTGAATCTCGAAAAAGAAAAAACCACATACATTGTGTATGCACAAGGGCACGGCTTCGGAACAGGCGCAACATCATCATCTGCTAGATTTGTTTCCGATTGGACTAAAGCAAGGCCGTTTACTTATACACACCATGCTAGTAGCATGATAGCTAGATTGTCAAAAGTGTATAAGATCCCTATTGAAAATATTTTGTGTATCCCAGTTGTTACAAAATTGGATCCACAGGAAATGTTTGCAATTGTGTTGACTGGAAAAACTAAATGATTTCATTTCGAAAATTTCTATCATGGTTTGGAAGAAAATCTATAGTTGCTATAGAACAGGTTGCTGTTAAATCGCAGGAGCTGTTTCGCAATAGTATTCCAGCATATGTTGTTCTTCATGACGTTAATAGCCATATTGGTGTAAGAGAAATATTTAATATGGGAATTATTGAAGACCAAATTGAATATTATCGGAAAGCAAAAATTGCAATATTAGACACCCAGTCGCATAACGGCTGGTTTTCTATACAATACAGCCAGTGTGTGCTAGGAAATTCGTCTCCCTATATTTCAGTATACCGATTCCCAGATAGGAATGATGCACTAGTATTTACAATTAAACACGCTGATGTGATTGCATATACTACTGAAGATGTGAAAGATTTAAAAACATATATTAGGAAATTAAAAGATGGCAAAACAACATTACACAGTTCGGGCGACAGTGTCGAAGTATGAAAACGTGCAGATTTCAGAACACGATTTGTTGGGGCTTTTAAATGAAGTGGAACTTTCTCCAGCCCAGTTAGTAGACTTACTTCGAAAGAGTGTTGCAAAATCTTTAACCAAAAGTCCAGATGCAGAAATTAAAGATGGGCAGTGGGTAGAAGACGTTGAGCATCATGGAAGTCACAGTTGGTATTCTACTGAAGAAATTAGAAAGGCTAAGAAAGTTGAAAGAAAATTAATGGCGGACATTGACGCAGTGCAGCATAGTTTGTTACAATTAAAACTTACTGGCGATAGTGAAGATGACGAGGATGAAGAGTGATGTATGGAAAATATGCGAATTTAAAAAGTGAGTTTACCCTTACGGGAGAACGAACTATCGTAGAAAAGATTCCAGTTATTGTCCCACGCCGAGAAATTGAGAAATTGATTGACGATGGTCAATTTGGAATTATTACATTAATTACAGCATTGCAGTCTGCTTATTCTAGACGTATTTTTAATAATTCTAGAATACATCTTCAATTAGAAACTGGGAACTGGATTGACTTAGATGAATATCGCCGTCATGACCAAAGTTTTAAAGTAATTCGTCCTGCTACTCCAGACGAAATTGACTTTTGGCAAGGCATTGAAACAGCGCGCCAGTCATATTTTGTACAGAAGTTAAATGAATGACAACTAAGGCTTGTATTTTAATAGTCTCTGATTATGGATTAGAAGGCTACATTGACATTACCGCTGAAGAAGAAAAGATGCAGCAAAGCCTAGTTGATAAGTTAGCAACAGGAAAAACAGATTACAAATTTCCCGTTAATTTTAAGGCATTAGAAATGCGATGCCGGATGAACTCGCAAAGAAATTTACAAGCCTGGGCGATCAAGTTAGATTCTTCGATTACTGAAGAAGTTATTGATGCAGCATTACAGGACAATAAGCAGACAACGATGACCCTGATAATGCAAAAAGGTGTTAAGGTCGCATAAATACAACGCACACAGTCAATTGCAGGGCGTTATGATTGCTTCGGCAAGCCTAGTTAGCATATCCGGTTTTGTACCCGCTGACATGCACAGGCAATGCGTTTGCAATGCACTTTGCTATATACGAAGTACAAACTTTCCCTAGCGATAAAGACTGCCTAATTTTTGGAGAACGAAATGTCAGATGTTAAACAGGTAATTTTAGTTAGACGAGATTTATCTATGCCAACCGGCAAGATTGCATCTCAAGTAGCACATGCATCGTTAGCAGCGATTCTGTCAAGATCAACCCATACTGATGCAGTCCCCGAAACTAATACACCTGAGATGATTCATTTGCAGTTGACTCCAGTGGATTCTGTTTGGTACAAAGAAAGATTTACTAAAGTTGTATTGGGCGTAGGATCCGAAAAGGAACTTTTGCAGTTATACAATCAAGCTAAAGCAAAAGGATTGCTGTGTTCGATAATTCAGGACGCTGGCCATACTGTTTTTAATGGCGTCCCAACTTACACCACTGTTGCAATTGGTCCTGCCTTGGCAGACGATATTGACTCAGTAACTGGCAATTTGAGGCTTTTATGAAGGCATCTGAAATATTTGAAGACGCAGTCCAGTCGTCGTGGCTTTCAGACATTTCTTACAACGCTGAGACAAGCGAAGTTCGGATGTCCTTGAGCAACGGCCTTGCATACAACATTAACAACATTCCACAAGAGTTGTTTGACAAGTGGTTAGCAGCGCCGTCCAAAGGAAATTTCTTCAAAACGAATATCGAGGGCAATTTCGTTATTAAGAGAGCAGACAATGAAACGAATCAAGTCGAACCAGAAGAAACGGAAGAACAAGGTTAAAGACTTATATTTCGAATATTATTCTGCAGAGTCATGGTCGAGATACAAGTATTATGATCTTGATTCTAGATATCGATATCACAGAAATCCAGCGACCTCGCAAGAATGTAGGAATTCATTCCTAACAGAAGACGAGGTTTCTGTAGGTGTAAAAATAAGAGGCAGACGATCTGCTAGTATGTTGCCCACAATGTGGGATGACCTAGTAACAACGTCATGGAATCTAAAACGCTCCTGGAAGAAAAACTCCACACGACCATATCAATGGAAATATGAATGAACTTTGATAAACAGATATCACAATGTTACCATAATCTAATTGGCGATTTAATGCGAGTTAGGGTAAATACCGCCGGAGAATTTTTGTTTGACGGCGCCGAAGACTTTGGCCGTTGGCCAGAATACATGATAGAAGATGTCATACATAATTTGTCTGTGTCTCATGATTGTGCCTTTTATATTCATGGTGAATTAGCTTTCACCTTGCGTTTTTCTAAGTATGGTGATCGTGAGCTGTACGCAAATTATTCGAAATCTAAAGAACAGAAATACGCGCCGCTAGTTGAAAACAATCGATTCTTTCAACATGCAAAAGTGTTATGTAAGAAAGAATTTGATTTTCAACAGCAACAGAAAATAATCTATAAGTTACAGTCTACAAAAAAAGCTATCGTACCTATGCCCTAACGTAAATGATTTCCAGTTTCTTGATAAATATGTTTAAGAATTGGAGATTAAAATGGCATTGCGTACAATACTTTCTATTGACGGTGGAGGCATAAAAGGTGCCCTGCCTGCATTAGTGTTGGCATATATTGAAAAACAAACAGGCAAAAGAATTGCTGATTGTTTTGACTTGATAGCAGGAACGTCAACAGGCGGCATACTGTCTTTAGCATTGACTGCTACTGATTCAAAAGGCGTATTGAAATATACTGCTGATGATGTGTTTGATATGTATAAAGATCATGGAAAAGACATCTTTTCCAGAAGCGCATTGCGAAGCATTTTTTCCATCGGCGGCATCGTGTCTGAAAAATATTCAGACGAAGGTATTGTAAAAGTATTAAAACGTTTCTTCACAGAGTCGGCAACACTTAATACATGCCATACTAAAACTTTCGTTACTACCTATGACATAGAAAACAGAACGCCTCTTTTTCTAAAAAGCTGGAAAGCTGACACTAAAAATACTTTGTTATGGCAAGCAGCAAGAGGTACGTCAGCAGCACCAACATACTTCGAACCCGCAAAAGTAAAAGTTAATGGGTTAGATCGTATTTTGATTGATGGCGGAGTATACGTTAACAATCCATCTTTGTCTGCTAGTATAGAAGCAAAAAAATTATTCCCCGATGATGATCTGTTAGTTGTTTCTATCGGAACTGGACAGAACACTAGATCCATACCATATGAATCTGCAAAAGATTGGGGAGATGCACAGTGGGTAGTTCCTTTGCTTGATATTATGTTTGACGGCCAAAGTGCAGTTACTGATTATCAACTTAGTCAAGTTCCAAATGTTAAGATGTTTAGATTCCAAACGAGATTGAATATTGCGTCTGATTCTATGGACGATGTATCTGATGATAATATAAGCAAACTTAAGAAACAAGCGACTAAATTAATTGTTGATTGTCAACAATCTTTAGATGAGTTATGCGATATTTTAAAACAAAGTCCAACCCGAGCCGATTGAGGTGTCCCATGCAACTATTAAAAAAACTTAATTCCTTCCATGCAAATTATGACAAAATGAAAGAACCGTGGCGCTTTTTGATGTTTTTAGTGCCTTCAGTAATTTTAGTTCTTGTCGCATCTTCCCCGATAGTACCTTTTAAAGTGATTGGTATATTTGGCTTAACTGCAATGTTTGTTACTAGGTTTGTTTATCTTAAAACTGACACTAGCGATAATGTTAACATTCGAGTAAACCAAGTTAAAGAAACAAAGATTAAAAAGGATTAATTTTTATTTAGTTTCTTGACACACTGCATTAATATTGTTATAATATATGCAAGGAGACTAACTATGTCATATGATGCAGCTTTAATAGGTGCAGTATTCGAAAATTCAGAATCTGAGGAAATTTTTAATCAAAGTTTTCCTCAGCTCTATAGCAAACTATTCTCTATTATTCCGATCGAATATCGGAGTGATTTCACGTTTAAAAAGAAACTAGTGTCTGAAATTATCGGTATCTTTTATGATAACTCGATTTTTTCAAAAGAGTTTCTTAACTTTTCCTTGAAGTATTTAGAAACTTTAAAGGAAGATGAATTGGTAGGATTTAAATAAAGGTAATATATGTTTTACGGTTCTTTTAATAATTGGGAAGATGTTTTAGGACACTTCGAAGTATCGGATACAGAGCGCTTTCGCGATGTCTGTCCACTCTTCGCTACATATGATTGCGAAGCATACGAGGGGTCTGCATCTGTCCTTTTTATTGAGAAAGGAAAAATTTGGGCAGTGTTTGGCTCGCATTGTTCTTGTTATGGACTGGAAGGACAGTGGGATCCGGAAGACATGCCTCTCTCTGCAATACAGCATATCCTTGAAAAAGGAGATTACCAGTTTAGCGGACGTCATGCTGAGTTGGGAAAAGTTCTTGAATTTTTTGAAGAGAAAGATTTGCTTGACTTGGATCCTAAACAATTGGAATTTATGCTGCGGATGTACTTGAAGTGAGCCTCCCAATTGTTATAGACTGTGAAGCATCTAGCCTAAGTGCAGAGTCCTATCCTATTGAAGTGGGCTTTGTTCTTGAAGACGGCACAGTACAAAACTATTTAATTCGACCAGAAAAGAAATGGACTGATTGGAGTGAAGAATCCTCCAAGATACACAACATTCCTAGAGAGCGTTTGTATGATGAAGGTCTGTCTGTTGTGGAAGTTGCTAGGATCCTTAACGGGCAATTAGCAGATTGCACATGCTACAGCGATTCATCATACCACGAAACGTTTTGGTTAGATCGTCTGTTCCATGCAGCAAGAACAGACAGGTTGTTTGACATTCAGAATTTGTTCTTTTTGTTTTCTGAAGGGCAGCAACAAAAGTTTTTCTTTAAGAAGAATGAGTTGTTTGCCACTCGAGAAAGACACCGTGCAGGCGTAGATGCTTGGGTAATACAACAAGCATATCACCTGACTAAATAAAAACGTTCGGGTTTCCGGTAGGGCAGATACCTGCAAGCGAGTTATTGATTACTAATCAATTGCTACTTCGATGTTATATTCGCTAAAACTGGTTGCCGTTATAGTAGGCATATACTGCAAGTGGGTTACAGCTGATCCCACCACGGTGTTATTTGCCCCTGTAGTTCAATCGGATAGAATCTCCCTCTCCTAAAGGGAAGACATGAGTTCAAATCTCGTCGGGGGTACCATTTTTGAAACATAGAAACTTAAAGAAAGTTTTCAAGACACAGCATACTTGGTTACGTCGCCACATGCTAACTTCGTATCTCACTAGTAAAGGCTTTTCTAAATTTAATATTTCTATGCGAATTGACAGTGTAGGTGTTAGACGTTGCGCAGTAAAATTTTATTCTTCACAAGAGGCATTTCTTTTTGAGTTATCAGACGGACACAGATTTCCCTATAGTTTCGACGACAGTGACTTGGACTCACCGGAGGACGTTGAAACGGTATCTGAAGAAGTACAATGTCAAATACCTCCAGTTTAAACGAATTCGAACTACTAACCGTATAACATATGCTTCCTACCCAATAGCACTAAAAGTTGATTATTGTGCAATACAGTTTTCCAATGCTAATGATTTGTTAGTGTGCAAGTTAAAGTGTGTTCCAACGATGCCATATCAATCTATGTATGACGAATTGTTGTCCAAATAAAAAGGAGCTCAATGAGCTCCTTTTTTCTTTCCTTCCCAAACTTAAACTTAGTTCGGTGCTGCAATTGTTGTTGTAGCAGAAACGTAACCTGCTCCACCAACCAGCCCTGTAATGCTCGACACTGCGCCAGCTGTAAGAACTGCTGTAGCTGTAGCTTGTGTTTTGACAACTGCTGCCGGCACTGCTGTAGCAGTAACATATCCCGCACCAGGAGTAGTAACAGTGTATGCGCTGATTGCGCCAGCGGTAATTGTTGCTGTAGCCACTGCCTGTGTTTTGACAACTGCTGGTACTGTTGCTGTAGCAGTAACATAACCTGTTCCGCCTGCTGTGATGTTGATAGCAGTGATAACGCCAGCGGTAACTGTTGCTGTTGCTGTTGCAGGTGTTGTGTTAGTTCCAGTGATAGTAACTGTTAACGGGCCTGCCGCATAACCGGAACCACCGTTAGTGATTGCGATAGCTGTAATTGCATCACCTGTTACGGTCACTGCACCAAGAACAGCACTTGTTCCGTTAGGAGCAGAGAGTGTAACTGTTTTTGCGCCAGCTGAATAGCCAGATCCTGCTGTTCCAAGAGCGATACCAGTAATTGTTCCTGTCGCACTCACTGTAACCGCGCCTGCTGTACCGTTCACGCCATTTGGAGCAGAGATTGTGATAACTGGTGCTGTGATGTACCCAGCGCCGCCCACAAGTCCTGTGAATCCTGTAACTGCACCAGCTGTAACTGTTGTGCCTGTAACTGTTGCACCAGCCGCTGCCGTATCGAGTGCAGTGTCTGTACCAAGCAATGCGTACTTGACGTTATCTTTGCCAGTGTTGTCCCAAGCGTAATCTTTACCTTGGAATGTTTTAACTCGGTGTTGCAAAATTGTTCTAGCGTATTCAACTGCGCCGCCACCAGGTGGAGTAACAGTGATACGTGCTTCGCCTGCCTTAGCAGGAGCAGTGGCAACAAGTGTGCATACTGCGGTGTTTGTTCCATCAAAGAATACATACTTTCTAGTACCTGATTGTTTGATGATAACTGCTGGTACTGCTGCTCCGCCGAGCCATGCAGTTCCTAAGATTTGGAATCCTGCCTTAGCAACATTACCAAAGAATTTCTTTTTAATCGGACGTCCCATTTTTATTCTTCTCCATTAATTTTTGGACTCGTGGTCGCTATACGGATTATTCCGAGCTTACGAGGAAGTTTTGTCTTCCCACTATTTATCTAATTTGACAAACTTTATTGTGCATTGTATACTGTGGCTATGAAGGATATGAAACGGGGCCACCGACGCAATCTTACAGAGCAGTACCGTAAGAGACAGATGTCTATCTATCGTTCTCATTATGGCGAAGCCGAATGGTTTATGCAACTTTCTAGATTTGGTGCGTTCTGCCATTCCTACGGCCGATTCCGAAAACAGTCTTCTATGGATTGTGGAAAGGCAGGGTGTGCATCTTGCCGAAACAACAGATTTAATACTTTTGTTAAAGGCGAACAGAAGATAACTATTCCGGAAAGACTTAACACCTTATCTTTTAACGAACAACTAGATGATTACTTTGGGGAAAAATATGACAGGCGAACAGTGTAAAAAATGCGGAACTGTACTTTACCTACATTATGGCGCCCACTGTTGGTCGTGTGACAAACCAGAGCCGGAATTAAAGAAGGTGTTTGAATTCTTCCAGGTAGCAGAGTATATTGCGCAGAAGGAAGGGTATTTGATCGAAAGTGATCAAAAATCTCGGTTATTGGGAAAACTTTCCGGAAAAGATGTGTGGCGCCGTGAAGTTCTTAAAGAAATTGAGTTCCCCGGCAACGATTGCTACATTAGCTGGTACATTAGCGATGTGCATTCGGAGGAATCGCCGGAAGACGATGACGTTTTGTGGCAGTTTAACCAGGGCCTAATCAAGCACTTTGGGATGCAACCGGACGACAGTATTCTTCTGAGTATTTCTTGGTAATATTTCCGGAAATCAGTTGACATCAGTTCCACATGTCACTATAATGTACGCATACACAGACAAACGAGGGTAGTTAAGTGATTTTAACAGGCGACCAAGCAGAAGTAGTTATTATTGGAAACGTAGAGAATGCTTCTAATGAATTCCAGATTAAGAACTCTGCTAAAGCATTCAAGATTCTGTCGTCCGGGCTGTACAAAAACAAGCTGCGGGCAATTGTGCGTGAACTTTCCTGTAACGCATTGGACAGCCATGTTATGGCTAAGAAAGCAGACGTTCCGTTTGACTTGCACTTGCCAACTACTTTGGAACCGTGGTTTTCCATTCGTGACTATGGCACTAGCCTAGATCACGCAGGTATTTTGTCCCTGTATTCAACTTACTTTTCCTCGAGCAAAACACAGTCGAACGACCAGATTGGCGCTTTTGGTTTAGGCTCTAAATCCCCATTCAGCTACACTGACAACTTTACTGTTGCAGCGTACATGGACGGAAAAGTGCGCAATTACAGTGCATTCATTAACGAACAAGGCGTCCCATCCATTTTGTTGATGACTGAAGCTGACAGTGACGACGCTCCTGGGATTGAAGTAAAATTCCCACTCACAAACGATAATGACATTCGTCAAATTCGTGATGAGACTTGCCATGCACTGCGCCACTTTAAGGTGCTGCCGAATTTTACTGGCGCCGACCTAAAAGAAGTTCACATCCGTTCTGTTTATGAAGCAGAGCGTTCTGCTGTTTCCCCAGGCGTCCGTTTCCGAAAAGGGCAAGGCGGATCTGTTGCTATCCAAGGCGGCGTAGAGTATCCTCTCGATCCAGCAGGTATTGATGCTGACTTGTATCGATTCCTTGCATACAACCCGCTGGTGATTGAGTTCGCAATGGGCGAACTTGATGTTGCAGCGTCACGTGAAGAACTGTCGTATGATAAGAAAACGTTGGCAAACATTACTGTTCGAGCCCAAGCAATTATTGCAGATGTGTCTGTATACATTGCTGGGAAAATGAAGGAACTGACTACTGATTGGGAAAAGATTCTGTATTTGAAGAAGTACATGAACGACAACTACTTAGGTGCAGCAGTTAAAGTTGCATGGGTAGCCGCTGGACTTGATTCGTACTTTACTTATGATCGAAACGGTACCTCAGGTTGCTATTCTCATACTTCGAGTCGTCCTGTGTATTTGGATTCGTTTCCGAAAGGAATGACGTTTGCAGAGTATGCTTCCGGATATAAAGGTCTTCGCCGTGAATCACCGCAGCGAGATTACGATCATTCCCGTCAAACAAAAGGGTTGCCTGACCGGTTCTATCACAATATTGGTTTTTCAGAAAGCACAGTGTTTGTTATTTGTGATGATGCTCGCTCGTATTTGCAGAGAATGCGGTTGTATTTTGCAGGCAAGCCTAAAGATATCGTTGTGGTCGGCTTCGAGCACAACAAAAAGGCTAAAATTGACTTTTCTGCAAGCCTAGACAAGTATGTTGCGTTAATTGCTAAGGAATTCGGCAATCCGACATTCATAAAAGTTAGCGACATGCCAGAGGCACCGAAAAAGGAAAAAGTGGAAAGCAACCATACTGTTGCTTATTCCAGAAACCCAAACTACAGCGACTACCGCGGCTCAGGCAAACGTTGGTTGTGGGATTCCGATCGGTCTGGAAACTACCAATTTGATGACACTACTATATATTATTATGTAGAAGTATCCGGCTATGAGGTCAAAACACCAGAAGGTTCAGTGGCTGAACATGCAATGGCAGCATTCCGGAATTTTGAAAAGGTAATGGACTTTGTTTCGTCGTCCGGAATTGCTTCACGTATTTACGGCGTTCGTAAAGCAGGCCTCGAAGGAGTCAAGTCTGCTAAGAACTGGAAAAACATTTTTGATGCAATTGCTGAAAAAGCAGACCAAACTACTGAAGCACATGCTCGTCAGACACTGTTAGCATCTGCTGTACTAGCTGAACGACAAATCAAATCGTTTGTGTTGGGCGTCCGGAAATTAGGGATTACTTTTTCAAACAACTCGGCAGCTGGCGCACTAATTGAGCATCTCGGCGATGTAAAACTTGGTCAGGATTCGGATATTGAAAAACTGAAAACACAAACGTCGATGCTCAAGTCAATTGCAGCATTTTCCGCTAAATTAACTATTGACAAGTACGAGCATGAAGCGTATAATTCTGTAACAGAGTTCTACAAGCAGTATCCGATGATTAAGTTAATGTCCGACAGAAACTATTGGTCCGACAATGATTTGCGCGAGGATATGACGGTTGCAGCAGAATACATTAACGCGGTTGATTCTAACCTGATTGTACATTCAAACTAACACTATACTAACTGGAGAAACAAAATGGCAGGCTACATTCCATACATGATGCAAGGTAAAAATCTTGTTTTGGTAATCGACAACAAGTCGCATACCATTAGCAAGGATACTCATCCAGAATTTGCTAAGGTGGTGGAAGCCATTAAAGCAGAAGATTGGGATGCAGTTGAAAAACTGGTAGACTTTAAGAAATCGCTGGAAGATTTCGGCGCAGGCAAAGTTCAAATTCTTAAAGGCGAAGTACATTACGACGGCGAGCTGATGCACAATGCACTGTCGAAGCGTTTGATTGACTTGTACCGTGAAGGCTTCCCAATCACTCCGATGGTAAACTTCCTGAACAACTTGATGGAAAACCCATCGAAACGAGCAGTTGATGAGCTGTTTGGCTTCTTGGAAAAGAATACCCTTCCGATTACTTCGGATGGTTACTTCCTGGCGTACAAAAAAGTTCGCGAGAACTACATGGATATCCATTCCGGTACTTTCTCGAACAAAGTAGGCGACAAGCCCACTATGCGCCGCAACCAAGTTAACGAAGATGCTCGCAACACTTGTTCGGAAGGCTTGCACTTCTGTTCCGAGTCGTACTTAAAGCACTTCGGTTCGTCCGGTAGCCGTGATACTGACCGCGTAATGATTGTGAAAGTCAATCCGCGTGATGTTGTGTCTATTCCGGTAGACTACAACAGTGCAAAAGGTCGCTGCTGCGAGTATGAAGTGGTTGCAGAATACGGTGTTGCAAACGAAACTGTTGCTACTGAACTTGCAACTGGCGTAAATGATTCGGCTGCACCTGCTGCTGCACCAACTACTGATAACTTCGGGTCGTAAGACCCGTTTTCCTTCCATTTTATAGAGTAATAGCAAGTGAAATATTTTATAATGTTGTCCTTGTTCCCCATTATCTGGATGTTCATTTCCAGAATGGTTTTCCGTAACAATGTAACTTGGAAGGAATGTGCTTTCCAAATTGGTGGCACATTGATTATCATTGGTGTCCTAGTTGCAATTGGCTTTGCAACTTCCTTGCATGATACGCAAATTCTTAACGGCGAGGTGACTGGGAAAGAGAGAGATACTGTTTCTTGCTCACACTCATACCAGTGTCGCTGTTATACATCTTGTTCCGGTTCCGGAAAGAACAGGAGCTGCTCACAGCACTGTTCGACTTGTTATGAGCACTCGCATGATTACGACTGGGTCGTCCACTCAAACGTGGGAGATACAGATATTGCCCGTATCGACCGTCAGGGAACTAGGGAGCCACCTCGATGGTCTGCTGTGCAAACAGGGGAACCGTTTGCTAAAACTAGTTCTTATGTCAACTACATTAAAGCAGCACCAGACACGCTGTTTAGGGTTTCTCAAGACAACATCAAGTTCTTTGCAAATAAGATTCCTGCGTATCCGCAAGTGTATGACTATTACAATGCAAACCGTGTTATTCCTGTTGGCGTAAATGTTCCTAATTTGCAAGAATGGAATACGCACTTGTCGGAATTGCTGAAATCTGCAGGTCCGAAAAAACAAGCAAACATAATTGTAGTGCTTGTGAACGAACCTGGGCAGGATTACCGGTATGCACTTGAGGCAGCATGGGTTGGCGGCAAGCAAAACGACGTGATTGTGCTACTTGGTACACCACACTTTCCGGAAATTGCTTGGACAGACACTATCACCATTGGGCAGAACAAAGGCAACGAGTTGTTGCAAGTGAAAATGCGTAATCTGATTATGGATGAGCCCGTTGCAAACGTGCATACGCTGGACATTATTGCAGATAACGTGTTAGCACACTTTGATCGGGAACCTATGGAGCACTTTAAGTACCTAATGGATTCCATTCAGCCTCCAGAAGGACTGATGTGGTTTGCTGCTTTCCTTTCAGTGTTCGGATCGTTCTTCCTAACATGGTTCTTTTACTGCTTTGATATGGACAACGGCAAGTGGGTGCGTCCGTTGAATCCCTTTAAAAAGAAGTTGACTAGCAGGTATTAATGCCTGTATAATGTAACTGTAATTTTACTAACCTAAACTGGAGATAAACATGCAATCGAAACAACGAGGCAACGTCGCAGTCATTATGCTCGGCGCTGTACTAGGCATTTTGCTTACAATTGGCGGCACCTTTGCGTATATGTACTTCCATTATGCTAACTTTGCTGTTACCTCAGAAGAAAATATCAAGAAAACTTGGAGCGATAGTCAAAACGTCCTTGCGCAATATTCTCTGAAGATTGGTGAAATGGCTCAAGTCCCTGCAATGTACAAGAAGGACTTGCAAGACGTGTATACAGCAGCACTATCTGGTAGATACGGTAAGGATGGCTCTAAAGCGGTATTCCAGTTCCTTAAAGAACAGAATCCAAACTTGGATCCGAAACTATACCGCTCAGTTCAGGAAGCAATGGAAGCCGGCCGTAACAAGTTTGAAGCTTCGCAGCGCCTTGTGCTTGAACATACTACGCCTTATGCGATTGCAACCAAACAGCCCTGGTCTAAGTTCTGGTTAGGCATTGCTGGTTACCCAAGTATTAATCTTGACGATTACAAAGTTATTCAAAGCGAGCACTCGCAAGAAACGTTCAAAACTGGTGTGGATAAAGGCATTACGCTCCCACATTAATTGCAGCCTTTGTGTAGTCTTAACGGACTGGATGCGAACCTGATAGTTGACGATGACGCTAATAGTGTTCCTGGATTCGAAACTGAATAATCCAGGAACAATATGTGTTACCGATGATGGCAAGAGGCACTGCTCACGTTAATGAGTAAGTAACTTCGGTGGTTGCTAATTCAGGTGGGGGAGTTAGGGATTGGGGAACCTAACACACAAACTTACTTCTGGTGATATATGATCGATGTTAAATTGTGCGACAAGTTATATGCTACGCAGATTGGATACAATAAGCCTAGATTACCAGGTGGCTTCGATGCAGTGCATAATTTTCTTTATGCTAAAGTACAAGACGATGCTATGGCAGAATTAGCTCCGTTGCAAAAACAGAATTTTGAAATGCTGCTTGCTAAAGCAAACGCAGCTGGCATGAAATACTTAGTAATAAACTATTGCGAAATTTGGGGCACTGAGAATGTAAAAACAGGTCCTTGGCCTGCAATATGGCAAGTGGCTAGAGACTTAGGCATCCACGGCGGCTGTGGCAACACAGATCAAGCCCAGATAAAAGACGCACGTTCCTATTTGCCTGCCCACGTCTTTAATAAACGATGGGATACTACGCTGTTAACTGCTGAAGAAGGCCAGCAGTACCGATGTAAGGTTATTGCACCATCCACCCTCGCTTGGAATTACTGGACATAATCATGAGTATGCTGACGTTTAAAGAACAGTTGGAAGAACTTGTTAAGAAAAACTATGACGAGTTTCCAGATGCAGTAAAATGGATCATGAACATGACCATGAAAGAAGACATCTCGTTAATTAAAACAGACTACGAGAAATTTATCTTCCGACTATCCCATGGCTTCGGCGATTTTGAAGGGCATCCGTTTAAGGGTGACAATATAGTAGAGCTGATCAAGTGGTATAGAAATAAAACCGGCCTCGGCCTGAAAGAATCGAAGGAGAAGTGTGATGAGTTCCGAGCCAGATACTATCCGCGTTAAATCGTGGGTATTAATTGACACAAAACTTAGACAGAGCGCAATGAATGAAGCAGTATTTAAAGCCTTTGTTTACGGCCAATTTATTGATGAAGTAAAATATTACTATTACGAATCTACGGTATCGTCATACCCTCTTGTTAGTATTGCATTTGCTAAAGGTGAAGACGCAACTATGTTTAAAATGAAGAATTTAGAAAAGGTGTTAGCTGAATTCTTAAGGATGTCTTAATATGGAGCTTTACATTGTAGATACAAAGATTAAATCTTCGGACACTACTGCTATGGAGATGGATTTATTTCTAGATGGTAGGCTGTCCGGACAATTTAAAATCTATTACACTCAAGACAGCAAGTCTCTTGCTGTTGCATTTACTGAACTGGCCGACTATAATAAGTTTATTGATGAAAAATTAGAAGAACGCTTTCATGAAATTCGACGTGGCACGCTCAACGCTGCAAAAAAGAAAGAAGCAGCTAACGCAGCTAACGCACAGAACGATGTTTTAGAACAGTTGAAACGAATGCACAAACAGAACTCGTCTCCCTACAGATATCAACAAGATGTTGAGGTTGATGTTGATCCTAAATATTATTATGAGTTGTGGAAGAAACCGTGAAATACTTGTATTTGGATGATGAAAGAACGCCTAAAACCGATCGCCCGTGGACTATTGTTCGCACAATGAAAGCAGCGATCGTGTACATACTGACGAATGGTGTTCCGGATTACATTAGCTTCGATCACGACTTAGCGCAAGGCCCAGGCCAAGACGGATCGGACTTTGCAAAGTGGTTGGTTGAGCATGACTTAGAAATGGGCGGCACTGCAATTCCAGAAGGATTCCAATTTAACGTGCATTCGGCAAACCCAGCTGGGGCAGCTTCCATACAGTCCTTGCTTGATAACTATCTGGAGTTTAGAAAACGTGGCTGAATTTGACCTTGCAACCTTTCGGCATCGCTGCCTGCCCAATCACGGAAAGGCAAAGTTACTAAAACGGCCATCAGGTACATTTTTAAAGATTGACTTGCACGATGTGTCTGATCCAGAAAATGACATTACGTACCATGACTTACATGTTGGTTTCTTTCGATCACACTTCGAGCAATGTCTGAAGGAGTACAGTGATTGGTATTCGCTGTCATGCTGTTCGCAATGGAGTGTCACGTACAAAGTTTCGTCTCATGACGTGTTAATTATTTCACCAAGTAATAATCTAAAATTATCAGAACACATGAAGTTTGGAGTTAACACTGATGATCACAGAATATTTTACAGGGAACACAAAATAGTAGATTACACATACAACGGCACTAGAAATAAGTTTCGGATGCAGTTCCGAAGCAAGCAGGATTTGTTGGTGTTCTGTTTAAAGTTCAATATAACACCAGAATAAGATAAATAATATTAACTGCACCGTGGGACCGTTGTGGTTACGTGACTCCCCTTATTGTTCGCTACCTTAAGGGGAGTCTTTATTTCCGAGGAGTATAAAATGAAGAAGCGACAGACAACTAATAATTTTGTGGCAAAACACGCTGCAACATTTAATAAGGCACAAGTGCATAGGGATAAGAAAAAAGATTATTCCAGAAAAGAAAAACACAAAGGTTGCAACAGCAACCTTTTTTTACGGTTGCTCTTCCTCCAAAAAGGCTATATACTATTCTAACTAAAACAATAAAGGTGCATTATGTCGGCTCCACGCTATACTGTTATTAAATATGATTTCTCCCAATTAAAACTGACTGCTAAAGATTACGACAGGGAATTTTTCAAAGCACGGTTTTATACCAACTACGAGATTGATTCTAAGAAATTAAAACCTGCCACTATGGCATGGATTAAAAAGAACACTGAGTATGATTTCAAAATTCTAAATTCTCTTCCGGATTATGAGTTTGACGCAATTGGCAAATACGGATACATGCTGCAAAACGGTGGAGAACTAACACCCGAGATCATGGCGAGCTTCCATAAGCATCTGCAAGCAATGCAAGAAAACGCAGGCAAACGCGCAAAGTCTTCTGTGAAAGTAGAAGTAGTTACCGCCGAAGCAAAACCTGCTGCACCAAAAAAAGCAAACATACAAGACCACCTCAGAGAAAAGGCTGCAGAAGCGTGTAGCAATGTTGATCATTGGATCGATTCGTTTTGTACAGATCCTAAGACTTTTAATATTCACTTATTCGATATTAAGAAGCACTTTTTACACTCGAATCTAAAAGTTGGTCACTATAGGCACATTTCTAAATTTTACGAACCTGATCTTGCAGAAATTGCGGAAGCAATTGGGGGACAGGACGAGCAGTTAAATGAAGGGTACTCATACTTAACAAAGCCGCAACTAAAGAAATTGCACGGCATGTTCCAGGATGTGCTTAATGCAGTAGAACACCTTAAAGCATCGTCAACACCTGCTAAAAAGCCGAGACAGAAGAAAGCAATTGATGTTGCTAAAGTTGTTTCTAAATTGAAATTTAAAGAGGTTGACACTGATTTGGGAATTACAAGCATTCGGCCGGTTAACCTTGTTGCATCGAAAGAAATTTGGGTGTACAACACTAAGACTAAAAAACTTGGCGTGTACATTGCAGCAGACGCCGCAGGCTTAACAGTAAAAGGCACTGCAATCAAAGGCTTCTCAGAGAAAAGTGTTGAAAAATCTATTAGGAAAAACACTACTCTTTCACTAAAGTCGTTTATGAAAGCAAACAAAACAAATAAGAAGAAAGAGTTTACCGCAGTAACTGGTATCGAAACTAAACTTAACGGTCGCTTAAACGAACATGTTCTTATTTTAAGTGTCGAAAAATAACATGGCGTCAGTCATGACCGTTGACCGGAATGGCGGAACTCGATGGAAAAATCAAAATGGTGACCTGCACAGATTAGATGGTCCAGCATTTGTGTCTAGATCTGGTAAATTTTATGTGTGGGCATATTGTGGCCATGTATATCCTGATTTTCATGAATTTTGCAAAGGACTCAACTTATCGGAAGAGGAGATTTTTTTACTTAGGTTAAAGAATCCAGGAGAAGCTGGAGCGTCACCATACAACTCGATAGACTAGATAAATAGTAGAAACAACGAGGTTTCTATGACAGCAATGACTTCTGCAAGGCACACGCTCAAAAAACAAATCCAGCTTATGCTTGGTATCGGCATGGTAGAAGTTGAGCTTGACCCAGAACACTTAGATTTGGCAATTACCCTAGCAATACAAAGATACAGACAGCGTTCTGATGGATCCACAAATGAAGATACTATGTTTATGAATCTTCAGGAAGATCAGAACGTTTATAACCTTCCTGAAAACGTTCAAGAAATCCGAAAAATTTATCGCCGCGGCGTAGGTGTGACAATTGGTGGCGGTGGCATCAACTTCGATCCATTTGAGGCAGCATTCAGCAATTACTTCTTATTGCAATGGGGTCAAACTGGCGGGCTTGCAACATGGGAATTATTTAGCGAATATAAAGAAACATTGGCAAGAGTTTTCTCTTCTGAAATTAACTTTATTTGGAATGAGTCAGACCACAAGTTAACATTACTGCGTCGTCCTGAAGGTGAAGAAACAGTGATGGTTACTGTATACTTGGCAAAGGCAGAAGACGATCTTATTACAGGCACATATTCTGGACCGTGGATTAGAGATTATGCGTTAGCACAGTCTAAGTTTATGTTGGGTGAAGCAAGAAGCAAAATTACAAGCGGATTGCCAGGACCGAACGGAAACGTAACATTAAATGGCGATGCACTGAAACAAGAAGGCCTCGCAGAAATGCAAAGGCTCGAGGAAGAGATTTTGCAATTTGTTACTTCTGATAGAGGCATGCCTTTTATTATTGGTTGATATTTGTTGCAAGTTGTGTTATACTGCTTCTTATAAAAATAAAAGGATAGCGTATGACACTTCTTGCAATTTCTGGTTTTATTGGTAGCGGCAAAGACACTGCCGCAAATTTCTTTGTAGACAACTTTAACTACGAGCGAGACAGCTTTGCAGCAACACTAAAAGATATTGTTGCGCCTTTGTTTGGCTGGGAACGTAGTTTACTAGAAGGCGACACACCTGAAAGCAGAGAATGGCGCAATACTGTTGACAAGTGGTGGTCTGATAAATTAGGGATTCCTAAATTCACACCACGAAAAGCAATGCAATTAATTGGTACAGATACCCTTCGAGATCATTTTAATCCTGATATGTGGCTCTTAACATTTGAGCGGCGATTCATGGAATCTAGTAATAAAAATATCATAATTAGTGATGCAAGATTTCCAAATGAAATGCAGCACATTCGTTCTTTGGGCGGCAAAATAATTCGTGTAAAAGGAAAGCATCCTCCTGAGTGGGAAGAGATTGCAACACTAGCTGTCAATGGTAACGAGATTGCAAAAGCTGCAATGGAAGAAAAATACGCGGATGTTCATTTCAGCGAATGGGCTTGGCTTGCTGTGCCGACAGACCATGTAATAACAAACACTGGGACACTAGATGATCTAAAACAGCAGGTTTTTTCTATAGCTAAAATTATTTCTTAAAATGTCATAAATACCCCGGTTTAAAACACCTCCTTTTCCTAAGATAACGATAAATAAGTATAGAAACTATTTTAGCTAAAATCAAAAGGAGGTTTTAAAGTGGCGACACTTATTTCACCAGGAACCGCTATTACAGTAACAGACGAGTCATTTTATGTAAGTTCCGGACCAGGGACTGTGCCTCTCGTTATTATTGCAACAGCGCAAGATAAACTTACACCTGCAGGCGACGCGATTGCAATTGGTACTACAAAAGCAAACGCTGGCAAACTGTGGTTAGTTGCTTCTCAAAGAGAGTTGCTTCAAACTTTCGGTACACCAAACTTTTACTCCGTTGGAGGAAATTCACTTCACGGTTATTCATTGAACGAATACGGCTTGTTAGCTGATCATTCATTCTTAGGAATTTCTAATGCTTCTTATGTATTAAGAGCAGACGTTGACACAAGTCAGTTAGCACCAAGAACTGTTCCACCAGTTGCTAATCCTAATCCAGGTACATTCTGGATGAACTTGGCAAAATCCAGTTTTGGCCTTTACATGTTTGACGGCGCAACTGATACATGGAACAAAGTTCCTCTTTATGTTACTACTGAAGTAGACTCAAACGCTAAGCCATCGGGCGTTCCATCCAACTATAATCACGCAGTGACTGTAGGTAGAGTGGAAGACGGCAACGGAAACTTTAGAACAGAAAACACCATTTATAAAAAGTTTGCGTCCGGTTGGCAGGTTATGGATAAGACTGGAACTGATTTTAATGCTGGTCCAGGAATTGATATCCAATATTCAAATGTTTACCCAACACTTAGAGAAGATAATATCACTGCATTATCTACTGGCGATTTTTGGATTAATTTAAGAGAGTTGTCTTTTGATGTTAGTTATTATGATTCTACAGCTGGATCTTTTGTTAACGTACTTGCACCAACTTATGCCACTGGCGACGCAGCTATTATTGGATATGGGTCTGCATTAACAGCAGGTTCAACATATGTTAACTATAATTACAGACTTGATAGAGATACAGACGTATTAACCATTTACCAAAACCCAATCTTTATACACAACGGCGGAACAGTTGTGCATACTCCGGGTTCCACACTAACGAATTACGGTGTTGGTAAAGCTGGAATATCAGATAGCACTGGCGTTCCAATTCTTATTGATTTGGCAACCCTTGGCTTGACATCTACTTCCACAGCACAAGAAGCTGCTGATGCAATTAACGCTTGGACTGGATTTAACACAGCCGAAATTACTGCAATTGTTATAGACAATAAACTGGTTTTCGAGAACTCGGTTGGCAATAGCATGGTTATTGTTAACGATTTAGCTGACCCAATTGGAATCCCAGACGGAAGATATAGCAACTGGGAAAATCTTGTTTATGAAGCGTCCAATGTACAACCAACAGGCGATTTAGAAGATGGCACACTTTGGTATGATCCTTCATACAAAGTTGACATTATGATTGCTTCTGCTGGAGCTTGGAAAGAATTGGCAAAACCTGCAGTTGTATCCCCAAGTGCTCCGATCGGCGCAGCTACTGGCGACGTATGGGTTGACACTTCAGATACTGCATCTTATCCAATCATTAATGTTAAAACTGCTACTGGCTGGAGACTTGTTGATAACACAGATCAATCCTCTCCAAAAGGTGTAATTTTTGCTGATGCAAGACCAACTGTTCCTAATCCGTTTGTTGGCAGCGCCGCAACAGTGCTTGACGCTGATGCACCTGATGCACTTGCATACCCAACAGGAATGTTGTTATTCAACACACGTTACTCTACAAGAAACGTTAAGCGTTGGACTGTAGCTTATACATTTGAAGGCGAATTAGTAGGCGATCGTTGGGTTTCCGAAAGCGGCAATGCAGTTGATGGTTCTTTAGTAACTGGCGACGCTGCTGTTAAGAAAATTGTTGTTAAAGCTCTTCAAGCAGCTATTGCAAACAACGAAGACATCAGATCAGAATCAGTATTCTACAATTTGATTGCTACTCCTGGTTATCCAGAGCTTATGGACGACATGGTTTCATTGAACATTGACAGAAAAGAAACTGCATTTGTTCTTGGTGATACTCCGTTCCACTTAGCTGCTAACGGTACAGATTTGCACAACTGGGCAACAAACGCATTCAACGCTGCTGAAACTGGCGATGAAGGTTTGATCACAGCAGACGAGTATTTGGGCATTTACTACCCAAGTGGTTTCTCAACTAACTTAGACGGAACCAACGTTGTTGTTCCAGCTTCGCACATGACGCTTAGATCACTTGCGTATAATGACCAAGTTGCATACCAATGGTTTGCTCCAGCTGGTTTAAATCGTGGTGTTGTATCTAATGCTTCGTCAGTAGGTTATGTAAATGCTGAAGGTGAATTTGCAGCAGTTAGCTTGAACCAAGGCTTGCGTGATGTTCTTTATACTAACAACATCAACCCAATCCGTGTTATTCCAAACAGCGGTATTGTGCTTTGGGGTCAGAAGACTCGTGCTTCTGCAGAATCAGCAATGGACAGAATCAACGTTGCAAGATTGTTGAACTTCATCCGTTACCAAGCAGATATATTATCCCATGGCTTCTTGTTTGAACCAAACGATGATATTACTCGTGGCAATGCTAAGTCTGCATATGATGCTTTGTTAAGCAGCCTAGTAACATTGCGTGGCTTGTATGACTTCTTGGTTGTGTGCGATAAGAGCAACAACACACCAGATCGTATTGATAGAAACGAACTTTGGATTGATATCGCAATCCAACCAGTAAAAGCGATCGAGTTTATTTATATTCCGATCCGTATTAAAAATACTGGATCTAGCCTAGCTGGCTAAGATAGCATAAAATGAAAAGGGCGTTCGCGCCCTTTTTTGTTGGGTTTAATTTCTGGTAAATAACATACTATGAAATACTTATGTTTATTGTTTGCACTCGCATTTTCTTCCGTTTCGACCGCCTGGCAACAGCCCGATCCACTTCCCGCAAACAATTGCAATAGTCACTTGCCGTTTGGTCTGCCGTCTGGAAAATCAGGCACGTTAATTTGCAGAACTGGGTATGCTACACTTAATGATGTTAAGGCAAAACTCCCTATTTGGTCAGCATATGTGTCTGATGGAAAAAGTTCCATTGGGTGCGCAATTAGAAAAAATAATTTTGCTCCGGACAATAGTTTGCGAAAAGGTGACAGAGCAGAACTTATTGATTATGCAAAAAGTGGATATGATATGGGCCATCAGATTCCTGCAGGAGACCAAGCATACAGTTTAGAAACAGAAGATCAAAGTTTTCTACTTACAAATATGGCGCCGCAAACTCCAAGATTAAACCGTGGCACGTGGAAACTGTTAGAGACATACATTAGAGCTTGGGCAGTAGAATCAAATAATAACTTTTTAATTTATGTAGGCCCAGTGTACAGCGATGAGTCTAAAACAATAGGACCAAATAATGTTGTTGTTCCAGATGCATTTTATAAAATTGTAGCTGACTTAGGATCTAAAAAAGCATACGCATTTATTATGCCACAAACGGCAACTGGCAACGATCTGAGTAAATATCAAGTTACTGTAAATGAAGTTGAGTTATTAACTGGTATTAGATTTGCAATAGCAACACAGTATGATTTAGATAAGAAAGTGGCATTGCCAGTTGCGAATTTAAAGAAAGTGATTATACAAAAACGCATTGCTTGCAAACAAAATCGCTAGTTTAAAAATTTTCTATTATTTGATAAATAGTATTAGAAAAGATTCTTTATATGAAGGAGAAAGAACATGTCAGATTTTTCTAAATTTGGTATTCACCCAACCGTAGGCGGACCAGGCGGCATTTTAATGCCGAAATTGAACTACCGCTTTAGAGTTATTTTTGACGGTTTCGGCAAAGGTGATCTACTAAGAGAGCTTACACAAAACGTGGAAAAAGTTGCTCGCCCAACATACACACAAGACCCTGTAGAAATACATTCTTACAATTCGACCGTTAAGATTGGTGGAAAGCATAAGTGGAACACTATCACTATTTCTATTCGTGATGATTTGCAAAACAGCGTAGCAGCAGCAGTAGGCGCGCAAATGCAGAAACAAGTTAACCACTTTGAACAAACAAGTGCTATTTCCGCAGCTGATTACAAGTTCAGATTGGAAATTCAATCCTTAGATGGTACACACGGTGATCCATTAGAGTATTGGAACGTAGAAGGTTGCTGGTTAACAGAAGTTAAAACACAAGAAGGCGATTATGCAGATAGCAAACAGTCTCTTTATGAATTAACAATTTGCTATGATAACGCAACTCAATTGGCTGGCGCAAGTGTTGTTCCAACAGTTGGCGGAGATCCATTCTCGGCTGGTATTACAGATATCTTCAAAGGCGTAGCTTCTTCCGCTGGCTTCAGTGCATAATAGGAATATTAAATGACTGGATTTGGTGAACTCTTTAGTCAAGCCCAAGCTGATATTTCGGCTAAGGGCGCCAGTCTTTTAAGTGCGGCAGAATCCAAAGGCGCTAGTCTAATAGATACTGGACAAAACGCCCTTGGTAACGCTGTCGGCAATATTGGCACTAACGTTGCAAATAACATTGGGAAACTTGGCGGGAAATTAGCCAATGACCTTTCTCATAAATTATTGGGTGGTTTAGGTAATGGGCTGTTTGGTGGAGGCACAACGTATTTTGACGACTCCAAACATGCAGCCTGGAACTTTGGCACTAAAAGCACTTACTACCAAGATAACACTCCTAGACTGTCGTTCCAGTATTTTGTAAGATTCATATTTAACGATAACGTTCGCTGTGCTAACGGTACTAAGTTTGTACAGAGATACTTAAATACTAGTGAGCAAGCAATGCTTATTCCGTTAGTTAAGTCTGTAGATATGCCATCAGCAACTGTAGATACTACGATTCTTAATCAATACAATAGAAAGCGTATTGCTCAAACAAAAGTGCATTACGAACCTATTGCATTAACTATGCACGATGTTGTTGACGGAAAAACATTGCGTCTTTGGGAAATGTACTACGAGTATTATTTTAAAGATAACTTAGTAGTAACCGATCCAAAAACAGGCGGACCTTCATATGATATTAAGCACTTACATGCTACACCGCCAGATACTGACGACACGTTGCAAATAGATTTTGATTCTTCATATGGCTATAATATGGAGACTGTACAAAACAATAAGCAACTGATAAAAAACATCGATATATTTCAAGTTCATGGCGGAAGATTTTCCGCAGTAACGCTAATTAATCCTAGGATTACTTCGTTTAAGCATGACACGTTAAGATATGATAAAAACGATTTAACAGAAATGACGTTCGGCATAGAGTATGAACGTTCACAATACATGAACTACAACATGGCCTTTACTGATTCTATATTTGATGAGTTGGCAAAGGGTGTGTATCAATATGGTCAATTTTCAGAATTGGATGGGTATGCACCTAACAAGCCTGACTTCCATGAGAGATGGAGAGATCCATTTGAGCCAGCAGTTAATGTAACTGGTTTACCAGGCAAGCCAGATTTGAGCGTGTTAGGCAACTTAGAACGGAATATCGGAAACATCATTAACGACATTCCGGGACAAATAGGTAATGCAGTAGGTGCAAGTATTCTTACTGGTAAGTTTAAAAATCCTATTAATGTCCAAAATATTAAGAGGGAGCTAGTCCACAATGCAATTGGTGAAACCAAGGGTGTTGCAACTAGGGTGTTCGCATCAACAGCAAAAGCAGCAGTTGGCGACGTGATAGATGTGTTTAGGAAAAAACCATGAGGTTGACCGAACTCCTTTTAGAGTATGATTTGTCCGACGATGCGATGCGAAGAGCAGGCTGGGATGGCGATCCAGAAACAAAGTGGCTACATAATGAAAAATCAGATAACACAAAAGCACCTACAGATTGGACATCGTACGATGTTATTTGTGATATACTTGGTAAACAAAATATTGTCAGGGATGACGAAGATTTTAGCCCTGGCCAGTATTATGTGTATTCTTCTCCTTGGCCTTTGTTTAACAGTGATGATTCTAGCCCAGATGATATTGGAGGATCTCTCGGAGTCCCTAACTTGGACAGCCGTGACGCAAAAGATGTCGCAACTGCGGCACATGAGGCGTACCATGCTTGGCTCCATTCGAGAAGCCGTGGCAAGATTTATGCGAACGAAAAAATAGTAAATAAACTTGCAGCACGTTGGTTAAAGCAGCATTTGTCTGGATTAGCATTGCATTCCGCACTCGAGTTAATATTACACAGCAACATTAGCTATGGACATAACTAAATGATAAATCGTTTTAGTACAGACATATTAAAAAGACAGGGCGCTAGAAAGAATGTCCAGTACCAAGACGGCAAATTTGTAAACACTTTTCAAAATTCATCCGGATCAGAAAAAGCAACTCAACCTGCTAGTGTGACACTTAGTGACATAACATTGACTCCGGGAAGCCTGTCTGTTGAAGACTATCATTCTGCATTAGCATATTTTTTGCAGCATGGCTCGTCTGAAACAGCAGCACAAGCAATGGCACTTGTTGCAATAGATTCTGCTAAGTTTCGCGGCATCCCAATAAACAAAGTTTTATATAGCACTAACAGCAGTGACTATGTAGATATGGATTTGTATGCTCATGTTTATATGAACTTGTTCCGTGCAAATTCTTCAAGAACTACAATTTTAGTAACTAACGATAACACTGCATCTTACAGAAGTAGAGAGCTTCTTATATGAGTAATACACTCAAAGGTTTCTACCAAGTTAAGAACCCTGCAAAATACACTGGAAAAACGCAACCTTATTATCGCTCATCGTGGGAATATACTGTGATGCGCTTTTTTGATGATAATCCTAACATCGTATCTTGGGCAAGTGAACCCATAAGAATACGGTACTTCAATCCCATCCTGAATAAATACACTGTGTATGTGCCAGACTTCCTTGTAGTATACGAGGACAAACACAAAAAACAGATTGCTGAAATTGTAGAAATAAAGCCTAAGAAAGAGACATATCTGTCAGAAGCTAAATCTGCACGTTCCAAAATAAAACTTGCAATTAATGCCGCTAAATGGCAAGCTGCTCAAGCATATTGCAAAGCTAATGGTCTAAAATTTAGAGTCATTACTGAATCTGATATCTGGCACAATTCTTAAAAAAGGAAATGTATGACAACGAAACTCGAATCACTGTTCAATCTCGCACCTTCAGAAGATGTGGAGTTAACTCCAGAAGAGTCTGTTCATCGCGCAGAGGAAATTATCGAACACACTGTGGAAATTGCTAACTCTATTACTGCAATAGAAAAAATTGACCTAGCTCTAAATACTGTAACTAATCTTAGTGAACATGATGTGGAAATGGACGATATTGCAAAAAAGGCAATAGAGTCGTATAATGAGCTGTGTCAGCTTGGACTAAATGTTCCAGAAGCACACATGTCTAAAATATACGAAGTTGCAGCAAACATGCTCAACACTGCACTAACTGCCAAAGATGCAAAAGTGCAACGAAAACTAAAAACTATTGAGCTACAATTGAAAAAAGCAAAACTAGATCACGACATATCCAAGAAAGATCCTGCGACCACGCCTGACACAAACAACGAGTTTGATAGAAATGAGTTGTTAGACATGATAGCCAAAGGAAAGCTGACAAAGTGAATTTCTCATTTGTTGATTATAAATCAGACATTTTAAAAACTACATTAGACGATTTTGATTTTTCCAATCCTGATATAGAGCCAGAACTGTTAGAGCAAACATTAACTTCTATAATGGTTCGTAGTAGAGGGTTAGGCCTAGCAGCAAATCAAGTAGGATATAACAAGCGTGTTTTTGCAATGGGCACAGAAAAGAGCGCCACATGCTTATTTAATCCAGTAATTATAGAAACATCTGAACAACAAGATATTGAATATGAAGGTTGTTTGAGCTTTCCCGGATTGTTTATTGAAGTTGAGCGTCCGTTAGGCGTAATTGTTGAATGTTTTGATGTTAAAGGCGATAAGCAACATTTTGAATTGCAAGGCTTTGACGCCAGGGTGTTTTTGCATGAGCACGAGCATTTAGAAGGTCATGTATTTTTAGAAGCAGTATCTAAGCTAAAGTTAGAGCGAGCAATTAAAAAAGCAAACAAAGTTGGGCTTAAATACAAGCTATCGGATTTTTCTACTTTCTTTTAAATTCTGATAAATAGTGTAAGATTATACAATAATAGGAATCCTTATGAAGAGATTTGTAGATTATTTTAACGCCTTGAAAAAGGATTACGAGTTCACAATTAAGATTGCAGTGAACGACCTTGCAGAAGAGCAAGTTGGGCACATTGAAGAAGCACTTAAAAAATATGATTTGAAAAATGTGTCTTCTGTTAAGAAAACACCAATTCAACAAAGCCCGTTAGATTTCCCAAATGTAAGAGATAGCGAAGTTCACATTTTTAATGTAACATTGCAATACCCTGTTACTCCTGACGCATTGTTAAGAGAAGTGGCTGAAGTTGGCGGCATTCCAATGAATGCAGTTGCCATTTATACAGCTAACGATCCACGTCACCAATATACTAAAGACGTGTTGGAAGATAACACAGGCAAACCCACTGCATTGGGCAACCCAGAAAAATGGACAACTGAGCCAGCTTACGGCGAAGCATACAACAGCGCGTTTCTTAAATCTCTAGAAACAGTTAAAAAGGAAAGAGAAGAAAACATCGTTACTAACGATTTAATTCCAGCGCAAAAGATAGACAAAGACACAGTTGCAGGCGAAGAGAAAGGCAAGCCTGGCACAGATAGTCCATTAAAAGATATGTGGAGAACAGCAGCAGAGAATTCTCCCAAGAAAGGCAAGAACACAATGATGTCGACGCCTGCTAAGGAGACCAAATAATGTCAGATGACTTAAACCGTAAGCTATCCGAAGGGTATGCGTATGATAAGAAATCTGGAGGCATGTCAAGCTCACATGAAGATCCAGATACTCGCCACGGTGTTTATGTTGACGGAAAGTTAAAAGACACTCGTTGGGGAAAAGATGCTGCTGATAGAATCGCAGATAGTTATAAACGTAAATCCCCAGATAAGAAAATAGAAGTTAAAAAAATTGTAGAATCTCAGTTAACTGAGGAAAACGCAGCAGGGGTTGATGCTAACGGTGTATCTTGGGCAAAACTGGGCGACGGCAAATACGGTCGTACTGGGAATGAAGTTCAATACGCTCCAGCTGGCTTTGTTGGATCAATAAAAAGAATACAGCCTGATGGCACCATTACTGTTACAAGAGTGGAAACTGTATATGATAGAAGATTTGGCGCCAGTAAAAAGACAAATTTGTACGATTACCCTGCATCTAAATTTTTATTAGTTAGTGGTTCTGGAACTCCTCCTGTTGGAGAGTGGAATCCTAAAGGCGCTGAAACTTCTTCAGCAAATAAACCTAAAGTTAAACTTGGCGACGGATCTGTTGTTAGTGTGGGAGACACTGTTTGGTTTAAAAGTGATTTCGAACAATGTGGCAGACTTGATAAAATTTCTGGAAGTACACTCCGTTTATATGGCGGCGACGAAGGTTTTCAAGGAGATTATATCGACGGAGACGAGTACACTTCTGTGTCAGCTAGAGACTGCTGGTCTGAAGGGCAATCCCGCACAACAGAATCTAAGATCTTAGGAGAATCAATGGATAACGAACTAAGCCGCCTGTTAAAATTAGCCGGCGTAAAAACTAAGTTAACAGAATCTGCTGCCCCGCAAAAAACATATGCAGATTTTGGTAATACCCGCGAGTATTTAAAATATATGCGTGGAGTACACGGCACTGATGCACCACAAGTAAGAAATGCTCGCTCTGGCGCCGATGATGAATTTGATGATATGGAAGACTATGTCAACACTGGCAGAATCAATGCTGAAGAAGGTGCAGTAGACGAAGCAAGATATTATGATCCTGCTGATCCAGACAATGAAATTGAAGGCAACGAATATCACCCCGATGCACCACAGGGTTGGCAAGCAGAACCGGAAATTAAAATCCCTGCTCAGACCAGTCCTGAAATTAGTGCAATTGGCAATCACACTAGAGATTCCCTTAATAAGATTTCCAGTGCATTTGCTAACGCAGACGATGGCGCTGAGCTGTGGGAAATGATGGAGGATGATGAAGAGCCAGCCGAAGGCGACTTTATTAGTCACGTTAAAGAGTTGTTCCCAGAAGATGTGCAAAAAATGTGGGAATTTGGCGAATTAGAAGACAACAGCCCATTGTATGATTTCTTATTTAACCACTATAATAACAATGGCGAAATGCCGTATAATATTGCTAAGGCAAGAGATGGAGATCCGCATACTTGGGTATCGGATAAGTTTTTTGACGAATTGGAAGACTCAGGTACGATGGAAGAATCTTTTGCTGAAGATTTTGACATTGAAATACAAGAACTTCCAGACGATGATGAACAAATACAACAAACACAGCCTGGACAAGACGACTGTATGTACGTTGACATCCCAGACCAAGACCAAGGAATTAATACAATGAACCCAGAAATGCAACGAATGAAGCAACTAGCAGGAATCCAAGAAGCACCTAAAAGTAATGTCAACAGAATCACAGCGCCACTTGGAGATGACGAGGTTGAAGTTGAGTATGATCTTCAACCACACGAACCAGCAACATACGATTATCCAGGTGCTGACGAAAAAGTAGACGTTTACAGTGTGAAACTAAACGGACAGGAAATTGTTGATCGTTTAGATCCTGCTGCTCTTGCCAATTTAGAGCAATATGTTGTGGATAATATGAATCGTGAGCCTGAAGGCAGAGAATATAATTCCGACGACAGATATGAAGTAGATGAAGCCGATGAAGAAGATGACGCTGAAGAAGCGCCGCGCACTTCCGGTGGCATCGTTGATGTGGGCGACGAAGACGGATTTGATTCTGATTCAGACGCAGCTGGCGAAGTACAGCAACAAAGCAGCTTCTTAAACACTTCTATTGATCCATCACAATTGATTGATACCATTGATCAATTGCAACAAAGCGGCATGTCCGGTTCTAACGCATTCTACGACGTAGATCAACTTATTGATATGCCGTTAGATAGACTTATGCGTGTATACAAAAAAGTTACAGGCGGTCAAGTTGAAGAAGAAGATGAAAACTGGGGCGGCGACGCAGGCTATCAAGCAGGCGACTACGGTCAGAGACCATCGTCCGGCGAATATCGTTCTAAAAAGATTTTCCCGAATGGCGCAACTGGTAACCCAACACGTAAAGCAGGTCCAACTGCTGCACAGAACGGCGATAATGCAATGTACACTGGTATGAAAGAAGATTATTCTTACACTACTAACATTGATCAAATCCGTGAAACATTAGAAGAAGCATTTAAAAACTTCAAAAAATAACATGTATTAGCATAATAATCCCACTTCCGTAAGTTAGTGGGATTTTTTTTGATAAATATTTGTTATGAATACAAACTCTTTAATCAAACGATTATCTATTAACGGCCATGGCGAATTTCAGCCTACTCCGAATCAAGAAAAAATCCTCAGTGCGATTGATACGCACAACAGAGTAATTGTGCACCATACTAGGCGCGCAGGCATAACCACTTGTCTTACTCTTAACGCCATTGCTTCTAGTCTTCTTAATCCAGGGCAGTGTATTGGTGTACTGTCTATGAAACCCTGGCACATGTTAGATGCTATTCGAGATGTAGTTCGTGGAGATTCTGCTTTAGCCTCCCAACTAGTGCATCACAGTGGTAGCCAAATTAGTTTTACAAACGGTTCTCACATATTTGCTTTTGACTCAATAAACGCAATGCGTGGCATAAGTCTTAGGTCGCTTTTATTAGATAATTTTAATTACTATTCTGCTCCTACTCAAGAACGTATGATTGCATCTGTATATCCATGTTTATTGCGCGGTGCCAAAATTGTTATTACTGCAAATGGTGACATAGCAGAGGATTCTTGGCTGCACGAAAAGGTAGAACAGTCTAGACGTTCTGAAGATCCACACGAAGCATTAATAGAAAAATTAAAAGGTCGTGAAACTCCTTTTCAATTAGTAGAAATAAAAACTTCCGATTTATATAATCAGCCTGTCAACTGGATAGAAAAAAATAAGCAGGTGATTGGGAAGGAACACTTTGAACAGGAGTACATGTTATCATGGCCAACACAGATTTAATTAAAAAAGCACGATCTAAGGTAAATTATACCAAGCAGAAAGCTGAAGAACTACAGAAGTGCATGGAATCGCCGTTGTACTTCATGGAAAACTTTATTTACGTTCAGCATCCTGTTAAGGGGCGAATGAAATTTGAGCCGTATGAATACCAAAAAGAGATGATTGACGTATTTCATAATAACAGGTACGCAATTGCATTAACTGGACGTCAGTTAGGTAAGACAACGGTAGCTGCTGCATATTTACTGTGGTATGCAATGTTTGTGCGAGATTCTACTATCCTTGTTGCTTCTAAGTCCGGTGGCGACTCCCGTGAAATTATGATTCGTATACGATTTGCGTATGAGGAATTACCGGATCATATTAGAGCTGGAGCAGCAGAGTACAACAAGCAATCCATTATATTTGATAACGGCTCACGTATTGTTTCTGCAACAACTACAGAAAATACTGGTCGTGGTATGTCTATTACACTTGTTTACATGGATGAGTTTGCGTTCGTTGAACAACGTGTTGCTAAAGAACTATGGACATCTTTGTCACCTACGTTGTCAACTGGTGGTAAAGCTATTATTACAAGCACTCCCAACTCTGACGAAGATACATTTGCTGATATTTGGCGCAAGGCTAACATGCGTCTTGATGAGTATGGTAATGAAACTCCTGCAGGAATTAATGGATTTGTGCCATACATCGCAGACTGGAGAAGACATCCAGATAGAGGTGAACAATGGGCAAGTGAAGAACGTGGTAAAATTGGAGAAGAACGATTCCAGCGGGAACATGAGTGTAAGTTCATTATCTTCGAAGAGACACTAATTGATTCAATCATCCTCGCTGGCATGAGAGGGTCTCAGCCTATTAGAAAAGAATCTCAAATACGATGGTATAAAGACATTGACTCTACTAAGACATATGTTGTTGCCTTAGATCCGAGTATGGGAACCGGCGGGGACAATGCTGCAATACAAGTATGGGAACTACCTTCAATGATTCAAGTTGCAGAGTGGCAACACAATAAGACTGCAATTGAAGGGCAGATGAAAATACTTATGAGTCTATTAAAGGATATCGAGAGCAAAGGAAAGCCAGAGTTGTATTGGTCAATTGAAGCTAACACATTGGGCGAAGCTGCACTTGTTGTTGTGAGAGATACAGGTGAAGAAAACTTCCCAGGAACAATGTTGCACGATCCTGTAAGAAACACAAATGCTTCTGGCAGAAAACGTATGGGCTTTATTACTACAAACAAAAGTAAATTAGAAGCATGTTCTAAAATGAAATCGTTGGTCGAGACAGGTAAGTTAAAAATCAATTCTGGTAATTTGCTTAGCGAACTAAAAACATTCATTGGCGTCGGGAATACATTCCAAGCTAAAGGCGGATGTACAGATGACTTAGTAATGTCAACAATCTTGTTTATTAGAATGGCACAGTATATAAGCATGTGGGATGATAAGACGTTAAGTCAGATAAACAGTAACATTGGTGACGACTTTGATGACTACGATGCACCGATGCCATTGGTTTTCTGTTAATAAAATATTCTTGTGTGAAAAAGATAAATACTACATTAAATGATGTGAGCGTGAACTTATGGTAAATTTTGATAGAGTAGCTAAGAAACTTTTTAGTATTCTAAAAGGCTACGGGTATCAGATAAAAATGTTTGGATTAGATGGGTCCGAAGTTATCGATCCGGAAGAAGCAAGACGTTTCTACGTTGACGAACCAAACATGATGCTTACTTTAGATGACACAAGCGAAGAAATTATTCTGAATAAAAATTCAGATGTTCCTTTAGATGTGTATGAAGATGTCTTGAAGAGACTAAGATTAGTAGCAAGTCAAAACATGTTAAACTTTACACTAAAAGATTTTGGTAAAAAAGTAGAACCAAAAGACTTTTCATATCAAGCTAAAAATTATAAGGAAGCGACAATGGAAAACGTTGAAGAAGCCAAAGATCCAGAAAAAGAATGGAAAAAAGAAGGGGCATGGTCTAAGCAAATGAAGAAGCAAGATAAAGATTTTGATAAAGCTAGAAAAGCAAAAGCTGCTATGGCTAGTAAAACTAAAGAATCCTTCGAGCAAGCAAAGTTTGCACTTGCAGAATCCCTTTCTAAAATGTTTGGTTCTACAAAAACTAGCAGACAAACATTAGAGAACGTGCAAATACTTGTTCGTCACAGAAAGCCAGTTCAAGAAGAAATTCGTGGTTCCAGAACACGTAATATACAAGCTATCTTCCTTGAAGCTAATGGCGAGCGTTTTAGGTTCCCTCACAACAGTCTTTCTGGTGCAAGAGCAATGGCACGCCATTTAACAATGGGCGGTTCAGTTGCTGACCAAATTGGTGAACAGATTGTTTCCAATACTGGAACAATGATGAAGTTAAAAGAGTTCCTTCGTTATGCTAGATCAAATAACCTTATTAATGAAGGCAGTAACGATGCTGTTGAATTAGTAAGAGAGAACGTTAACTCTATTCAAGAAACCCTCAAAAAATTATCCGGAATTAAAACATACGAATCTGCTAAGTTGCGTATGGAAGAAACACAAGTTCAAATTTTAGAAGGCGAGTGTGAAGACACTGACAAATATCGTGACATGTTTACAGTTAAACGATTTGATGAGAAGTTTATGGATATTCTCCCACTTGTAAGTTCAATGGTAACTGAGAACACTAAGTTTTTAGAAAGAATTGAAGAAGCAGCAGGAACACAAATTGCAATATCTGAAATGTTTTCTGATATGGCCGGCATTATATTTGAAAAAGAAACTGCTAGACTTGGAAACCAAATTGCTTCTTTAGGTAGAACAATTAAAGAAAACTCCGAGCTTTCTTCGTATGTTGTGAAATTGGGAAATAAAATTGTTTCCGAACAAGCCCTAACCGAATTTGAAAAAAGCGTTTTATCTAAAGTGTTAGAAAATTGCACTGTTGCATTACAAGAAGAAACAGCGGATGCACTTACAGAGAGTTTTAAATCTTTTGAAAGTAAAATAATAAAATTTGAAAATATTTTCGAGAGTGATGTTCTTTCCGATATAGAAGTTGGCAGCGTAGTTCTTATTCGTGGCGCCGACGGCAAAACAATTAAACGAACTGTTTCAGATTTTAATCCAGACGAAGTGAACGATGACGGCAGTCGTGGAGCAATACATTATTACAGTCCGATAGATGGCGACGAGTATGTTGCTAATATTAGCTCTGTAATTAAAATAGTTAGATAAATATTTAGATAAATAGTTGACATTGTAATAAGGATAGCGTATAATATACAAATATTACACGCTATCAAGTCCTTTAGGGGGCGAGTTGTTGAGAGACGTAACGCACTCTTAAACAATCAAAAAAGGAAAGCGTTAAACTATAATAATCATAAAAGGAAAATTCATAAATGGCATCTTTAGCAGAAATCCGCGAAAAATTAAAAGCACTTGACAACAAACGTGCTGGCAAATCAAATAACACCAACAAAGACAACACAAGTTATCCGTTCTGGAATATCCCAGAAGGTGAAACAGCAGTAGTTAGATTCCTCCCTGATAAGAACGAAGACAACACCTTTTTCTGGACTGAGCGTCAGCTTATTAAAATTCCATTCCGTGGAATTAAAGGCGGCGACGAAAACAAGAAAATTGTAATCCAAGTACCATGTATTGAAATGTGGGGCGAGACTTGCCCAATTCACCAAGAGATTCGTCCTTGGTTCAGTACTGATCTTGATGCAACTGCAAGAACTTATTGGAAAAAACGTTCTTACATTTTCCAAGGTTTTGTTGAAGAAGATCCAATGCACGAGAAAGATTTGCCGGAAAATCCAATCCGCAAATTCATTATCTCCCCGCAAGTATTTAACATCATTAAAGCAGCTCTTGTCGATCCAGAAATGGAAGGCAACCCAACTGACTTGCTGAACGGAACAAACTTCCGTATTGCTAAATCATCTAAAGGTGGTTATGCAGATTACAGCACTTCTAAATGGGCAAAAAGAGAAACAGCTTTAACAGAAGAACAACTTGAAGCAATCAACAAATACGGCTTGTACGACTTGAGTGAATTCCTTCCGAAGAAACCTACTTCAGAAGAACTCAACGCACAATTCGAAATGTTTGAAGCTTCTGTTGAGGGTGATCTTTATGATCCAGAACGTTGGGCGAAGTTTTACAAGCCTTACGGTCTAGATTACAAAGCACCTGCGACGAACGCCGGAACCGACAAAGGTACAACGTACTCTACTCCAAAAGTATCTACTCCTACAGACGACAGCATTCCGTTTGATATGGATAGCACAGATTCCGATAGCGATGACGCTATTGTTGTGACCCCACCTGCTAACGCAAGCACAACTGGTAAATCTGCGCAAGATATCCTGGATATGATCCGCAACCGTAAATAATAAGAACTATAAGGGTTAACGCCCAATCAAATGGGGGAGGAGTAAATCCTCCCCATCTTTTGCCGACAGTAGGATACAATATCCGAAGCATGGCATAACAAGGAGAAAAATGACAAGACCATTCGACGTCTCTAAATTCCGTAAAGATATTACAAAAAGTATTGCTGGAATCTCAACTGGATTTAACGATCCTACAGTTTGGGTTTCTACAGGAAATTACGCACTTAACTATTTAGTTAGTAGTGATTTCTACAAAGGCATCCCAATGGGCAAAGTTACAATCCTAGCAGGCGAATCCGGCAGTGGCAAAAGCTACATTGTGTCTGGAAACGTAGTTAAGGATGCGCAAGCAAAAGGCATTTTTGTTGTATTAATTGATACTGAAAACGCACTTGACGAAAGTTGGTTGCAAGCATTAGGTGTTGATACATCTGCAGAAAAAATGTTAAAAATATCTGCCTCTATGGTAGATAACGTAGCAAAAATTATTTCTGACTTTGTTAAAGACTATAAAGCAGAATATGAAAATGTCCCTTCAGCAGAACGTCCGAAGATTTTATTCGTGATTGACTCGTTGGGTATGCTTTTAACACCAACTGAAACTAACCAGTTCCAGGCAGGTGATATGAAAGGCGATATGGGTCGTAAAGCAAAACAGCTGAAGGCTTTGGTCACAAACTGCACAAACATGTTTGGTAACTTAGACATTGGTTTAGTATGTACTAACCACACATACGCTTCACAAGATATGTTTAATCCAGATGCTGTTATTAGTGGTGGATCTGGTCCTATCTTTGCTGCATCCATTGTAGTTGCAATGCAAAAATTGAAACTTAAAGAAGATGAGCTTGGCAACAAAATTACAGAAGTGGCAGGTATTCGTGCTGTGTGTAAAGTTGTTAAGTCTAGATACGCAAAGCCTTTTGAAACAGTTAAAATTAACATTCCTTATGATGCTGGTATGAATCCAATTTCTGGTTTGTTTGATTTGTTTGAAAAGACAGGAAAGTTAGTTAAGCAAGGCAACAGATATCGTTATGTCACAAAAGCTGGCGTAGAAATGTTGTACTTCAGAAAGGAATGGAACGATCTTGAGAAAATGAAGATTGTAATGGACGAGTTCTCGCAAGATGATTTAGGAACAATTGTTCCTGTAGAATCTACAGAATTAGAAGACTTCACTACAGACACAAACGAGTAAACGGGGAAAACATGACAAGAGACAGTGCTTTTTTGAATGACTTGTGGTTAATTATTAAACCGCACATAAATCCAAAGGAGAGATTAGATATTGCCGATTCTGTTGTAGAATTATTTGACGAATATGGCGTAGCTGATGGGCACGATAACGATATTGGTTTTGATAAGGACATTGCTACTGCAATTGCTTCTTATTACGACCTAGAAGAGGAAGATGATGACGACGAGTATTGAGATATTAGAAACTCACATACTTTCGGGAGATAGGGAGAGTGTTAAAAGCACTCTCTCTGCTATTCTCGAACAGTTAGTGACAGATGAAAGTTTAGCAATGGAAATAACTACACCTGCAGCAATCACATCCTTGCATACTAAGCTAATTGAATCGTTAGGTGTAAATCCGAGATTACTGCGAGTAAATGGAAAAGCAATCATAAACAGAAGACGTAGAGCTCTTATGTTTACACAAGCAATGCTCAATGGAGTTAATTACTTAAAATGAGTCTTTGGTATAATAAGATTGTTAGGGATATGTCTCAGCTATCGCCATGTATCACTCATTTTGAAACTGAACTTGACGATGGCCGGCTCACTCTTACATTGAAGGGCAAGTCATTAGAAAGGCATGCTTCTGAGTTGCCAGGCATTGTTGAGCAGCGTTTCGGTCAGCTTCAAGAAATTGAGGCAATCCTTGAGCACCTAAACATTGAACTAAAGAAAGCACGTTCAGCTTCGTTTAAGAAGTTCTTAGAAAATTATAATCGGGCACTCACATCCAGAGATGCAGAAAAGTATGTGGATGGTGACCAGCCAGTGATTGACCTCACCATTCTAGTTAATGAATTTGCATTACTGAGAAATAAGTACCTTGCATTGCACAAAGGGTTAGATACCAAAAACTGGATGATCGGCCATATTACAAAGCTGAGATGTTCAGGGTTAGAAGACTCCACTATAGACTAAGGTTGACAACATTGCTTGGGTATGCTAACATGTGTACTCTTAGCAATGGAGTTACAGATGGGTTATTCCAGAAAGACAAAAACAAAAGAGGATTTGTACCACCAGTACTTGTCTTTAAAAACTCGTTTCCTGAAACGGATGGTGCTGCTATTAAGCGCAAAGCACTACGAGCCCATTAAAATTACTTGGGATCAGGAAAAGGAAGTACACGTTTATATCTCCAGAGATTTAACATCTCTGTTTCGGTTTGTCATTAACGAAAAATGCAACCTTGCTTTTAACGAAATTGACTACAAGCAAAACAAGTCGTTTTCCATATTTTGTGAAGATAAAGAAATACAGTCTTTTTTGGACACATCTACTGAACTGAACAAAATGATGGACTTGCTAAACCAAGTGCAGTACCTTACAGGTATGGAAAAAACGCTTGCTAGTTTGAGGGGCGATAGTGTTTAAATACTTTGCAGAGCGAAGTTATAAAAAACACGCAGCTATGATGGCAGATTTGATGCTGTCGAAGCCTCCGAAGAGGCTGTACATAACAAAGTACGTTAATTCTGGAAAACGCATGTTGTTTTGTAATTTCCTTATTCCAATGCTAGTGAATTATGTGTGTTCTTTTGATTTGCACATGAAAGCATTTTGGCCGTTGATGTATCAAATGTTTGCAGTGTTTCTTTTGGCAACAGCTAATGCGGCAAGATGGTTGGATTTTACATCTTATGAACTTTTCATAACTAAGTCGGAAAAGATGCAACGGTTGCAAGATAAATTACAGGGAGATGAATGAAATGAAGAAAGTTCTATTTTTTGTTGTAATGTGCATGTCAACAATGTCTTTTGCTATCCCACACGATAGCTTAGATTCAGCAAACGTGGAGAAGACTAAACAGGAAGTTCCGAAACCATATATTGCCCCAGATGAAGTACACCTTTACGCTGGTTTTAAGACACACCACACCAAGCACTCTGGCAAATATAATGAAGACAACGAGGTTGTACTAGCAGGATACAATGATTGGCTAGTAGGCACATACGATAACTCATACAGTAAGAGGTCGTTTGTGTTTGCATATCGACTGTACGACGGCAAACTATCTTTGGGAAAACGATTCTTTGTGGGTTATGATACTTACCTCGGCGCAGCAACAGGGTATACTGGCACAGATGCAACAACAGTGGCAACACTAGTTCCTGCACTTGTTCAAACAGTATCATTGGGTTATAATATTACTCCGAGATCCGATATTCGATATCAGTTAAATATTATTCCTTGTAATAGTTTGCTTGTATTAAACCAAGGGATTCAGTTTACACACAAATTGAATTGGTAACATGTGGAACGATTACACAACAGAGCAGTGGAATGCAGGTGCAGGAAGCATCGAGTTAGCATATCTCGATGCTTCAATACAACACGCAATATTTAAAGATGCTGTGATGGTAAGAACAATTTCCATTTATCCAGCAGCAAGATATGAAGTAAAATACAAGCACACAGAAGATTTATTAATTGCAAAATTAAAGTTTTCAAAATAAAATATTAAAAATAATAATAAAAATTGAGGAACCATGTCGCAGGATTGTATAATCTATATTCAGGACGAAGTTAACTGTCAACTGAAAGGGCTCGATGCCGGCACAAGACGAAAATTAGTTCAAGCAACAGAATTCTTCATGCCTTGGGCTAAGTTCTCACCTGCCTTTAAGTTAGGCCGTTGGAATGGAAAAGAAGCGTTTTGTGATGTGGGCGGCAGAACAAATATTAATTTGTTAGATAGGCTGTTGCCAATTGTACAAGAGGCAGGATATTTAATTTCGATTGATGATGCCCGCGTACATAACACTTTTGAATTTGATGCAGTTAGTGAAGATTCGTATGCCCATATTGTTTGGCCAGAAGGCCACGTAAAAGCAGGCGAATCAATTATGGTTCGAGAGCACCAAGTTGAAGTAGTTAACGAATATCTTGCAAATACTCAGTCTATACAAAAAGTATCAACTGGAGCAGGAAAAACTTTAATCACGGCCATACTTGCACACAAGACAGAAAAGTATGGAAGAACAATAACTATCGTTCCAAGTAAGGATCTGGTAACACAGACAGAACGAGATTTCAAATTACTTGGTCTTGATGTGGGTGTTTACTTTGGTGATAGAAAAGAGCCTGGGCACCAACATATTATTTGTACATGGCAAAGTATTGAAGCTCTAGATAAGAAAAGCAAAAAATACGATCTGGAATTGGATCTTGATGATTTTGTCGAAGGCATTGCAACTGTTATTGTGGACGAATGTCACGGAGCAGATGCAAAGGTACTTCGAAAACATCTGACATCTACTTTTGCAAATGTGCCAATACGTTGGGGGATGACTGGCACTATTCCTTTAGAAGATTATGACAAGATGTCATTGCTTTGTTCAATTGGCCCTCTTATTAATTCTGTTACTGCAAAAGAATTGCAAGACAAAGGCATATTAAGTAACTTGCACATTACTGTCGCACAGATACAAGATTATGATTATAAGTTTGCAAGCTATGCAACTGAGCTAAAATATCTAGTAACAGACAAGGATCGACTAAAGTTTCTTGCAAACTACATTACTACACATGCAGACGGTGGCAACGCACTTATCTTAATTGATAGAATTGAGACAGGTAAAATATTACAAGAGCTTATTCCAGGCTCAGTTTTTATTAACGGGACAGTTGACAGTGACGAAAGAAAAGAAGAATATAAAAAGATCCAAACTTCAGACAATAACACAATCATTGCTACTTATGGTGTCGCGGCCGTGGGCATTGACGTTCCAAGAATTTTTAATCTGTTCATGTTAGAACCAGGCAAGAGCTTTATTCGAGTTATTCAATCAATCGGCAGAAGCATACGGAAAGCAGAAGATAAAGACTTTGCAAACGTATACGATTTGTGTTCCTCTTCTAAATATTCTAAACGCCATCTAACCGAACGTAAGAAATATTATAAACAAGAGCAGTACCCATTTAAAGTGGTAAAACTAGATCGTTGACATCTTTATAAGGAACTGCTATAATGTATATACACGAAACGAATATTCCATACAGTTTTGATTTTCCAATAAGTGCATTAAAAATGCAGTTAAGAAAAAATAGAATTCCGTATGCAGACCTTGTTAGACAGCAGCGCGGAGGTAAGTATTTTCTCGATGTTGTGTTTAGGTGTGCGGATAAAGAAACTTTTTTATTGGGCTGTTTAGCAGGTGAACTAGATATTAAGTTATTTAGAGATGTTATACAACCATTTGAGAATAGAAAGGTAAATCAAATTGCAAAATAATAATAACAATAGGACAAATTTTGAGAATACTCACAGTAGAAAATAACCCATACGAGCTGGATAGCATTCCAGAGGAAATTGAAGACATAAGATATTGTGTGCTTGATTGTTCCGATAAACACAACATAGACTTTTACTTCCTTCCTTTGATATTCTTGGAGTCGTTCCATTCTCCAGCGATTGTGTTAGAGATTGGTAAGCACACAATTAAGATGCCACTAGATTGGTCGATTGTTGTGTGTGATGAAGATTATGGCGATTTAGAAATTATGCCGCTAACAAAGTTAAACGACAGGGGATTTCACTCACTGCTATTTAATCCATTAGAGCATATGGTACCGGCATCCAAAGAAATTACTATTTCCAACGTATATGCAGATGTTAAGTGGTATTTCCCAAAATTGAAAAATGGCAACATTCTTGTTGTTCCAGTCGAAGGCGGAGAAAAACCCTTGTGTGCATTGTTTGTAAAAGAAGGTGCTAAGATTCAAACACCAATCGACATCGCAACACTGTTTCAGTAATGGCAAAAAGAACGCGCCTGACTACAAATATATCGTTTCGCTGGTACAAGCAAGCTAAAAAATATATGGGTAATTTGCCAGGCGTGTTAGCAGTAGGCATAGATGGGGACAAACTTTATTTTGTCCTTCTCAATAATGCAGATATGATGGTATTAAAATTACTGGGCGAAGAAAGTATTTGTAATAAACTAAGTATACCTTGGACTGGGCACGAACATGGCTAAAGAAACATTAATTGATTTAAAAGATTTGTTAAATGCAATAGATAGAAAAGACAAACTGTTTTATCGCAAGTTAACACCAGAGCAGAAGAAAGAGTTCTCGCCTTGGTTAACTATGCGCTGGGCAACATCGTGTGAACTTAATGAGTATAATGAATACTTTGTGCCATTAGTTAATGCAGTCGTTAATAAGAACTTTTCTGATTTAAAGAATCATCCAGAACTAACATGGATGACAATTGCAATATGCGGGGAACGTAACACACGCCGTAGATTCATGAAGCCTCCAAAGGGCAAGAAGAAAAACAAATTGCAGGAATTTGTGTCTGATCTTTATCCGCAAATGAAGTTGGATGATATTGACGCATTCATTGCAGTAAACACACCTGATGATTTGAAAACTCTGGCGCGAACGTATGGGTATGACGAAGAAACAATCAAAGTTATTTTCAAATAGAGATCACATTTGCAAATTTTGTGAGAAAGGCTTTTCTTCAGAGAAGACATTGTCTGCGCACATGTGCGTTAAGAAAAGAAGATACACTGATAAGGACACACCTGGAGCTAGATTTGGTTTTAGGGTGTTTCAAAAGTTTTATGAAATAACTACTACGTCTAAAACGCCGAAAAATGAAATGGATTTTATCAATAGTCAATTTTATTCGGCGTTTGTTAAATTTGGCAGACATTTGATTGGTTTAAATCCAATTATGCCAGAGCAATTTGTTGATTTTGTTCTTAAACAGGGCATCCCACTAGATAAGTGGTGTAACGATATTGTGTATGAGGCGTATCTATCGGAACTTGTCAAAAGAGAGCCGGTTGAAAAAGCAGTTGAGCGAACAATTGTTGAAATGCAATTATGGGCAACAGCACATCAGCGTGAATTTACTGATTTCTTTGTGGCGTGCCATCCAGTGGAAGCAACACACCTCATAAAATCAGGAAAGATAAGTCCGTGGGTGTTGTATTTGTCCAGCACTGGCCCGCAATTGCTAGGTAGAATGAACGAAGAACAAGGGACTATAATTGAGAGTGCTATTAACCCAGAGTTTTGGGGAAATAAAATCCTACAGAATCAGGACGATGCTAAGTTTGTTAAGGAAATTTTAGCTGCCGCAGGAGTATAATGGGTGATCAAGATTTAGCTTTTCGAAGCAGGAGTATGTTGAGCCTTATTACGAATCTTTGCATTTTTACTACCATACTAGGCTTTCCATGCGATGCCAATGCTGATAAAGTTGAGGACTTTTGCCGTCGATGGTCTGACACCGTTGTTGACGAGGATATTATGATACCACAATATTTTGTCCGCAACTTGCACTTCCTGAGTATGGTGGATTTTCACAACAAACAAGATGAGCTGGCTTTTAAATTAAAATACACTGGCGAATATTTCACGAGCGAATTTAGGAAATGGACACAAGAATAAATTTTGACACTGATATTGATATCGACGTAGCAAACAGAGACTTGGTTCTTTCTAAGTTACCACATACGCTTGCTATGATGCACCGTAACGAAGAAATAGTTAAGCACAACACTGGGATATATCTTCAAAATATACCTGTTAACCCATTTACAAATATCGCTACCATTGATTATAAGGAATCTCCGAACTTAGGCTATTTTAAAATAGATATACTAAACAACTCAGTATATGAGCTAGTTCGTGATGAAGAGCACCTCGATGCTCTCATGGTAGAGCCCAATTGGGCATTGATTTATGATAGGGCAGTATGCGAACAGTTAGTTCATATTGCAAACCACTATGATTTATTGTTAGAAATGCCAGAAGCAGTTGATACGTTTGAAAAGGTCGCAATGTTTCTTGCTGTAATTAGGCCAGGCAAAAGGCATTTAGTTGGTAAGAAGTGGGACGAAGTTGCCAAAACTGTTTGGGATAAACCGACAGACGGAAGCTACTATTTCAAAATGGCGCATTCGATTTCGTATGCACACTTGGTAGGCGTGCATCTTAATCTTCTAAACGATCTTCCTGATTAAAGATATCTGCCGACGCTTGATTCTTTTCTGTATAATGTTTTGAAGTGAAGTGCAAGGCCCAACTACTACTTCTGCATCTTTTCTAAGAATGGTTTTTAAGCAGTATTGGAAGGTCTTCATTTGATTTGGGAGGAATACTGATATAGGTAACATCCTATTAGACTCCCACCACCAAGTATCCCCTAGTTGTAGGAATATTTCTTTTTCTGCTTGAGTTTTAATAGAATTAAAATCATAGAAGCTGATTATGTTTTCATCTGAATTCTGAACGATACAGATGTACTCCTTTATCTGATGTTTCAGAATAGTGAGGAACGGAAAATTTTGTTTGATATCATTTTCATCCATGGCTTTTTATTTATCAGATGAAAATGATTTGTTGATTAAAAAAAGGTAAATACTGGTATGATTCACACACTATACCTTTACAATCAGCTAATCACCCTTCTTTTAGAGGATGATGTGATAACCTGCTCTTGTAATACAACCGACAACAGGCCTATGAACGATAATACTATACGCATTTACAAAGGTGTTGATAATAAAATTAATTTTATTGTGTATGACTCCGATCGAAAGAAAACAAAGATAGACCAATTCAATCTTGTTGCTACTATGGTGTCTGTCGAAAATCAAGAGCGAGTATTGCAGAAAAAAGCAAAACTCACGACATCAACTAAGGGATTATTTTCTTTAGATATTCTTGAGCGTGAGATTGCCGACATTGCCCCTGGCTTTTACAACTTCTTTGTTGCTGGAAATACTTCGGATGAATACGATACTCCAACAACTCCACTATACACAGACTTGTCTGCACATATATCCATGACAGTGGAAATAATGCCCGCAGTAGATATGACTCCCGCACCAACAAAAGAAGTTGGGTACAGCGATTGGGTTTCCCAGATGGAAATTTGGGATGACATGCCAGCTAATGTGTATTACAGTTCTGCATTCCAAGCAAACAGAATAAAAAACAACATTCATGCTTCCCACACTTTTGCTGTGAATATGCGTGACTTCTCTGGCAAGTTTTATTTAATGGGAAGTTTAGAAACCGTGGCTCCTGTCGATCCGAATGAATTTTTTAAGATTGATTATATGGGCGATGGCGTAGAGCATCCTTTTGTACACGAGACTTCATTTAAGTATTATACTTTTAGTGCTAATGTCAGATGGCTTAAATTTTCTTGGAGACCAGATTCACCTATTCTTAATGCTTACGAGCGTCCATCATCATTAAAAGAAGATAACACGCCAATTGTAAAAGTTTATTTAAGGGCTTGACAATTATATAACAATTTGCTATAATTGCAACATGTTAGCGGAAGTATTAGAACAAACAATAACAAATTATCTTCCTAATTTAAAGAACTCCAGAAAAGGTTGGAAAACTAGAAACTGCCCACTTTGTGTCCAGCGTGGCTACACTCAGGATAAGAAGGGCAGATTCGGAGTCAAGCTGTCGCCCGACGGCATAGGAATAAATTGTTTCAATTGCCAATTTCATGCACTGTGGACAGTGGGAACAGAACTGAGTAAAGATTTCTGTTGGTTCCTTACTGCGATCGGCATGCCAAAGGCTGATGTAAACAAATTAAAATTCCAATCTTTTAGGGAAAAGGAAGCAGGCCAAATATTTGCTTCTCCTGTCTTAGCCGGAAATGTATTTGACAAATGGAAAGAGATTGAACTTCCGGAGGATTCTCTGCCTTTGTCTAGCTGGGAAGGATGCACAGATATGGATTATTTGCAGGCTGTGAAATATGCAAACGAGAGACATTTGTCCTTAGGTGATATCTACTGGAGTCCTAAAAAAGAATTGCAGCAATGCAAACGAATAATAATACCGTTTTATTATAATGGCAAACTTGTAGGCAACACTGGTAGATATTATAAGGATGTTCATAATAAAACCATACGCCGGTACATAAATACGATGCCGGACAATTATGTTTATAATTTAGACAAGCAGAAGGATGACAGAAAATACTGCATTGTAAATGAAGGTGTGTTAGACGCATACTTAACAGATGGGGTTTCTAGTTTAGGAACTATAAATAAAACCCAAATAGATATTATAAATTCTCTAAATAAACAAATTGTTGTATGTCCGGACAGGGATAAGGATGGCGACCCACTAGTTGCAGTTGCAATAGAAAATAAATGGGCAGTCGCTTTTCCAAAATGGGCGAATAATATTAAAGACGCTGGACAGGCATGCCAGGTGTATGGCAGACTGATTACATTGCATTCCATCTTGTCGTCGATAGAGACAAATCCATTAAAAATAAATATTCTAAGGAAAATGGACAACTATAATGAGCAATGATATAAAAGAGTATACGAAGGAAATCGAGGATGTGTTTGTAAACTTCTTCGTAACAGAACCGGAGTTATTTGTTAGGTGTATGGGGGTAATTGACCCAAGCCACTTTCATGATAATAAAAATAAAAAAGCAGTTGCGTTTATTCTAGAACATGCAAACGAGTTTGGAACACTGCCGCTAATACAGCAGATAAAAGCAACCACAGGAAAAGAAGTATCAATATTAGATAGCGTAAACGACGGACATAAGGATTGGTTTTTAAAGGAATACGAAGAGTTTGCAAGGTACCGGCAATTAGAACATGTGATTTATAAATCTCCAGACTTGTTAATGGAAGGGAGATACGGGGAAGTTGAAAAGCAAGTTAAAGACGCTGTTTCTATTGGTCTTGTTAAAGATTTAGGTACAGACTATTTTGCTGATCCGTTAGGTCGTTTGGATAAAATGGCCAACAGTAAAAATACAATTAGCACCGGATATAAATCAATTGACCAAAAGCTATATGGTGGATTGAACAGAGGGGAATTGACAATCTTCTGCGGACAGTCAGGTGCTGGTAAATCTTTGTTCTTGCAGAATTTTGCAGTTAACTGGTCTGATATGGGTCTGAACGTAGTTTACCTTAGTTTGGAATTAAGTGAAGTCCTTTGTGCCATGCGTATCGACGCCATGTTCACTGGGTATGCAACACAAGAAGTAATGAAGAATAGAACTGATGTTGATTTCAAGATCAGAGTCGCGGCAAAGAAAAATAAAGGCTCGTTGCGTATTAAACAGCTTAAAAACGGTTGTACAGCAAACGACATTAAGGCCTACATTAAAGAATATGAAATCCAAACAGGCGTTAAGGTAGATGCAATCCTACTCGACTATTTGGACTTATGTATGCCAACGAATGTCAAAGTTTCACCGAGTGACCTGTTCGTCAAAGATAAGTATGTAAGTGAGAACTTGCGTGACCTAGCAGTAGATCTAAATGTATTGTTTGTAACAGCATCGCAGTTAAACAGATCGTCTCATGAAGAAGTAGAATTTGATCACTCACACATCTCTGGTGGTATTTCCAAAATCAACACAGCGGATAATGTTATTGGTATTTTTGTTACTTCGTCTATGAAAGAACAAGGAAGATACCAAATACAGTTTATGAAAACGCGGTCGTCTTCTGGTGTTGGATCTAAAGTAGACTTGAAGTTTAACACAAAGTCCTTAAGGATCTTAGATTTGGAAGAGGGTGAAGAAACATCAATTGGTGCACAAACTTCCAATATTCTAAATACTTTGAAACAAAAAAGTGTTGTGAGTCCAGAGAAAAAGAAAGAAGAAAAAAGTGTGCTGAGTAGAGGCAGTGACTTACAAAGCATTTTAAAGAAATTAGAAAAATAAGGATAGGCAATGCCTGACAGAATTAACGGAAGCGCAAAAGCTCAATTCAACTCATCAGTGGAAAGTCTTGGGCATTTTAAAATGTATGCTTCGTCACCCAAAGCAGTAACATACCCGGAAGATGCAACTGGGATCTATATTCTGACAACTGGCAGCATACAGGACGAGAGTCAAAAAAACTTTGAACTACTGTTGCAAAGTATTGCTCTTAGGTCTATGCCATATGTAATGATGGAGCCTAAAGTGACTGTGGATTTAAAACTAATGGGTTCTCCCACACTAGATGGTGAGGGGTTCATATGGGAGTTTGCAGTAGAGGACGAATACTCTTTTGAAGATGATTCAGACCCAGTAGGGCTGTTAATCAAAGAACTTCATGGGATTGTTTTGCCAAACGGATCTGTGATAAATACAGTGGGTGAAAACAAAAACGTGGAGTTTATAAAGGTTAATAAATGAGAAAATTGTCAGAAGGGTTAGAATATACACTGTCGTCTAGATTAGGAATGGACACTGATGTAGCAAAGGAACTAGTACGTCAGTTGAGTTTTAGTGACTATGTAAATGTTGAAAAAGCAATAAATGCTGATGACCTTCAGACTGTTGCAAACATTTTAGGAGTATCAGACATTCCTAGAAAAACAGAGGAAGGTGCAAACTCGTATGCAACTGCACAACAATCTATGCAGCCTGATCCTGCTGCACAATCTGGAAATGCGTCACTAAACGCTGCCAGCAAGCCAGCCAATCCAACAACTCCTGGTAACCAAGAAATAGATTTAACTAAGTTACATGCTGGCGACAAAGTTAGAATACCAAAACAAAATAAAGGTCAATCAAAGGAAGTTACCGTCAAAAACGTTAACAATATAGCTGGAGCAACAACTTACAGAACGAATGGGCCCGAACAAATTGTTGCCACTAATACACCTCAAGTACCAAATAAAGCTGCTGCTGAAAAAGAAATACAGAGAATTAAACAGCTCGCAGGCATAGAAGATAAATCATCTCCTTTGGGAGTTGAAGAATCTACATTTGGTGTATTACATTCTGCATCCATTGCTGGCGCAGTTATGCCAAAAAATGAATTAAAGAATAAGCTACGAAAACTGAAACCAAATAAAAAACCGGGCCCAAAGCCCAGACATGAATAAAAATAAAAGAAAGAAAGCTATAGACACATTAGAGAAGGCCGTAGAACTTGCTGCTAAAAAAATAAACGCCGCAGCATTAGTAGATGAAATTCTCCAACAATCTGGAACATGTTCATTAATACGTCGAACCACTGGCTTATACAGTGTTGTTTCTGGAAAGATATTGTATTCTGATATTTTTCTATATGATTCAGCACTTATGATATATGGTAGAGTGATTAAAAAGAAATATTTTGATATCCCAGCATTGTTGGAGTTAGATACACAGTTTGCAAAGCATAAGGAAGATTTAAAGTTCTATAAACACAATGCGTCGTTTGCATTGGATAAAAAGGATGTAGAAAGATACCTTGTGTTAGAAGATAGGATACTAGTTGCAATGGATGCAATGGAAAGATTGCGTCGAAAAATACAGTCGAAGAAAATTTCTGTTTAACTACAGAAATATGATAAATAATAGAAAGAATTTAAAGGAATTTTAACTATGCTTTTACAGGATTTTGATTTTAACAGAGACACTAAGTTGGGTAAAATCAACTCGTTTTTGAGAGAGAACTTTGGGTTTACACTTGATTCTGAAGTTTCTGTTGAAGATCTTAACAACATTAAAAGTGACATTAAGAAAAATGTCATGACCTTAAAAATTAAGGAAAACATGTCTCCAAAAGATCCGGAGCTTGTTAAGCAATTGCTTATGCTGGAAGGTGTAAATCTTCTTATATCCGGCAAGAAGCAATTAAACGAATCTGGAAGCGTAGGCCCAGCAAGCAGAGTATATACTAAAGTTATTGATAACTTGGCTAACTTTGTTGTGCAGAATGTAGAAGTTGGCGATGATGAAGAAGAGGCAATCAAACATGCCATGAAACATTACCGTTCCAGCAAGTATAGATTCCCAGATTACGAAATCGAATATGATTTGAAAAACAAAGTGCAAGAACTGTTGCCGAACATTGGCAATCAATTGCTTGAGCCAGAAGTAGATGAAGCATACAACGCCAATTTAGATAAAACAGGGCGTGATATTGCTGATCCAGCAGCTAGAGAAAGAGCATCCCAATTCATTAAAGCGGGCCCTAAAAGCAGCTCAGGAATAGATTGGGACAACATCACAGTTGACTCCCCACAAAATAACCATAATCACGACCATGACGGAAAAGTATCATACCCACATGGCAAACAAGCACTTCTTAGAAAAAAAGGGACCACACAAATGAAAGAAAATTTTGTAAAACAATTACGTGCTCTTCTAGAAAGCGAAGTTGAGCAAGCAGAAGTTATTATTGCTGCTAAAGGCTTCAGTCAAGAATTGCAAGATATGATCGAAAAAGTAGGCAGACTTATGAACGAAGATCTTCCTCCAGTTTCCGATCAAATGCGTCAAGCATACGGTCAAGACGTTGCGGCATCGTTTCAAACTACAATGCAAAGCGAACTTGAAAACGTTCTTGGAAATCTGCGTTCTACTAAAGATAAAATTGATGCATCTGTAACAAGCATTTCCACTGGTGGTGGAATGGATGCTGAAACAGATATGGACGCCGAGATCGGCGGCGGTGAAGATTTTAACGATATGGGCGATATGGGTGTTGACGACGAGCTGGGCAACGATGTTGAAGACTTAGCAGGTGACGCTTTCGGTGGCGACATTGCTGCTGCTGGTCCTGAAGAAGAGCCATTGGGACGTGCAACAAAAGAATCCAAGGAAGCTGATTTAAAGCGTAAAATTTTAGAAACAAAAAATCTTATTGCACAAGCTAAACGTCTTAAGTCTAGAAAATAAGATGCGAGCACACGAAATATTACAGGAAGGGAATGACTATACTAATAAAGTAGAGTCAGCCCTGGCTGACCTGCTTGCAACATTAAAAGCAAATGGCATTTCTGAAATAGACACAAGTAAACTTTGTCAGCAACTTAATCAAATGGGCTTTAATGCAGACGCAGAATCTTTGATTCCTGTTTTACAAAGCAGCCCATTTGTTTCAGATGCAAATGAAAAGTCTGTTACGTTGGGAGCTAAAGAAGATTCTTCGATGGGCGGCGATAATGGTGGCGATGGCCAAAGCAGCAGTGATATGGTTTCGGATTTAGCCCAAAAAGCAGTTAATTGAGGAAGATATAAATGACCTGCGACTCAAGTTCTTTTTTACCCGCATCAGATGCTAAGATTAGCTCTAGAGATTATGCTGTAATCTTTAAAGAGATTTGTGCGATTCAACAATCAATTTTAGTGCAAATAGACTTGCATAAGCGTTCTACTTTAGTTCCACATATGACATCGTCAACACCAGCTACATATGCTTGGGTTGCTGTTGCAGTTCCTAAAACAAATGTTAATGGGACAGTATATGTTCAGACAATATCTCCTGCTAATCCTAATGCAGGCGATGTTTGGGTTTCCCCGTCACCATCCGGCATTACATGGCATACTCCTGTTCGTCTTGCAACTACCGCTGATATAGATATTATAACTGGCGGGTTACTTGTAATTGACGGAATTCAAACTGTCGATCAGGATAGAGTGTTAGTTAAGAACCAAACACGTCCTGAACAAAACGGCCTTTTCGCTGCTAGTGAGTTTGGTTGGGCAAGAGTAGTTGATTTTAATCTCGACACTGACGTTCCGAACGCAGCAGTGTATGTAACAGAGGGAACTCAAGCAAACACTGGATGGGTAGTACAATCCACTGATGTTGACCTTGGTATGGATCCATTACTTTGGGGAATTGTGTTATCGACTGAAACTGGCTTGTTGTATACAAAATTGTACACAAACACATCTCCTGTAACAGTTGACGTAAATACTCCAATGACAACACCTCAGGATCTTAACAACGATGCTAAGCCTGATTCGTATCCTTATTACGATGTTGTTGCAGGGACTTCTAAAGACCCTATCATCCAAGACCAAATAGATTATGTTAAAAAGCATTTCACTGACTTGGGATACAGCATTACACTTGCAGAAAACCCATCGACAGGAACCACACTTCAGTGGACTGTTAAGTGGTAATGTAGAAAACACTTGACATACCCAGCATCTTAAGCTATACTACGGTATGAATAAGATGCTCAACTTATACAATTATAAAAAATTAGAGCGAATAGAGAACAACGGCATTCGCTTTTACGATACACAAGACGGATATAAATTACCTTCAGTCACTACAATTCTTTCTTATGGAAAAGACACTTCTTTTCTTGACCAATGGAGGGAACGTGTAGGCGACGATGAAGCAAAAAGAATTACAGAAGAAGCCCAAAACATCGGAACGCATCTTCATTCTAATTTAGAAAACTTTTTGCTTGATAAACCAGAGAGAACTGGACCGTTAATATCGAAGATGTTTGCTGATACTATTATCCGAAAGGGTCTTAAGCATGTGACGGAAATTTGGGGGATTGAGGCAACAGTCTACTATCCCCAGCTTTTCGCAGGTACAACTGACTTGGTTGGCAAATGGAAACATAAGCCTGCCATTATAGATTATAAAAACGCCCGCCGCGCCAAAAAAGATGAGTGGGTTGAAGATTACAAGCTGCAACTTTGTGCATATGGCGAAGCACATAATGCGCTGTTTGGCACAAACATTGAAACTGGCGTAATCTTGATGATGTCCCGAGAAGGAGCATACCAGGAATTTGTCATTGAGGGCTCGGAATACCACAAGTATAAAGATATGTGGCTTGAAAGAGTTTACAATTATTATAAAAACACCTTATAAAAGTCATAAATATAAGATACAACACAGGGACATTTAAATGGCAACTGATTTTTCTTCTAGTAAAATTGTCGTAGCAAGAATACAAAACCGTCGTGGTAATAGAGTAAATCTCCCACAACCTTTAGAGCCAGGTGAACTTGGCTGGTGTCTTGATACTAAGCAACTCTTCATCGGTCTTGATGCACAAGATGCAATCTCTGGTATTGAATTATTCCAGGGACAAGTTCTTAATGGACAGAACATTGTTCAGGGCATTATCAACTACAAAATACTCCAGTTCGTTACTAAGAAAAGACGTCTGTACAATGCAGTGCAACTTATTCAAGACGTGAACACCAAAGCAAACGAATCTGATCTTCTTCAGCAATTAGGTTTAATTCCATCTTCTGTGTTTGTTGACCCACAGAATAGAGATGTGGTAACAGCATTAGAGCAAAACATTACTATTCTTAGAGATTTAAACGACGTAGTGTTAGCATCTGTTGAGTATGGCGCTCGTCACGGAACTTCAGCCTACGAAGATTTTAGACCAGGCACGCTAATAACATACGATTGGACAGAAACTGTTGAAACACAAGCAGAGGTAACTCCAGTTGTAACGGCCGGCGCTATTACAGGGTTTATTATTGACAACGCTGGGTTGGGATATCTTGTTCCTCCTAGCGTTACTATTTCTAACTATGGCGGCGGCCCAATTCCAGGGTCAGGTGCATCTGCAACAGCAATTATTTCATCTGATGGTGAAGGTCGCGTAATTGGATTCACAATCAATAATCCTGGTACTGGATACGACATTAATACTGTGGTGGAGTTGACTGCTCCAACCCAGTCTGCTATAACTGCAACTGCAACGGCTAACATTGTTTCTGGATCAATTCAATCCATAACACTATTGACGCCAGGCGCATATTATGGCGGCTCTCCAGAAGTTACTATTGTGGGCAACGGCATCAACGCAAAATTTACTGCGATAGTAGATTTAAACACTGGGTTTGTAACTGGATTTACACCTGTAAACACTGGGTCTGGGTATACAACTGCAACAGTTGTAATACAAGCACCACTATCGAACTCGTTGTATTCTTTTATATATGATGTTGGTTTGGGCGACAGTGTTGGCGGATCACAATATCCTGAAAGTAACACATCGCTGTCTGGCCCGGATGACACTTCTGCTGCAATAGATGGTAGACTTGAATTCCTTATTAACTATATGAACACAGCGGCATTGTCAGGCGCTGATACTATAACAAACCCTAAACTTGACAGTTTTGGTTCTGGAACTTTAGGGAATCCAGATAACTTCAATTTGAATCCGTTCGGAAACAAAATGATTAATGGGTTTTTATTCTTAACAACACCTAGACAATCGTCCAACGTTGCTGCATTAATTAACTCCTTGAGTAATTACGACAAAGGGTATGTTACAACAAAGCAAAACGTAGAGATTATTACTGAATTAACAACTGCTGGTGTATCTCCAGACACACTGTATGACGCAGTGTATACTTATGAACTGCCAGCATCGGCAATATTTACAAAAGTTCAAAATCCTGCACAGTCAGACTCTAGTTCTTTACCATTAGAATATTCAATAATTGTTTCGGACATACAGTTTATGGAATACAGCTTGCACTCCGGCCCAGATTTCCAACAAGCTGGAAAGTTGACTGTTGTTTGTAACCCGTTAATTGTTGGGTCAGAGTCTACGTTGTCGGATCAGTCAGTTGAAATTAGAAACAACACTGTGTTAAACACAGATAGTCCAACTGCTCCTGATGTTGAATTTTCAACTTCATACGATGCTGTGACTAAAGTAGTATCAGTAATGTACAGACATCAGTTTGGCGCTCCTGTAATTATGAAAGTCATCGCTCGCAGATGGAAAAGTTTCGATGATAATTGATTGGAATAATACTCCTGTAGATAAAAGAATAGTATTATGGAGAGACCTAAGAAAAGAACTTTCTAATCTCCCACAGATAGACCAATTACAACAAACCGCAAATTTCTTTAGATCTTTCCCGATGGGGGCAAGGTCTATAGATTTTTATACTCCGCAAACTTGGCCTACGCCTTGGGAAATTTTAATAGATAGTTTGTTCTGTAAGAACACTGCGGCACTACTAATCTTCCATACACTGTATGTAATTTTAGCAGATGTGGAGAGAGAAAAGCTGCATCTTCACTTGATAGATGATAACCAGGATCGCTATCTGGTTGTAGTTTTTGATAATAAATACGTTATCAATTACTATCATGGCGACATCGCCACTTTAGAAAAAATCAAAAAAGATATTAAGACTGTGGAAATTTTTACAAAAGAAGTTACCAAAATAGTCTAACATATAATAATAATAAGGTAAACAATACATGATTACAGTCGTTAAAAGAAACGGTGAACGGGTACCTCTCGATATTTCTAAAATACAACGTCAAGTAGCAAACGCTTGTCGAGGTATTGAAGGTGTAAGTCCTTCAATGATTGAAATTAAATCACAAATCGAAATCCATACAGGGATGAGCACAAAAACTATCGATGAGCTTTTGTTAAAGGCGATGGTTGATTTGATTGACGAGACAGAAAATCCAGAAATAAACAACACTAACTACCAGTATGTGGCTGGCAGACAAAAAGTGTCTATGCTCAGAAAAGAAGTGTATGGGACGTACACGCCCCCAAAACTATTTGACATTGTAAACACGAATGTGGCTGCTGGTGTATATACATCAGAATTGTTAGATTGGTACACAGAAGACGAATGGGGAATAATTGATCTCTTTATTGATCACTCTAAAGATGAAGATTACACATACGCTGCTATTGCACAGTTTGCAGAAAAATATCTTGTGCAAAATAGAGCAACTGGTCAAATTTATGAAACGCCACAAGTTCGTTATGCACTAGCGGCAGCAACAGCGTTTCACAATGAATCTAAAGACCTGAGATTAAAATTAGTAAAAGAGTATTATGAATGCGCAAGCGCAGGCCAGTTTACACTTGCAACACCAGTATTGGCAGGCCTTGGAACAACAACTAAGCAGTTTTCGTCTTGCGTATTAATTTCGTCTGATGACACACTTGATTCCATCTTTGCTTCTGGCGAGATGATGGCTAAGTATGCTTCTAAACGTGCTGGTATTGGTCTTGAGATTGGTCGCATTCGTCCAGTTGGATCTCCTATTAGAAATGGCGAAATTAAACACACAGGTCTCATTCCGTTCTTAAAGAAATGGTTTGGTGATTTACGTTCGTGCTCGCAAGGCGGTATTCGTAACGCAAGCTGTACAGTTACGTTCCCTATTTGGCACTTACAGTTTGAAGACTTGATTGTTTTAAAGAACAACCAGGGTACAGAAGAAACTCGTGTAAGACAAATGGATTATTCTGTTGTACTTAGCGCGTTCTTTTGGCGCAGATTTAAAAACAAAGAAAACATCACTTTGTTTGATCCAAGCGAAGTTCCAGATTTGTACGAAGCGTTCTATCGCAACACAGAACAGTTTGACAAATTGTATGAAGAGTACGAACACAAGAAAGGCATTAAGAAAAAAGTTATTCCTGCAGAAGAAATCTTCAAACAAGGAATTCTTAAAGAACGAACTGACACAGGCAGAATTTATCTTGTTAACGTAGATAACGTTATTAATCAAGGACCGTTTGATACAATGGTTAACCCAATTTATCAATCTAACCTGTGCCAAGAAATCCTGTTGCCAACAATTCCCTTCCAACGTATTGAAGATATTAAAGGAAGAATTGCACTGTGTACACTTGGTTCTATTAACTGGGGTTCGTTCCGTAATCCAGCAGAAATGCGTAAAGCATGTCGTATCCTTGTGCGTAGCCTGAGTAACTTACTTAGCTATCAGGACTTCTTGTCAGTGCAAAGCCAATTGGCTAATTTGGAATTTGAGCCGCTTGGCATCGGTATCACAAACCTTGCATACTGGCATGCACGTCGTAATTTTAAATATGGCGAAAAAGACAGTTTGGCAGAAGTTAAGAAATGGATGGAACACCAAGCATACTACTTAACAGAAATGAGTGTCGAACTTGCTAAAGAACGTGGCGCATGTAAAAACAGCGCAGACACGTATTATGGCAAAGGTGTGTTCCCATGGGAACGTAGATCCAAAGGTGTTAATGAACTTGCTGACTTTACACCGTCGATGGATTGGGAACCCTTGCGTAAAATGTTGTTAACGTATGGTATCCGTAATGCAACATTGATGGCTGTTGCTCCAGTTGAAAGTTCGTCAGTGGTATTAAATTCTACAAACGGAATTGAGATGCCAATGGAATTGATTTCCGTTAAAGAATCTAAAGCAGGTAGTTTTGTACAAGTTGTTCCAGAGTATAGACGTTTGAAAAACCGTTATCAACTTATGTGGGAACAAATGGACTGCTCTAGTTATTTAAAAACAGCAGCAGTAATTGCAGCGTATGTAGATCAGAGCTTGAGCACTAATACATTTTACAACCCTGCTTTCTTCCCAGAAAGAAAAGTTCCAGCAACACTTATTGCTAAGAACTTGATGTTGGCACACAAGTGGGGATTAAAGACAATGTACTATTCTTTAATTAACAAGTCAGGGGCAAAAGAAGCTGATGCAGTAGTAAGCACAGTGTTAGAACAATTTGAAGATGAAGAACAATGTGAGGCGTGTGTTTTATGAGTAAGTACCAATATAATTTAGCTACACCAACAAACTACTTGAATAGGAAAATGTTTCTAGATCCAGCCGGACCGGTAACGGTTCAGCGTTTCGAAGAATATCGTTATCCTAAACTTGCAAGGTTTGAAGAAATGCAACGTGGCTTCTTTTGGGTTCCAGAAGAAGTTAGTTTAACAAAAGATAAAATTGATTTTAAAGAAGCATCAGACGCAATCAAGCACATGTTCACTGCTAACTTGTTAAGACAAACAGCATTGGATTCTGTGCAAGGTAAAGCACCATCACAAATATTTACACCTGTTTGTTCAGTTCCAGAATTAGAATCACTTGTTTCTATCTGGTCAATGTTTGAAAGCAACATTCACTCTAAGTCGTACAGTCACATTATTAGAAATATTTATGGCGTGCCAAAAGATGTGTTTGATTCTATCCACGACACACAAGAAATTGTGTCGATGGCAGCAAACATCGGTGAGTATTACGATGCTTTGCATTTGCTTAACTGTAAAGTAGAAGTAGGTATTGCTGTAGATACATACGAACATAAGAAAGCAATTTGGTTAGCATTACATGCAAGCTATGCTCTTGAAGCATTGCGTTTTATGGTTTCGTTTGCGACAAGCCTTGCTATGGTAGAAAACAAAATCTTTATTGGTAACGGTAATATCATTAGTTTGATCTTACAAGATGAGCTATTACACACTGAATGGACTGCTTGGCTTATAAATAACGTTACTAAAGACGATGCTGACTTTGCTAACTTAGAAAAAGAGTGTGCGGAAGAAGTATACCAAATGTACTTGTCTGTAATTGAAGAAGAAAAATCTTGGGCAAACTATTTGTTCCAAAAAGGTGTTGTGATTGGATTGAATGAAAACATTTTGCGTGACTTTGTCGATTGGACTGCGTTTACAAAACTAAAAGACATTGGCATCAAGTATTTAAATGATCATCCCAAAACATCGCCTATCCCTTGGTTTAACAGACATTTAAATATTAATAAAAAACAAACCGCGTTACAAGAAAGTGAATCTACAAACTATGTAATAGGAGTTATGTCAGGGGACATCGACTCTGATGAATTACCTGATCTCTGAGGAGGTAGTATGGAAGAACATAACCGTGGGAATATTAAACCGTCAAAACAAATATTGTTGCCTTTATCTGATGGGCAAGTTTTATGTTTAACATTTGTGCATCAACCAGTATCTAACACTTGGCAGTTTTGTGTTTCTGATGCTGAAATGACAGCATCGCAAGCAATGTTTGAAGCTGGTCAGATAAAAATGTGCCACGTAACACCCGTAAAATTTAGAAATGTATAAGGAGAAAATTAATGGTAGTAATTTATGGTAAAGATAATTGTACGTTTTGCGAACAAGCAAAAAAATTATGTGAAATGAAAGGTGTCTCCTTTCAATATAAAAAAGTAGGGGTTGATCTTACAAGAGAGCAGTTAATGGATATTTGTCCAGTTCCAGTTCGATCAGTTCCACAAATTTTTATAAATGATGAATACGTTGGTGGATATCCCGAACTTGTTAAAAAGGTAAATATGTAATGCTGCAAGATAAAAATATGATGTTAGAAGAAGGCAAAATTTTCGGATTCAAGTTATTTACTGGCGATGAAATTTTTGCAAAGATTGTTTCTGTTGATAGAACAGACTTAATTTTACAAAGCCCTAAGACTTTAATGCAAGGTGAAGCAGGAATACAATTAGGCCACTGGCCATTGTTTAGTGCTGGCGAAGCAGATTTACCTATTAGTAGATCAAGCATTGTTACATACTTCTTGCTGCCAAAAGAATTGCAAGCTGATTACGAGCGCAGCATTTCTAAAATTGTACTTGTTACTAAACCAGGAATTATCACTTAATTGCCAAAAATTACTCGACTCGGCGATGTAGATACAGAACATGACGGTTGGCCAGCTCGTGGAAACGTGCAAGCCAGCTCGAACGTCTTTGCAAATAACATTGGCGTACATCGAGAAACAGATTTATGGCCCACACACTGTAAGGGACAAAGTTGTCACGATAGTACCTTACAGAAAGGTTCTAGTAATGTGTTTGTTAATTACTTAGGTGCTAGTTACACTAGTTGTCCAGAAACAGATGGCTCGTTTGCTTTGGCAGGCTCGCCAAATGTTTTTGTGAACAGCGGAGGCGGTACATCTTACATGGTAGACAACACGCCCAAATATTCTGCATTTGTTAGTCCTGTTAGTAGCACACCTTTAGTTATTCCTCCACCTGGCGCAACAATGCAGACTACTGAGTTTGAATACCACACTACAATGCACGACGATGAAGAGACTAGCGCAGAAGATCCATCTGATCCTCCAGTTACTCCACCTGGCAGTGTAGAAGTTCCTGAGCCCATAGAGAAAGATGATGCACCTCCAGAACAACCGCCTGCTCCGCCACACACTTGCGCAGACGTTGACGCCTTGCCAGATAACTTTACGTGGCAAGCAGCAGTTAACCCAGGTACTGGGCAACCATACGCAAGTTTTTCACAATTTGCAAATTCGTTTCAGTTATCTACAAATTATACCTTAGCTGACCTAACAATAAAAACCGCAGTTAGTACATACGAGTTTGGTGACACTGTTGCAATCGTAGGACTAACGCAAAAGCAATTGCTTAGTAATTTATGTTATCATGCAAATGTTGTATTAGAGGCAGTAAGAGCAAAATACGGAAACTTTTTAATCACTTCGTGCTATCGCCAAAAATCTGGATCTAGTCAGCACAACAAGGGACAAGCAAGCGATATACAATTCCCCGGATTTAATGCCCAACAAATTTGGGACAGAGCACAGGAAATAAAAGCTGACATCAACTGCGATCAAATGATATTGGAATACGGCGGAAGAAATCCGTGGTTCCACATATCGTCCAACAAATCAGGGCACAGACATATGGTCTTAACTCAAATTGCCCCTAATTCTTACAGGCCCGGCTTAATACGCATGGCTTGACATTTAAGTATACTGATGCTATAGTCTTAGTTCTATACGGAGACATAATGTTATTTACTGAAGATTTTATACAATGGCTAAAATTTAATCCTGTCACAACCACAATGGAAGGCTGGGAAAAATTTGATGCACGATTTCGAGCTGAAGCTCCTTTTAGGTATTTTTTAACAAAGACTTTAAGGAAGCGTATTTTTCTACCAGTGTCTATCAGAAGTGAAAAAATGGCCCGTTGGCTTATGTATCGCATCATTCCTAGACATCGATATCACTTAGTCGACATACAGCTAAAGCCTGGGTATTATGAGCCGCCAGTTGTGATGCTTAACGCAATGTTTTCTATCCTAGTTGACTTTGTAGAAATAAGTAAAGGTTGGCGCCAACTGTCAACTGGCCCCGACGAAATGTACCCTGGTTGGTTTTCTAGAAAGTTTGGGAAACAGAGATATCCTGAACAGGGAATTAAGTATTTAGAGTGGGAAGCATCGCTGGACTTGGATCCAGCATGTTATTACCCTGAGCAGGCAGTGTTAGCAAGAGAAGTTCTGTGTTTGTACAAGTGGTGGAAAAATAAAGAATCCTTAGAGCCAAGTTATGATTCTGTGCCAGACATTGATTTTAGAAAACAATTTAATCCATCGTACAGAAAGACACCTGAATATGCAGCATATGCGTTAGCAATGGACGAATTCAACGCGAAGCGAGAATTGTTTGAAAAAGAACAGGAAGAAATGTTTTTGAGATTGGCAACAATCAGGGGTCAGCTATGGACATAAACGAACATGAAAAGATTAATTATATAAGACAACAAGAAGAAAGCGATCGTTATAGGGCAGAGTTTGAAACTATTTTGCTTGAATCTCCTGAAATTACAAATCTTGTTAAAAGAGAGTACGGCGCAAAGATGCTATACTCTGCCCTAACGAACACTACCTGGTATAAGAAATTAGATGTAACAGAAGACAATCTAATGGATGCACTGAGGGGAAATATTTACACCTGGTCTGGATCTTTTCGGTATGCTTCTGGTTTAATTGCAACTATTAGGAATAAGCATCATGGTAAAAATGAAAGTTACATGGATTGGTACTGCTCGACGACTGAGGGGATTGTTAATAGACGTGTTGCAGAAATTATGGCGAGCTACGGTTGGACGCCGAGCGTATCTTAGAGACCAGTACGACTGTGCTTTACGCCTAGCTGGCAAATTCCCTAAACCTAAATTGCCAAGTAATGCGATTGGCGGCGTCTGGGATGAAGAAAGAGGAGAGTGGATAGAAACACCGTGGTACAAATTTGGTGACATTCGGAAGCAAAACAGTGCTGACGTAGTAAATTCTAAAAGGTGGAGAGAAATGAAACCACTAGTTGCCCAGATTAGAATCGCCGCTCCAGTTTCCCAAGTTAACATTACAGTTCCAGTTAAAAAATAACTTGACATTTACGTTGTTTTTGTTATAATAGCAAAACACAACAGAGTTTATTATCATGCTTTTAGTTCGCGAAGCAAGCGACATACATCTTGAATTTGAACGGTATAAGAACGGGGTACGGGCTCTGCCTGATTACTACTTCTCTCTTCCGAAACTTCCGTTCGATCACGAGACTGTGTTAATTCTAGCTGGCGACATTGGCGTGATAGACAGGCCATACACAATTATTCCGTTTTTGGAAGAAGTGTGCCCTAGATTTAAAGCGGTAATATATGTTCCGGGAAATCACGAACTGTATGGCGCAAGCATTACTACAGCATACGGAAAGTTTCGGGAATTGGCGCAGCACACTGGCGTATTTTTCCTGCAGAACGATTCTGTTAAAATAGATGATGTAACATTTATTGGCTCTACAATGTGGACGAATTACAACAACGCTAATCATAGTGATATGATTACTGCACAGATGGGTGTGTATGATCACAAAACGATCCGCACCGGAACTATGTCTGAACCATACTTGCGTAAATTTCTTCCGGGCGATGCGTATGTTAGGCACTTGGATGCAGTTGCGTTTATTGAATCTCAGTTAATAGAAGTGAAACTGAAGAAGGATGAAAAGGCAGTGGTAATAACACATCACGCCCCATCTTTTAAATCCGTTCACACTAAGTTTCATGGTGATCAATATAACTCAGCATATTACAGCAACTTGGATGAACTGGTTCTAAAGTATGAGCCAGACTTTTGGTTCCATGGTCATATGCACGATAGCTCCGATTACATGATTGGAAACACACGGGTAATTTGCAACCCACGTGGATATCAACCGAACGAACTTAACCCAGGTTGGAACTCTGAACTTTTAATAAGGGTATAAAATGGAAACATTGCATAATTTGTACACGCAGTATCTGGCAGTCAGCGTCATTGTTTCTATAATGATTATTGCTGCTGTTGTATTAGCTGCAATTGCAAAATTAATATTTGCGCTTTACGATTTCATGTTGTACAATTACGACTGGTTCCAATTGAAGGAAGACACCCTCTCACTTAAATATCAGGATTGGAAGAAATATCTAAACAAATTAGTAGGCTTCGAGATTATTGCTGATACTATTTTTACACTTCGGTGTAATAGTATAGATGTTTGGTTTGCTAGTCTTTTCTCATCGCTCGTAATGCTTTGTGTATTTTTTGTGGCATGGCCCATAGCAATACTGTATTTAATTAGGTACGTGTTCTTTAGTAAGAGACACAAAATGAAACTTTTGGCAGAAAAATTGGCGGGGTAATATGAATTGGCATAATGTAAAAAGCAGCAATCTTAAAGCAGTTGCATATTTTGAAGGCGATGTGTATGTGGAATTCTTAACTGGCTCTAAATACCAGTATAAGGATGTGCCACATCATTTGTTTGAAGAATTGCTTGCAGCAGAGTCAATTGGCAAGTTTTATATTGCGAATATAAAAAGGCTGCATAAAGCGGAGATCCTAAAAGATGGAAATGCCTAGTGTAGAAGTATTTACGCCATATGCTGTATTTTATATAGCTATGGCTTTTATTCTTGTTAAGGTGTGGTATCTTGTGGACTTTCACATTGTTACTGGAAAGTGGCTCCAGCTTGATACTAATGACGGCTTGTTTAATTTAAAAACTGTCTTTTTTCCATTTGTGCTAATACAACTTTGCGGTGTTGTAGCAACTACTCTTTCTTTATGTTTCTGGAAATGGAATATAGTAACAGGGACAATCCCAATTGTTATATTTGCTATTATAGTGATGGTGCGCCGAGCTAAGAGGCTTCGTGCCCAAGCAGTGCTAATTGATGGATTAAAAGGAGACGGACGTGCCGCCCATTGATGTAATTGCAATGTCATCACCCATCGTTACATTTACTGCATTTATATTGTGGACATCGGTGAAGTATGTTCGATCTGGAACTTTTTTCTTTCCTGCCTCCACCGAACTTGAGGGATGGTTGCTAAGTTTTCTCGCTGGGCTGTGCGTAAGTTTGCTTGGTATCTTAGTGGTAAGGGGAGTGCTAGAGATAGGCAAACAACTACTGAACCATAACCCAATTATGTACGCATTTGCTGGAGCCATGGTATTTGTTTCTATAACAGTTTTTGTTGCAAGGCGAATGCGAAGAAAAGAAAGATTTGTTGAAAGATTAAGAGGAGAAGAAGGGTGACTGTAGTTGATAAAATTGCTGTTTGTTCAGCACTGTTGGTTTTTGGCACAGTGATGATAACTGCCGCAGTTAAGTTTGTAAAAACTGGAATACTGCCTATGACTCCAACTGGCGGAGTTCTTGAGGGTTGGCTAACCACAATAACTATTGCATCTGTATCTGGAGGAATAATTGCGTTACTTATTGAAGGATTTTTTGTAATATGCAAACAGCTTGCACTCTATAATCCTGTAGTTTACCTTTTCTTACTTCTGTTAATATTTACTATTGCGACTATTGCTATAGCTAGTCACTTTCGAGAAAAGGAAAAGTTTATTAACCGATTAACGGGAAAATGAGTATGCTACTAACAGATGAGAATATGGCTGTTGCCAGTTTTATTTTATCAGGGCTTTCCTTTGCTGTAGTCATATTGGTTGCAGCATATCGATATGTTAAGACTGGAAACTATGCGCTTATACCTGGCTCAATAGAAAACACACACATATCTGAGATTCCGGTTGTTGCATGTTGTATTGCAATGGGTGCATTTTTTGTTTGTGAAATAGTACTGAACGTGATTAATTTCATTCTTGATAAAAATCCGATTGCAATTTCTTTTGTATCGGCATTAATATTTATGGCAGTTGTATACTTTACAGCAAAACGTTTACGCAAACCATACGCATTTGTAGAAAAATTAAAAGGGGAATAACGTGGGTCCAGGCTTAGCTATTGTGCTTTCTTCTATTGTGATATTTCTGTTCCTTAATTATAAAGCATACCTTTCGACTAGGAACTTTGTGAAGACCGGCAACTGGACATCTGATCAGATTCTTGTCCCTCTACCAGGACCTATAGACAGCGTCAATGGGCCTGTTGTTATTTTACAAACATGTTTATTATTCCTAACGGCTTTCTCAAGTTTAGCGTTTGGAACAATACTGTATTATGTTGTTCCTACGATTAACTCTACTTTCTTTATTGTTGTTGGACTAATTTCTTCTCCTCTGATATTGATGTATGTTATCGCAAAATACCAAAGAAACCGAGCTGCCCTAGTACAAAAATTACAAGGAGAATAATGAAAAATTATATTGCGTTACTACAAGATGTCTATGCAAATGGCATCGACAAAGAATCTAGAGCCGGTAACACTCGTTCAGTTTTTGGAAGAACCCTGCGTTGGAATTTGGCAGAAGGCTTCCCAATCCTAACTACTCGAAGAGTTGCACTAAGGATTGCATTTGAAGAAACGATGTTCTTTCTTCGTGGGGAAACAGACACTAAGCTGTTGGAAGAAAAGAGAATTAACATATGGAAAGGAAATACGACTCGAGAGTTTTTAGACGCACGAGGCCTTCACCATTTGCCAGAAGGAAGTTTAGGAACAGGTTACTCCCATCAGTGGCGAAACTTCGGCGGAACATTAGGCGCAGCCAACAGTGGCATAGACCAAATTGAAGGTCTTTTAGCTGGACTGCAACAGGACCCAAACGGGAGACGCCACATCGTCAGCGCCTGGAATCCGCAGCAGCTATCTGGAACCCCACTGCCGCCATGCCACTTGTATCATCAATATATTGTTTCTGGTGGTTCACTCAATAGTTCTTTTATATTGAGATCAAACGACGTCCCGTTTGGCTTACCGTATAACATTATGGGATACGCATTCTTGAATATGGCATTTGCAAAAATGTTGAAATTAGAACCTGGTGAATTAGTATACTTCGGTAATGATGTACACATATACCAAAACCAACTAGCAATGGTTGAAGAACAAATGACTAGGATTCCAAGACAATTGCCGAAGCTAGTTATTAACAAAGAACTAAATTCGCTGGATGACATTCTGGCTTTAGAGTTTACAGATTTAGAATTGTTTGGTTACGATCCACTTCCAGATATTGAAAACAAACCTGGGATGGCAGTGTGAGGGTAACACGCACAGAAAAAGACCGAGTCCTAGCAAAATTGCAGGGCACAGTCTTATATGAAAATCCTGGAAACATTGCAGGTCTGTATAAACTTGCACTTGTTGGTTCTCCATTAGCATTGTTTGCATATGCTTTTAGGCAAGCACTTAAAGAACCGGGCACACCATATGAGCTTTGGTTTATTGGTGCTCTGGCAGTTTTGATTGCAGTGTATCGCACTGTTAACTATTTCAGGGATCGCAGTGTCAAAGATATTGCATAAGAACGAAATATTAATTCGTACCATGCAAGGTGAGAAATTTACTTATGTGTCAGGACCAATTACAATTCCTATCACATCATTGTTTACTTTCTTTCCATTACTTGCACTGTATGAATATTATATTTCTGATCAACCGAAAACGATGCATGGATCAATTGCTTGCTTTTCGTTCATTGTCTGTGTTATAATAGGTTGTTGGGTTAGAGAACGCATTATTAAAATAAAAGGGTACGTTAGAGTATCGGATTTTTATCAAGGTGACTAACATGACGCACGTTTCCAAAAGTATTCAAGATATGGTGTCGAGTGTGCTCGGCAGTTCCCCTTTTAAAATCGGAGACGTTGTGACTCACCCGTCTGGCAGAACTGTAGAAATTACCGAAGGTCAGTACTGGGGAACATATGGAATATCTAATCATTGGCGTTGGAAAGAGGTAATGGCAGATGGCACCTACGGCCCCGAAGAACACGGCTACGGCTGGAGATAAAATTAAAGTGATTACAGCAGCTTGGGTAAGATATTGTCACAAACAAGCAAAATATTATGTGGTGATTAGACAGCGCCGATATTTACTTTGGTGGACATCTATTGCACAGATAAAAAACGACTATTCAGAATCGTATCGTGACCGTTTGTTTTCCAATGAAGCCGACGCTTTGAAATACGCAGAAGCATGTGTTACAAACATTAAGGTAGTGCGAGGATGAACGATCCACGGTGGAACCCGTTTATTGGCGGATTATCCACACCTTGGTATTGGAAATGCCCAGAAAAGAAACTGGTGTATTCCGCTAGAACGAAAGCAGATGCAATTGCGATGATTGCACGGATTGAAGTATATATTAAGGATGAATTAGTAGAAAAATTAAAAAGGATGGGAAAATGAAATATCTCAATAATGTAGAGAAAGACTATTTAAGTCGAATAGATGAATACATATTCCAGTATGTGACTCCAGAGCTGTATCATAAATTACACCAAGATAGGCTGGCGGAAAAACTTGCAACCAATGTTGCAAAAACAGAAGAGCCAGAATTTAACAAAAACATACTGCAAGCAATGAACGACAATATTGTGAGTTTGTACAATGACAACATGTCGCTGCGAAATGATATTTACAAAATGAAAGACTTGCTTCGTAGATATATGACGGTTATGGAAGCGGAAAAAAACTCCAGGATGATGACTGCTTCAACAGCATCGACGTATGACTATGAATTAAGTCAAATAATTTACCAGTGTAAACAGCTTTACTGATAAATAAACATGTATACGCAAGCGGCGTATACGCCCCATAAAAATAACAACTACGGGAGGTAGTCATGTCTTTAGATAAACGTAAGTGCGATCCAGAATTAGGTGCAAGAGTTAGACAACATTTAATTGAACTTGGATTAGAAACACCACTCAATAACGATCAAGTTCCAATCAGCGGCACAGTTGGCGAATATAGAGCCTACACCGTTAAGGAAAAAATTGACATTATTGAAAGAAATGTAAAAGAAATTTTAGAAACACTAGGTATGGATTTAACTGACGACAGTTTAATCGACACCCCAACCCGTGTTGCTAAGATGTATGTTTCGGAAATCTTCTATGGCTTAGATGCCGAGACGTTCCCAAAATGTACTGCAATTGAAAACAAATTCAACTCTGACGAAATGATTGTTGAGCGTAATGTAAACGTTCAATCATCGTGCGAGCATCACTTAATCACTATTGATGGTTATGCAACAGTTGCGTATATTCCAAATAAGAAAGTATTGGGATTGTCCAAACTGAATCGGATTGTAGAATACTTTGCAAAACGCCCACAAGTACAAGAACGCTTAACTATGCAGATTCATGCTGCACTTTGCTTTATCCTTGAAACAGATAACGTGGCAGTTCTTGTTGATGCACAACACTTCTGTGTTAAATCGCGTGGCGTACAAGACGTTAACTCCAGAACTGTAACAAGCAGAATTAGCGGCGCTTTCAAAGACGATGCTTCCACAAAAGCAGAGTTTATGTCCATCGCAAGGTTAGGTTCGTAATGGCGAAATATATTTCCACCAAGACGTATAAGCAACTTGGTCCTGTAGCATACAGACAGTGGAGAGCAGATTCGCATTGCAATCTGATCCACGGTTACGCATTGTCGTTTCACATAGAGTTTGAAAGTGATACGCTTGATGCACGGAACTGGGTGGTGGATTTCGGCAGTCTTAAGCCATTAAAAGGCTTGCTTGAAGATTGGTTTGATCATACTCTGTTAGTAGCACAAGATGATCCTAAGCGTGAAGATTTATTGCACCTTGGTAAAATTGGTCTTGCAAAGATTACTGAAGTTGAGAAAACAGGTTGTGAAGGTATTGCAGACTTCATTTATGAATATGTTAATACTATTTTCCTTCCATCGTTTGGATCAGGCGAAGCAGAACGTGTTTGGTGCTGCAAAGTTGAAGTCCGTGAAACTGATGCAAATATGGCAAAACGTGTAGGTCACAGGAGTGATAAAGAGTTTGAATAAGCGTAGCATCAACATAATCAGAGTAAACCCTGGCACTGCTGTAGGTGAAGTCTTTAATTATCTTGAGATGAATCACAAGCGTTGGTGGATTGCGATTTATGATGTGTATGTTGATGTTAACACAATCGTCGTTGAAGATGAGCTTTCTCCTGAAGAAGAAATGTTACTAAAGTTCAACAATCAATACCAGTCGAATTTTAAATTATGAAATATTATTTTGCTGACACAGAACATAAACGTGATTTGAGAAACATATTCAGGGGAGAGTTATTTGCCAATAACTTTTTCATAATTTTTAAAGAAGGCCACGGTCCAAAAATAACAGTGGCACCAGAACCTTCGCCAGAAGATAAACTACTGTTACTACTACGTGGCGACCTATGGGAGTTCGATTTTAGCAAATGATAGACATTAAAAGTATAGAAACATTATCCATCGGTCCTAATGAAGCATTAGTTATTACAGTGCCTAATGTCAGCCAGTCTCAAATGCGAAAGATATATGACACCACAAGAGAGAAATTGCCAGGTGTAACTGTTATTGTTGCAGTAGAAGGTATCAAGTTTTTCAAGATTTCAAAAGTAGAAGCATGTGCAGCAGTATTAGCTGGCGAGGCGTTTCAAGACGATAGCCGATAAGCAGATAAATAACTATATGTTCTTATTTATTGTATACTTGTCAGCTTTATTAATTTCGTGCATATCGGGATGGTTCTCCGTTACGGGTATGGCAGCAGTATTTGCTGGCGCCCCAATTGCAGCAATGAGCTTTAGCTCTGCGTTAGAACTTGGTAAACTTGTTTGTGCAAGTTGGCTATACCGGCATTGGAATGATGCACCTAGAACTTTAAAAATACCGCTGTTTATAATCACTGGGGTTCTTATACTTTTGACAAGTATGGGAATCTTCGGGTATCTTTCTAAAGCACATTTGGAACAGGGCGCACCTGTTGCAAACAACGCTGATCAAATACAAGTCTTAGACGATAAGATTGCAAGTGAAAAAAGAGACATTGCTGATGCACAGAACGTAATTGGCCAGTTAGACAAGCAGGTTGATGGCCTTGTTGCGGCAGAAAGGATCCGAGGAAAGAATGGGTCTATTTCTTTACGTAACGGACAGAAGACAGAGCGAAAAGAACTAAGTAACACAATAACAGATGCACAAAAGAATATTGATGTTTATGTAGAACAAAGATCGAAATTGTCGTCAGAGTTAAAAAAAGTAGAAATGGAAATTGGGCCAATCAAATATTTGGCACAGATGCTTTATGGCGACTCCGAAAAAGAGTTAGATAAAGCAGTTCGTATTTTAATATTGATTATTGTGCTAGTGTTTGATCCACTTGCAATATTGTTGTTAATTGCAGCTAATCACACACAAAGGATGAACCGTGAGAAAAAAGAGAATCCGATGGGGCCGCCAGTCGTACGTGGTAGGAGTAAAACACTACCTAGAGACAGCAAACCTGTTGGCAACACCAAAAAAAGTCACCAGAAAAATGAACGCAACAAGAATGCTAATAACCTTCCTGACACCAAGCATGTTCCCGTCGTGGATGGAAAACCTCCCCGGATACCGAAGAGAAAATCTAAGACAAAAGAAAGCACGCCTGACCGAACGACAGCACCTGTTCATCAAGGCAATGAAGAAAGTAATCTTGTCAAAGATGCCCCCAACGTTACAGAATCCACAAACCAGCACCACGCTGAGTTGTGGACCAGTCCAAAAAACAGATAATACCGTCATTGACACAAACAGCCTTTGATGTTATTGTTAACTACAATAAGAGGATAGTAAATGTCAGATTTAAAATGTTCCTTTTGCAACAAAAGTAGAAGCAGCGTAAAAAAATTAATCGAAGGTCCTGACAAAGGAGCTGACACTCCGTACATATGCGACGAGTGTATTACGCTGAGTTTCGGCCTGATTGCAGGGAATGCAACAACTGTAGACGACACTGTCGTTGCAGTCCGTAAAACTCCAGAAGAAATAAAAGAATATCTCGACACATATGTTGTTGGCCAGGACGATGCAAAAGAAACACTTGCGGTTGCACTGTATAATCACTACAAGAGAATTTCTAATCCAGTAGTGGACGAAACTGAATTACAAAAAGCAAACGTAATGATGATGGGTCCATCCGGCTGTGGAAAAACATTAGTTGCTTCCACAATTGCTAAACTGTTAGATATCCCATTTGTTACTGCTGATGCAACTACATTAACTGAAGCAGGTTATGTAGGTGGCAACATCGAATCCATTTTTGAAAGACTGCTGAAAGTAGCAGGCAACGATATCAATAAAGCACAGAAAGGTATTGTGTTTATTGATGAGATCGATAAGAAGACAAAAAAGGTAGATGGCGTAGGCGCCAAAGATGTTTCCGGTGAAGGTGTACAGCAAGCATTGCTTCGTGCAGTAGATGGCGATAAAGTTCAGATACAAAAGCCAGGCAGTCACAGAGAAGAAACAATCGACTTTAATACAAAAGATGTTTTGTTTATTGTTGGTGGAGCGTTTGTTGGCCTCGAAGAAATTATACGCAAGCGGTTGTCTTTAGGCACAAGCATTGGCTTCTCTGCTAAAGTTGAAGCAAGAGATAAAAAGGAAAGTGTTTTAAATTTAGTAGAGTCGGAAGATTTGCACCAATATGGTTTCATTAGAGAGTTTATTGGCCGCTTCCCTGTTACTGTTACTTTCCAAGCACTTGATGAAGATATGATGGTTCGTGTATTGACTGAACCTAAAAATAACTTAATTGATCAATATAAAGTTCTGTTTAAAATTGACGATGTTGAATTAGAGTTTGATAAAGATTTTGTTCGTGATGTTGCAGTAAAAAGCATCAAGAATAAAACAGGTGCAAGAGGATTGCGCACGTTGATGGAAAAGTCGTTAGGTAAGGTGCAGTTTGTTTTACCGCGATTAAGAAAGGAAGGCGTGATTAATATTTTTATTGACAAAAACGGCACAGCAGTATATACTACGGAAAAACAACCACAACCCCAAAAGGCAGACATATGAAAAGATACAATAGTTACAAACAGACCTACGGCATCACTGTAGAAGTTAAAAACGACAACTTCGACCGTGCTTTCAAAATCTTCACTAAGAAAGTTCAAACGTCTGGTATCCTTAAGGATCTCAGAGAGCGTGACTTTTATGAAAAGCCATCTGTTAAGAAAACCCGAGCTTCTAAAATTGCTGTTAAAGTAGAACAGCAACGCAGACGTGACTCGGCACTGCGTCAAGAGTTCTAAAACCCTCCATTTTCTGACGTATATCTCCGGTATATTAGGGTACTTTAGTCTAAATTCGCTAAATACCATTGGTGAAGCCAGCCCGAGAACTGGTTTTACCCGAGAAATCCTTGTAAAAAACCACACGGATTTCCTGTAAACAGTAACATGGAGATATACAATATGAAAAATATAATTTTCGCTGCGGGTCTCGCAGTGATGGTTACATCTTCTGCATTCGCATTTGGGCCAGACCAAGTACAAGGTCAAGCTCAAGGTCAAGCAGCGATATCTGATGTTGATGTTAGAAGTTCTAACACTAACGTTGGCATCACTAGCTCTGACTCTTATTCATCCGCAAGGGGTGGAGAGGTGAAGAACAGCGGCAATTCCGATTCTTACTCCTCTGCATATGCAGATGGTGGTAAAGGCGGAAAAGGCGGCGATGCTTACCAACACCAAAGCAATAGCAGCAAGAACGATAACGAAAGCAAAGCGTCGCTATACGTTGAAGGCGAAACTGATAATAGCGTACACATAGAAAAAGAAGCAAGAATTCCTGTTAACACAGCATTTGCACCGAACCTTACAGCATCGGAAGATACATGTATGGGTTCCACTACGGCTGGCGGACAAGGAGTTACCTTCGGTTTAAGCTTCGGTACAACATGGAAAGACCACGACTGCGTAGTTCGTAAGGACGCTCGTTTCTTACACAGCGCAGGTCACCAAAATGTTGCATTGTCTTACTTATGCAAAGACAAAAAGTCGATTATGGAAGCGGTAGCAACCGCCGGATCTGACGCAGAAAAAATTGCATGTGGAATCGCAGTTACACTTCCACCAGTTGCAGTTCCTGTGCCAACTCCGACAACATCGAAACCAATAGGCGGTTAATTAAACAGCAAGAATATGATTGATATTCTTGCACGGAGGATTTATGAAATTTTTTTATTTTTTAGGTAGTCACTGGCGTTTTTTTGTAATGGTACTTTTAGTTATTTTTACTGCAAGATATGGTATTTTACGTCTTGAAGAAAAAATGGGCTTAATTAAGTGTGATCGTGTTGAGATGGTTAAACCAGTTCCAGCACCACATGAAGCACCAACTACGCCGAAACCAGTTAATGGTTAATCTGTAACAGTGAAAGGTCGAAAGACCTTTCACTATGGAGATACAAATGAATAATACACACATATACAAAGCTGTTGTTTTGATAGGTGCTATCGTTCTTACTGGATTTTCGTATGCTGATGACGACGATTACTTACCTGGCGAACATGATCATTCTGGTGAAATAAAAGAGAAGATTTACGAATATAAAGATCGTGCTTCTGATAAAATGGATGACATACGAACCAAGTTAGCTTGTAAAATTATGCCGCACAGCAAACTTTTTACTTTTAGGTCAGGTGATACACATGACTCGAACGATCCACTTTACTCGCAACAGTATTATCATACAACTGTTTGCAAGTAGTTTATTAATGTGTGTGGCAGAAATGTCACACGCTGATAGTAAAATTATTGCAGACAAACCTAACGGAACTCTGTCAGTTATTATTGACGACAAAGAGTATACCGCTCCTGCTCTTTACGGCAAAAAGAAACTAGATACAATAGATATAGATTCTTTGCCCGATGGTGTAGCAGGATATGTAACACCAGCCGGCGTGTTCAATACAAAGCATTATTACAGTGCTACATTAAAGGAACCTGTAATTGCGTTTGTAGAAGGAAACAAAACCTTACTAGCTATGCACCCTGTATGGCTAGGCTACCCAGAACAAAAACGCCAAGAAAGATTAGACAGCCCAACTCCTGATGATAACAACATCACTAATGGCTGCATAAACGTACCAACAAAATTCTTTTATGACTATATGCTGAACCTTCCTAATGGAACGCCGCTGTATATTGTCCCTTACGATACGGCGGAAAATCAATGAGATTATTCTCTTTGGTTATGTCAGTTGTATTAATAGCAGGATGCGCATCGACAAGAACCTACCGCGACGGTGGTTGGCAAATAGTAAGTGAAGAACATAAAGTAGAAATACAAGTTAGAGAATCAGAAGTTGTCGTAAATGGAATTACGTTACAACAGTATGATGTTAGGTATGTGAACTACAGTCCATTATCCTGGTGTGTTCAACCACAATGGAGATTGGTGGACTTAGAAAACAGAACTTATGACGATTTTGTTGCATTGGGACCATATGAAACAACATACGTGGGTACCTTTGCACAAAAACCGTGGGAATTTAAGGAGTTTGTCCTTTTAGTTCCTCCAAGTGGCTATGTATCATCCGTTAAATTTCTGGAAATAGGTGAAAAAGCAGATTTTCCGGACATTTGTATAAAAAAATAGTAAAAAGATGTTGACATGTACGTAGAAATACTGTATTATGTCTTTTGTAAATTGTAGCTTCAAGTAACAAAACAGTGGTTGACAGCGTGTATGATGTAGTGTATACTTTGTTATGTAAATTGTAGCTTTAGGCGATCAATTTAAATGTAGTAGTAAGGAAACCAAAGCAGAAATGGATTCTTGTGAAATGGTTTACAAGGCTCTCAACACAACCCAAAAATTTTGGAGATTTAAATAAATGAAAAAAGTTCTTTTATCCGCTGCAATTGCAGCAGCAATGTTTTCAACTGGCGCAATGGCAGCAGGCGTTGCAGTTGCAACGGCATCGGGTACTGACTCCGCAATTAGCGGCAGCGCAGCACTCGCGGCATCGGCAGGCAATGGCACTAGCACATCGTATGGTGCAAACATCACCGCAGCACATGTTGATGTAGCAGCTGATGCAAAATACGACAAAACCTCGGCAATCACCGACGTAACCAATACTCCGATCTTTGGGCCAATTGGACTGCGTACTACTGACCGTACTAACACTGTTGACACTGACGTACATGTTTCTGGCAACACTGCAACTAGCACTGAAACTATCGCAGTTAATACTTCGACTGGTTCTGGCTTCGGCGGCGCAGCGGCAGGTGGTTTGGGCGTAGCACAAGCTAGCGGCGTAGGCGCGATCATCGGCAATGATGATGTTGGCGGCGTAGTAGCTGGTGGTTCAGTTTCCGGCGCAGGCTCACTTGTTATTGCTGGTACAAACCAAGGTCGATATGTTCTTGGAACAAACGAATCCGGCTTCGACGCAGCGGCATCTGCCGACAAAGAAACCAAAACAACTACCACACAAGGCACGTTGTTTGGATTTGCAGTTGGTCCAACCAGCACTGTTACTACTTCCGATACCAGCGTAGCAGGTACTTCGGCCCTAGCTTACAGCAACAGCACACAAGTTAACACTATCCCAGCCGGCCACACTGGCGCGTTCGGCGGTGTGATTAACGGTGGCTTAGCTGGTGCAGGTGCATTGGCCGGCGCAAGCGGCGAAGTGTCAGTTAACGGCATTGACATCCAACCGTAATACAGCCCGAGTGAGTGACATCTTGCGATGTCACTCAACCCACTAAACTTTTTGGAGAATATTATGAAGAAGGTAATTTTTGCTGTATTCGCTACCATGCTTGCAACGCACTCGTTTGCAGAAGTTGCAAAGGCAAATGCTAACGTAGAAACAAACGTTGGCACACAGTCTGAAGCTGGAGCTGCCGTAAGTGGCAACGCAATGGGCAACTTGAATTATGCGCCTGTTTCAAACACTGAAGTTGACAATCCACGTGCAGCACCCAACACTGCAATTGGACCACAACTGATCACTAGTAACGACACTTGTATGGGCTCCAGCTCTGCAGGCGTATCAACATATGGCATTTCAATCAGCGCAGGCACAACCTGGACTGATAGCAATTGCGTAATGTTGAAAAACTCGCGTGAAATGTGGAACATGGGTCTTCGTGCAGCGGCTGTAGCTCGTATGTGTATGGATGACGACAACCGTGACGCAATGGAAGTATCAGGTGTTAAATGTCCGGACTTTGCAGAGCAGCGCGCATCCCACAAACGCAAGTAATAGGAGGTATACATTATGCCACGCATTAAATTTGTAGTAGCAATTGTTATAGCTCTAGGATTGCTTGTGGCATCAAAAACTTTTGCTGGTACATCAAACGAAAATGTGTTTTTGGGAACAACCACAGACGCAGCATTAAATGTTTTCGGTGATGAAGAAGCTTACCATGTGCCACAATACATGGTTGGTTTCCCAACAGCAGCAACAATTTGGCCAAGAGTTGTCCAAGTTGATTGTGTAGAGATTGATGCAAGCAACATCAAATGTGAAGGGTACAACTGGAGTCCGAAAATGGGACGTGGGGAATACTTGTATTTCCAACCAGTTATGCACAAGGCTCCGAAGCCTGTTTACATTGAAGTTCAAAAGAAGCCAATCGGCGAGTAACACTAAGTAAGTAAAAAGGAAGCCCCGCAAGGGGCTTTTTAACGATGATAATAATAAGCCTAAAAACTGCCACAATCTGCTTTGCCATGCAATGCTATCCTGCTTTAGTCGGGCACAGCACTCCGGTTGGAGAGTTCGATGTTGTGGAAAGACTAACAGAAAAATACGGATATGGTGGAAATGTCTTGCAATTTCACGAGACAGACACTATAATATACGCTATACACAGAACTTGGTTGTTGAATCCAGAGCAACATAGGGATTTAAGAATACAGAGCAAGAACGTAAAGGACAGATTTATCACTAAGGGTTGCGTAAATGTCCAGCCTGAAGTGTTCGAACAGTTGAAAACATGTTGTATTAACGAAAAGCTAACCATTACTACTGATTAGGTGCTATATGACACAGCGTATCACTACAGTCCTTTTATTAATTGCTGCATTTGTCCTACTTAGCGGGTGTACATCAACCCCAAGCACTGATTGCGGCAAGGTCGCAGCATTTGCAAAAGGTGCAGCTAAAGCTAGGGATCAAGGTATTCCACCGGCTGGCCTAGATAAGTTTATCACTGTAAAGCACCCACCGTTTTCCATAAAACACGTAAAAAAAGATGTCTACAAAAATGAACTTTCTCCAGATAGCGTGTACGGAATCTATTTAACTGAGTGTAATGAAGTAGGAATTGAAACGTTCAATCAGCTCTTAGTACACGACAATCAAAAATAGTGAGCATGTTAAGTGCAGTAGTAGCAAAGCTCAAGAAACAGCAACCGACACCACTATCAACTCCCATCGAGGAATGGACAGTGGAAGAAATTGCTGAACTTGAAGAAACAATGCGACGATTCCTTGGCACATTTCCTGGAAAGACAGATGACTGAACGTGAACGAGTGTATGCTATTAGAATTAGACACGACGAGGAGAAACGCATCTTCACGCCGGATCTCCGTTACGGCACATACAAAAACATTTCAGCTTTAGGCTGCATGTTTACTGAAATGACAATTGATGACACCTTCATGCACAGAGATGACGGCCTTCCAGCTACAGTAGAGACAAACGGTCGGCAAACATGGTTTCGAAAAGGGAAAAAGCATCGAACAGATGGGCCCGCAGTGTGGTGGCCAGAGTTCCCTTCTGATATACCATACAAAGAGTGGTGTATTGATGGTGTGAATTTCACGTTTGATGCATGGTGCAGAGAATTAAAAAAAGATCCACAGGAAATACTGTTTTTAAAGCTAAAATACCACCCTGATTCTAGAGATCGAACATGAAGCCACACTTAATATTCCCATCATCACACGGAGAAGCATACTATGACGATGAACGTGGTGATTCCCTAGTTCCTGATGGCGAATACATTAATGAGTTTGCTATTAATGTAGGATCGTGTATAATTGATATTAACTACTTAGCAGTCGCCGGCGGCAAGATGCATAACGACACCGGCCCAGCCGTCGTGTTTGCCGATGGCGATGAATGGTGGTATTTATACGGACTGCATCACAACACTGAAGGTCCAGCCTGCGTCACACACATTCCTGGCCTCGACACGGAGTATGAATTTTATATACATGGCACTGAGTACACATTTAAAGTTTGGTGTGATATAACTGAGAAATCTAACGAAGACAGAATCTTTTTAAAACTAAAATATAACCTTAAGACTGGAGAAAAAGCGTAGATGAAGACTTTCCTGATGTGTCCGCCTGATTTTTTTAACGTAGCTTATGAGATCAACCCGCATATGGTTGGAAACATAAACTATGTTGATGTTGTAGAAGCCAAGGAACAATGGGAAAACTTGTACGATGCAGTAGCAGAACACGCAACTGTGGTAATCCTAGATCCAATTGAAGGATTGCCAGATATGGTGTTTGTTGCCAACGCTGCTGTTGTTAATCCAGAAACAGGTGTGGCTTTGATTAGTTCGTTCAAGCATAAAGAGCGACAGGGCGAAACTGAAGTGTATGCAAAGTTCTTTGACGAGAACGATTGGGAAACATACGTGTCAGAAGTTCCGTTTGAAGGTGCTGGTGACTGTTTAGTTGATCGTTATGGCGAATACTGGCTTGGTTATGGGCAACGTTCGGCCAAAGAAGCAATCTTTGAGATCGAAGGGAGAGTCCTAGAGGATTACCTTCACACAGTTCGACTAGTTGATCCGCGTTGGTATCATTTGGACACATGTTTCTGTCCTTTAGATACAGGGTATTACTTAGCAGCACAGTCCGCATTCACGAAAAAGTCATGGGAATACATTGTTCAGACGATCGGCAGCAAACTAATTGTTGTTGACGATGAAGATGCAATGAAATTTGCATGTAATGCAGTTTCTATTGGGCACACAGTAATTATGCCAAAGTGCTCCGACTATTTGGTTGAGCGGTTAGCTGTAACTGGACACAATGTTGTACAGTTGAACATGAGTGAGTTCCTAAAAAGTGGCGGCGCATGTAAATGTCTGGTATTAGAATTAGGACATGAGTGAAGACGATGTTGTTCGACGGTTGGTTAGGATTCCGTACGAGGAACTGTATGCCCGCATCAACGAAAACATCTATGAGAGGCCAAACTATTCCATAATATTATCCGAAGCTGGCTGGACAATGGATGAATTTCGTGAGGAATCCAAGCGACGTTTTAGTATAGTGGTGAATTTGGGATGAGTGAAGAAGAGAAAGACAAATTCGTGACACGTTTGCGACAGTCCACGTTCGAGACTGTCCATAACGCATACTGGGCCGCCGAGTTTGACGATCTCGGCGCTACCCTGAAAGAACACGGTTGGACTTTTTCGGAATATGAAGAGGCTTTTCACAAAATGCAAGAAGCACAAGTGAAGAAAATGGCCAAGCAGATGCTCAGAGATCAATATGAGTGAAGATGATTTTTTTCGAAAGTTAAGAAAAATACCATATGAAGATATGGACCGAATCATGTCAGGGCAGAAACGAATCTGGAATGATATTGAATCTGATGACCCAGAGATGGAAAACTTTCTTCTAGAGAAGGGTGGGTGGACACAAGAGGAGTATCAGAGAGAACACTGGTCTCGGATGCGTGACTACATGGCAAAAATACTAGATTCTATGCGAGGCATAGATAAGGATATAAAGTGAGATACAGAACGTTTCAATTGTTTGCTGTTGTTGTATTAGTTGCAGCAATTTATTGGTGTATGCAATGAGTTGCCCAACTTGCGGGCTGTCAGGCCTCCACGCTTGCCCAGGATACCCGATGACTCCGTGGACTGAAGAAGAGAAAGAAAGTCTTAATAGAGCACTTCGTGAAATATTTAGGATGGAAAATGAAAACGCCAACGCTAGTAGAACAGATATTAAACCATGTGATGAAGGACGACAAGATAAAGGTTGACAAGGATGGAATTGCTGAATTCCATGATGAGTCAGGCCCTGCCTTCGTTCTAGATGGTTGGGCAATATGGTATTTAGATAATGTCCGTGTCACTTTTGAGGAATGGTGTGAAAGAACCGGCAAAACTGATGAAGAAATAATCTTTCTTAAACTGAAGTACAACACTAAATGGAATATGTAGACGTTAACAACTGCATGCGGATTCATGTTGATCTTGAAACCGGCAATACCACCTATCGTGATTCCATGACTGGAAAGGTGCACCGATCTGATGGCCCTGCTAGAATTATGCAATGTGGATCAGAGTACTGGTATAAGCAAGGCCTCCGCCACAGAGCAGATGGCCCTTCGGATAAGCATGTGATGTCAGATGGCACAGTTAAATACGACTGGTACTGGGAAGGAATAGAACACACTTTCGAGTTATGGTGCATACTATCGATGCAATCAAACGAGGATATCTTGATCCTAAAACTAACGTATCAGGTAAATATCTGAAGTAAGTGGTTGACTTTAATATAGGTGTTTGCTATACTATATAAACATTGTAGACACTACTGAGGGTAATGAAATGTTGAATGAAGTTCACAATTTCGATCGTCATGCTAACCGAGCAGTGGATTTTGATCCACGCAATCCAGAACATCTTGAAGCATTTGAAATGCTTTGCCTTGGTATTAAAGGGAAGTTGCAAATGCACCCAACTTTACGCTTTTATCTCAACCCACCCTTTCAAAACCTCCGCACACAAATGCTGCATATGGTTGCTGAGTGTTACATTCAGGACTCGCGTGTAAAGCAATTACTGGAAAAATAACAGCGCAATATATTCTGGAGCATTTCTGTAATGAAAAGGTTTATCTTACTGTCGATGTTACTTGTCTTGGCCAGTTGCCGCCAGACAGTTGACAATAAGGGATACCCACGAACAATATTGTGGGAAGACAAGTATGTCACATCGTCCAAACCAGAGCATCCTAATGATCTGGAATGGGAAACAAACACGGATGGTATGCTGTATGCAACCACTGTGATTGCAGGGCAAGTATTTATTGTTACTCGAGACAAATCGGACAATTACTACTTGGCCGGGCCGTTGCAACAAAATAACTTCACGTGTTTGAAGGAGCGGGAGAAGAAACAAAGGAGTAAATGAAGAAATTTCTTCAACTGTTAGTAATGCTTGCTTTTACAGCATGTGAGTCTGATTCAGATTTATATGATTATACTATGGCCGCAATAGATTATCAGTATCCAGTTTTAAAAGATGGCGAGAAAGTATCGCCAGAAGAGTTAACTTGGCACACTGATGTAAACGGAAAGAAATACGCAACTGTTATGCGAAATGGTCAGATGTACATTGTTGATGACAAACAACTGGAGAAATATAGAACACGAAATTAAATGCTTAAAAGGAATTTAAGCCAGGAGTAAAAATGAAAATAGGGATATTTGTACTAACAGGGACGTTAGCACTTAGTATTTTTCCAAATTATAGTTTTGCATGGTCAAGTCGTGGCGACATCCCGATATTCGAAGCTGTGCACCAAATGGCTGTGGAGAAAGTTCTAAGTGGAATGGTAGATGCACAGTTTATTGATATTCTTCAAGAACAGCAACTTGTAGTAGACCAAGATAAGGGCATTAAATACTCCCAGGAACATGCTATGACTGGTTTGGCACCAGGAGAAAAGTATGATGATCGGAAACCAGTGTTTGTTGTAAGGTCGAACGCATTTGTCATTAGTAAGTTAACTGAAGCCAAGCATTTCAGACAGCAAGGCAACATTCCAGAATCAATGGAACAGCTAGGTAAAGCTATACACACCTTGCAAGATTCTACTTCCCCAGCGCATCAAGGATTTCAACCCTGGCACGATGACGAGAGTTTAATAAGTAAGACTCAACATGTTTTGAAGGAGGCCACATATCCAGACGACGGTGGCTCAACACGGGAATTACAAAGGAAAAAATTAGAAGGTGCTACACTCTGGGCTTACGACATTTTTATTGGAAAAACCAGTATGCCATCAGAATTCTTTGACGCTAAATCTGGAATGATACTGTTGCCTTCTGAATACATGGAGGCAGTGAAATGAGATCAATACATAGACGCAATACTTTTCTAACATCATTTTTAATAGCAAACGCCATCCTAGCAATATTATGGCTAGTACCGTTCGTCAAACACTCAGCAACAGTGTTATATTTTAATTTCCCGGCGCTGTTGTTAGCTGTGGCACTTTCCGGCGATGCTCACAGCCCAACTGCTTATGCTGCTTGGCTTTCATTCGGAATATACACACTTTTGTATTGTGCTGTTGTTATGGTTGTGTATGTAATTGTCCGAGAATGGTATATGGTCAGACAGTCTCGATGTGTTATTAAGGAGTTTGTAGAAAGACTTCCGACTACGTATCGAAGAAATTTGAATAGCAGGACAATAGACTCCCATCTTGACTGTTTAGGTAGAGCAATAACACAAATAGAAGGTAAAAGACGCAAGTGTATCTTCTTAGAAAATATGGATTGTGTTGATCTTAAAAGTTCACCAAAGGATATTGCAACACAGTTTTTATCATCCGGTAAGAAGCACCGAGTGTCAGTAAATTTGCTAAAATACCTAGAAAAAGATGTAGCAAAAAATTCTAACGACGAATATGCACGTAAATTAATGGAGAAGATCAAGGAACGAACTAAGTAACCAAAGGATGGCATTGTATAAAGTAATTTTATATCCAAATAAAGAGATTGCATTTGATATCAACGGCGTAGTAGAATACGAGGGGAGAATACGGTCCCAATATATTCCCACGGCAGGTCAGCCACTGTATATAATTGTGTTAGCCACAATAGAGTGTCTATATGACGCTAATATATTTTGGGCATTAACCAACATGAAGAAAGAAGATATATTTTTTATGAAGATGAAGTTTGGGATATAATGAAAGCAACTAAAACCTGCGGTACGGAATACACGTTTGATAAATGTGGGAAACTCCTAAGGGAAGAAAAAGTGCCCATACCATGGAGTTACAAGGATGAAGTTAACTATTCTATAGATTTGGGCCACAAAAGAAAGAAAAAACAGAGGCGCCAGCACCTTTGGATGAGATGTACAGAAAAAGAATGGTGGGAAGGATTTTCCATTAATGAAAAACAGAAACTAATCATGAAATTAAAGTATGGTATTTAAGTTGACACGCTACAAAAACTCATGTACTATGCAAGCACTATCAACTAAGAGCCTGACTATGACTAACACTGCTATTGCTGACAAAACTGACACAGAATCTAAAATCGAACTTCCGAAGAAATACAAAGTTCTTCTCCACAATGACGACAAGACCACTTTTGATTTTGTGATTTATGTTCTAGAAAACATTTTCCACAAAACTTCAGCAGAAGCGGAAGTAGTTACTATTATGATCCACAATCAAGGGCGCGGTATTGCTGGCATATACTCCAAAGAACTGGCAGAACAAAAAGCTATCGAAACAGTAAACCTTGCTGCTGCAAACGGGTACCCACTTCTGGCAACTTTTGAGGAGGCGTAATGCTCTCCAAACTAAAGGGCATATTTCATTCGAAACGGCAGAGACCGTTTGCTGATAAGGAAGTGTCTGATCTTACAGTGAAAGAACTGTATCGGGCAATTCACCTCGGCAAGAAAGTTACAACATTCGACTACTATGAGCTTTACCGAGAGTTGAAGAAACGTAGACGCCAGGAAGATGCAGTAAATGACAGATGAAACTCGACTTACTACACTAAAAGACCTTTATACTAAATTAGAAAACATGCGCGACATCCAGTGTGTTGACGGCAACTGGAACTACGACAGTTATAATCATGGATACGCAAACGCATTTATTCTAGCTACACAGATAGTAAGTCGAGAAATTGATTTTATTAATCCGACCAGAGACTCGAAGTTTTTTGAGTTGCCGCCGTTCCTGTCAGCTCCTGATGAGTTTATAGCTGATAAAGAAAACAGGGAAAAGCATGACGACCTACATAAACGTTTCCCTGCTTTAAAAGAAGCGTGGGAACAGTACCAATTCATTTATAAAATGGTAAAAGACGACTAGTAAATCCGAAGTTTTATTAAAACTGATAAATACTATTATAATAAAAAGTATTGGTTTTTATAATGAGCGAATTTAGAAAGTATATTACACTTGTTGAATCGCAAACTGAAGCATATCGAGTAAAGCTGTCTTATAAACTCGATGCTTTGGCCCCTATCCTATCAAAAGAAAATTTAGATTTCCATTATAACACTCTGCACAAAAACTACGTCGAGAAAGTCAACGCAGGCGAAACAGATGACTTTTTTGTAGGCGGCGTTGTTCTCCATAACAAATTCTTCGAGCAATTCACAACTCCATCGGGGAAATCTGCTACAGGGAGAATAAAAGATTTCGTCACCTCTATTTTTGGCTCCTATGATTCTTTTAAAGACTCATTTACGGAAGCAGCACTAGCAATACACGGATCTGGATGGTGTTATCTGTCGGATACCGGAAAAATAAAAATAATAAAAAATCACGAACCTAAAAAAGATATTCTTCTTATCATAGATATGTGGGAACACTCCTATCTCAGCGACTATGGCGCAAACAAAGAAAAGTATATCAATAATTTTTGGAAAATCGTGGACTGGGATCGTATAAACTCTAGATTGGAGTAAGAAATGATTAGCAAGGAGTTGCTAGTGTGGCACGCAATGGGTGGAAAGATCGGCCCATTGGACATAGTCTCTTTATATGAAGAAGACTTTAACAAATCTAAAATATTCCAGTCTTATATACAGGCATGCAACTTGTCTGGCGAAGAAATCGACCAACTAAGAACTAAAAATGTAATAACTAAGCTGTCGCGGGACTTCAGTCATTCTGTGAATGATGTCTTACGAATTAAAAAAGCACTAGAGGAGGGAAATAACCACTTAGCATCTGTAATTCTAAAATATATGTTTATGTAAAACTTTCTAAAGGACTTGCCATGAGAACGAACGCACATTGGAAGGAATGCGAATCCCTGAATTCGTATTACCACGCACAAAAACTTTATTTTCAACTAAAAGAATACGCAAAAGAAGAGGGCTACGACACTAAAAATTTAAAAGTATACGCAAAAAAAGAAGTTTATGAAAGGGGCTTCGGCAAAGCCAACAGCATATTAATTTGGAAAGACGGACCAGCAGGGTGGATAGAAAACACATACTTTTTCTTACCAGACAACGTTTGTTATTCAATATATGACGACAGTACTCTACTTTTTTACGATCTGTAACACAACGAATATAAATACTACGTCATTAACTTTTTGGAGATAAAATGATTGATCTAAACGAGATTGGTAAAGTGTATAAAATCATACAAGCTGATTCTGGAAAGAAGAGCGAAATGCAAATCATTATGTATGATCAAATTTTAGAAATCCTTGGGGAATACGATACTAATCATTTCCCAGATTTTAGTGAGTATATGTCCGAGTGCGTATTAGCAATGCAAGGCTTTGTGTCGTCCCCATACAACGTGACGTGGTATGCAAGAAAGCAAGAAGACATCGATTTACAGGAAGCAGTAACACAGGCTATCAATGAAGGAAACAAAAAAATAGTCATTGAGATATTACCTCCTGATGGACTTAGTCTGTGGTAAAATAGATCGCGTTTTGTAGATAAATACACAATGCAAACCAAGACTGAAACACCCATCAAAAAGACGTTTTTATCTAAAACCATAATTACTCTGTTACTCGTAATTTCCGTACTGCTACTTCTCCAAGTAGCAGATACGCTTTACACTACTGTACCTAACGAAGTTAGCTATACCGAGTTTATAAACGACTATACTACTGGCCAAATTACTGAACTTAAAGTAACTGGCAGAAAAGTATCCTATGTCGATAACAAGCGAGCCCGCAAATCATCAACTGTTATTAGTAACATCGATCCCATTGTAGAAAAACTTACAAAGAAAGGCATCCCTGTATATGTGTCAAACTCAGACTCTACTAATACTACAGCATCGTCTATTGGCCTAACATCTCTTATAGCACTGTTGCCAGTGTTTGTTTTAATTATTGCAATGTTTTGGTTATCCAAAAAATCCACGCCTAGAGGAGACCACTTATCAGAGATGGGTAAGTCTAGAGCTAGGCGTATCGATCCAGAAGATATAGACGTAACATTTAAAGATGTTGCTGGGTCTGAAGAAGATATGCAGGAAATCCAAGAGATTGTAGACTTCCTTAAAAACGCAGAGCAATATGCTAAAGTAAAAGCAAAAATTCCCAGAGGTATTTTACTGTCAGGACCTCCCGGCACTGGAAAGACATTAGTGTGCAAAGCTATTGCCAAAGAAGCTGGCATACCATTCTATTCATCGAGTGGATCAGAGTTTGAAGAAATGCTTGTGGGTACAGGTGCAAGCAGAATAAGAAGCATGTTCGAAGAAGCTAGACAAGAAACACAAGCAATCATATTTATTGACGAAATTGACGCAGTGGGAGGACACCGTGGTAATGGATCTGGATCAAACTCTAAGGAACAAACACTAAACCAGCTATTGGTTGAAATGGATGGTTTTGAAGGATCAGGAGGAGTAATTATTATTGGTGCAACTAACCGTATTGAATCTTTAGATCCTGCTTTGCTACGCCCAGGCAGATTTGATAGGATTGTTACACTTGGTCTTCCGGATTTAGATTCTAGAATGAAAATTATTAATATCCATTTGTCAAAAATTATCTCAGACGTTTCTGAAAGCAACACATTGTTCTTAGCAAAAGGGACACCTGGCTTCTCCGGAGCTGACATTGCAAAGCTAGTTAACGAAGGTGCAATTTTTGCCGCCAGAGATCACAGAGATGTAGTGGGAATAAATGATTTAGACAGAGCCAAAGATAAAGTAATGATGGGGCATGAAAGTCCAAAGAAAATGAATCCATCGGAAATTAGACTTACTGCAATACATGAAGCAGGCCATGCAATTGTTGGACATTTATCTCCAGAGCACGACGAGGTGTATAAAGTCAGTATTGTTCCACGTTCGCGCAGCCTTGGTGTAACTATGTTTTTACCAGATGTGGAATCACACAATTACTCTAAGAGAAAATTGGACGGAATTTTAACAACCCTATTAGCAGGCCGCGCAGCGGAAGAAGTTGTTTATGGAAAAGAGTTTGTGACAACCGGCGCGTCAAACGACCTTACTCGGGCAACTAGCATCTGTAGAAACATGGTGACTAAGTGGGGATTGAGTGACGTGGGTCTTACTGCACACGACTATGACAGACGTCGTGATTATTCTGAAGCTATGGGAAATTTAATTGATAAAGAAGTTGACATGATACTAAGAAGGAGCTATAATACTGCTATAGAGTTGTTAATCCAGAACAAAGACATACTCGAAAAAATGGCAGATGTATTGGTGGAACGTGAAACGATCAACAGGGAAGAAGTTATAGAATTATTGGAGCGACGACATGAGTAAAGTGTTTACGTTTTTTGAAGATTGCTTATTAGTTAACGGTGATATTGAACCTGGTGTAGCAGGAACTTATTTTATAATTTCTAAGTTCCTTTGCCACACTAACGTAGCCGGTGCATATTTGTCGTCCACTTTAAACAACCCCAGTAAAATATACGTTGTTCCACTTGCAGGCGCTACACGTTCAGAAACAATGAAATTAATAGATTCAATAGAGAGTGGAATTCCACTCAACAAACTTTTACCTACCTACTTTGAGCTGACCGATGAAGAACTTATTTGATACATTAGAAGCAACTCCAGGCAGAAATGACAAACTTCAAATTTTATCAAACAACAAGAGCAACGAACTTTTAAAATCAATTTTCAACGCAGCACTTAATCCATACACACAATACTTCATTCAAAAGATCCCAGCATACACGCGCCACACTGAAACAATTACGTTAGTAGAATTCTTAGAAGGCATTAAGGATTTGACACAGCGTAAAGTGACAGGCCATGCAGCACAAAACCATTTGTCTAACTTGTTGTCTAAGTTAGAATCTGGCGATGCAGTAATTGCAGAGCGAATCATTAAGAAAGACTTGCGCTGCGGAATTCAAGAATCTACAGTAAACAAAGTGTGGGATGATTTAGTTCCAACATATCCTTGCTTGCTAGGCAAAGGGTATGACGAGAAAAGCATTAAGGCAATTGTGTATCCTGCAATTTCCCAAGTAAAATCTGATGGGATGCGAGCTAACGTACACTGTACTCCGGAAAGCATTTTGATTTTTGGTCGGTCGGGCAAGCCAATCGACACGTTAGGGCATTTGGAAGCAGCTTTCGAACCCTTCCGAAACAGAAAGTGCGTATTTGATGGAGAACTTGTTGTTCTGAATCATGACGGCACTGTAATGTCTCGCAAAAAGGGCAATGGTATCCTTAACAAAGCGATTAAGGGAACCATTTCTGAAGATGAAGCGAGCCGAGTTTGCATTAAGTTGTGGGATTGGATCCCACATGCAGACTTCGTTAAGAAGGTGTTTAAAACAGCGTACGATGCCCGCTACGCAACGTTGTGCTCCATTGTTAAAAGTGATAGCACTGATAATTTTGTGAAAGTGTTATCTGGTTCATCTAAGATTGCAGTTACTGAAAATCGCATTGTGCATAACTTAGCTGAAGCACTTGACCATTTTGAAGAAATGCTCAATGCAGGCGAAGAAGGCACCATGCTTAAAAACGTAGCTGGTATTTGGGAAGACAAACGTTCCAAAGATTTAGTAAAAATGAAATCTGAAAAGGAATGTGAGCTTGTTGTTACTGGTTGGAATCCGGGCACTCCTGGAACCAAAAACGAAAAGCTGATCGGTTCGCTAGTTTGTCAGTCTGCTGATGGCGGAGTAGAAGTTAGCATTAGCGGATTCTCAGATGCACTGCGTCAAGAAATTACTGATGACATTGATGACTGGATTGGTTGCATTGTCACTGTAAAATACAACGAGCGTATCAAAAGCAAAGGTGCAAATCGAGCTAATGTAGATTCGTTGTTCTTGCCGCGTTTTGAAGAACGGAGGTATGACAAAAGTATCGCCGACCATTCATCCAAAATAGAGTAGCAGTTCGATGGGCGGAAACGCCCTTCTTTCTGGAAAGCCATATTCTATTCGAACAAACAGATAAGTAATATTAATAACAATAAAAAACTAAAGAATAAGGAGGTTCCGTGGTTAGTAACTTATTCGGTATTTATTCAAATCTCATAAACGAGAGAAAAGAAGAAGAGTTTACGTTAGAAGAATTCTTAAATCTCTGTAAAACAACCCCCGCAGTATACGCAACGGCAGCTGAAAGAATGATAGCTGCTATTGGCGAGCCTGAAACAGTAGACACATCTACGGACTCCAAGCTATCCAGAGTCTTCCAAAACAAGCCAATCAAAAGATACAAGCCTTTTGAGGATTTCTATGGCATGGAAGAAACAATTGAACGTATTGTTGGTTATTTCAGACACGCTGCACAAGGTCTCGAAGAGAAAAAGCAAATCCTGTATTTGCTTGGCCCAGTCGGATCTGCTAAGTCTAGTATTGCAGAACGTTTGAAAGAGTTGATGCAGAAAGAGCCTATCTATGTTCTTAAATACGGGAATGAAATTTCCCCAGTATTTGAGTCTCCATTTGGTTTGTTCTCTGAAGAGCCTGAGCTTGTAGCAGCACTCGAAACTGAATACAATATTCCTTCAAGATATGTAAAAGGGGTAATTGCAAGTCCGTGGGCAGTAAAACGCTTGTCGGAAATAAAAGATATCAGAAAGTTTAAAGTAATTAAAATTTGGCCTAACAAACTTAACCAAGTTGCAATTATTAAAACTGAACCTGGTGATGAAAACAACCAAGATATATCGTCCTTGGTTGGTAAGATTGAAATTAGAAAACTAGAATATTTCGCACAGCATGATACCGATGCTTACGGATACAATGGCGCATTATGCCGTGGTAACCAGGGCATTGTTGAGTTTGTGGAAATGTTCAAAGCCCCGATTAAAGTTTTACACCCGTTGCTAACTGCTACGCAGGAAGGCAACTATAAAGGCACAGAAGACGGATTGGGTGCTATTCCATTCCAAGGCGTAGTATTAGCTCACTCCAACGAATCAGAATGGCAAACATTTAGAAACAATAAAAATAACGAGGCGTTTATCGATCGTATTTACATTGTTAAAGTGCCATACTGCTTGCGTAGAGATGAAGAACTTAAAATCTACAAGAAGATGCTTGAAAATTCTCAGCTTGCAAATAACCCATGCGCACCAAAGACTTTGGAGTTGCTTGCAGACTTTTCTGTTTTAACAAGATTGAAAACTCATGAGAATAATTTAAACCTTGTGACAAAAATGCGCGTGTACAACGGTGAAAATCTTAAAAACAAGGACCCGAATGTAAAAGCATACCAAGAGTATACTGATGCTGCCGGTGTCAACGAGGGCATGTCCGGCTCGTCAACTAGATTTGCGTTTAAAGTGTTGTCGCAGACATTTAACTTCGACAAAGATGAAATTGCAGCTGACCCAATACACCTAATGTATGTTCTTGAAAACGCAATTAAGCAAGAGCAGTTTTCCGCAGAGAAAGAAGAGTTATACATTGGGTTTATTAAGTCTTACATGGCAGAGGAATACAAAGAGTTCATTGGGACAGAAATTCAACGTGCATACGTGGAGTCTTTTTCCGAATATGGGCAAAATGTATTTGAAACATATCTCGCTTATGCTGACTCGTGGTTGCAAGACATTGACTACCGCGATCCAAACACAGGCGAAATGTTTGACCGATCTATACTTAATGACGAACTTGAAAAGATTGAAAAGCCTGCTGGAATTGCAAATCCAAAAGACTTCCGTTCTGAAGTTGTTAATTTTGTATTACGATCTAAAGCAAAAAATAGAGGCGCATCTCCTCGTTGGAACAGTTACGAGAAGTTAGCAGAAGTCATTGAGAAGAAAATCTTTTCCTCAACTGAAGACTTGCTTCCTATTATTAGTCTTGGCACTAAAGCAAACAAAGACGACGAAAAGAAAAGAAACGATTTTGTTTCTAGGATGAAAGACAAAGGTTACAGCGAACGTCAAATAAATCGTTTAACTGAGTGGTTCATAAGGGCCCGCAAATCTTCCTAAGAGGTACAAATGGATTACACCATTGTAGATCGAAGAGGAACATCTGGAGATAAGAATTCTTCCAACCGCCAACGCTTCCTTAAGAAAGTTAAGGATCAATTAAAGCGTAAGGTGCAGGAAGGATTCTCCAAAAGATCAATAACCTCAGACGACAGCGAAAATATTACAATAACAACTGGCGGCATTGGCGAACCTACGTTTAACAATGACACACAGACTGGACAAACCGATCGAGTATTGCCTGGAAATAAAAACTATATTCCAGGTGACTTGATTGAAAAGCCTCAACGAGGAGAAGGTGGCGAACCCAAAGCATCTGACAGTGGTGAGGGCGACGATGAATTTACTTTTACGATTTCCAAAGATGAGTTCTATGACATATTGTTTGAAGATATGGAACTTCCTAATTTAGTTAAAACTTCTGATCAAGACATAACGGAATATAAAATGCAACGGGCAGGATTTACTTGCAACGGCACACCGGCGTCATTAGATTTAGTTAGAACAATGAAGAACAGTCTGGGAAGAAGAATTGCTTTAAAGTCGCCATCCGATAAAGAGATTGCTGCATTACTTGCAAAAATAGAAGAGTTAGAAAATAAGAAAGGCAACGAAGAAGAAATCAAATTAATTGTAGAGCAAATCGAAAAGTTGCGACATAAATTAAATTATATTTCTTTTATCGATCCTATAGATTTAAGATACAAAAACTTTGATAAAGTTCCTAAGCCTGTTAGCAAAGCAGTGATGTTTTGTGTAATGGACGTGTCTGGAAGTATGGAAGAATATCATAAAATGATTGCTAAGAAATTCTTTACATTATTGTATTGGTTCTTGCACAAAAAATATGAGAAGGTTGAATTAGTTTTTATTCGACATCATGCTGATGCTAGAGAATGCACAGAGGAACAGTTCTTTTATGACAAAGAGACGGGCGGCACAATAGTTTCTTCAGCATTTGCTGTTGCAGAAAAAATCCAGAAAGAACGTTACCCTGCATCAGATTATAATATATATTATGCCCAAGCTACAGACGGCGACAATTACGAAAGTGACAATCGCCATGTTGAGAAAATACTTACAGATGAAATATTACCAACTTGCCAATATTTTGCATACATTGAAATCGCTAAAGCGCCAAGAAGCCGTACAGGAAAAGCTGTAGGCAATTTGTGGCAGCTATACACAAAGTTGGCTTCGATATGTAAACATTTACAAGTAAGAGAAATAGGCAGCGAGCAAGAAATATACGCTGTGTTTAAAAACTTATTTGAAAAGAAGAGGGAAAAGTATGGCGTCTAAAAAAAGATTGTTTGATGGCGTCGATTGGGACACCAACACATTAAAAAACATCTACGCTGAATGCCAAACAATCGCTGTAGAAGAAATGGGCTTAGATGTTTACCCTAATCAATTAGAAATTGTTTCGTCAGAGCATATGGTTACTGCATACACATCTGTGGGCATGCCAATAAATTATAACCATTGGAGTTTCGGCAAACACTTTTTACAACAAGATAGAAGTTATAAATCGGGCGAATCTGGACTTGCGTATGAGTTAGTTATTAACGCAAACCCTTGCATAAACTATCTAATGGAAAACAACACAGCAACAGTGCAAGCAGTTGTAATTGCACATGCTGCATTTGGACACAACCATTTCTTTAAAAATAATTACTTGTACAAAATGTGGACTGACGCATCTAGTATTATAGACTATTTAGATTTTGCTAAAAACTATATTTCCAAGTGCGAGGAAAATTACGGGTATGACGCAGTTGAACAAATCCTTGATAGTTGCCACGCGCTAAAATATCAAGGTATAGATAGATACAAGCATCCTAAAAAAATTAACTTTGCTGAAGAGTCAAGACGGCAAGCAGAACGAGAGGAGTATTTACAAAAAAATGTCAGTTACTTATGGCAATCCCCAGAGAAGACTAAGAAAGAGAAAGAAAGCAAGTTCCCAGCGGAACCGCAGGAGAACATCCTAAAGTTCATTGAGAAAAATTCTCCAATCTTAGCTCCATGGCAAAGAGAGATCATACGCATTGTTCGTAAGATCACGCAGTATTTTTATCCACAAATGCAAACGCAAGTAATGAACGAAGGGTTCGCATCCTTTACTCATGACTACATTATGAATCGTTTGTATGACAAAGATTTGATTGGCGACGGCACTATGTTGGAGTATATTAAAACTAATGCTGGAGTGCTCAATCAATTAGCATATGGAAATTTTAATCCATATGCGTTAGGACTTTCCATGTATCGAGATATTAGACGTGCATGTGAGAATCCAACAAAACAGGATCGGGAATGGTTTCCTGATATCTGTGGAAAAAATTATATGGAAGTAATTAGAGAAATTGTAGAAAACTATAGAGATGATAGTTTTGTATTACAATTTCTAGGCCCTAACGTAATTGAGAAATTCAAAATGTTTAGGATCGAAGATCATGATGCCGACTATTACGAAGTTTCGAACATTCACGATGATCGAGGCTACAAAGATATTCGGCGTGCATTGTCTAGACGATACGAAGTAAACAACCTCATTCCTAATATTCAGATTGTGAATGCAAATTTAAATAGTGATAGAACATTAGAATTGCACCACTATATAATTAACGGATGTCTTCTTGAAGATGAGGAAGCAACACAGTGCCTAGCGCACATTAAAAGACTATGGGGTTTTACTCCGTGGTTAGTGTCATACAACTCCGCCGGGAAAGAAATAAAACAATATAAAATCGTATAGGTAAACATGATTAGAATAAACAGCTTAGTAGTCCTTGACACCAAGTTTAAGTCCGACTTTGATCTTTTGCAGTACCCAGCAATATTATATGATGGCGAAGCCGTCGTGTTTTTAGGTGAGATTCCTAATATGCGCGGCCATGGAATTTTCCAATCTAAGAATCACACTTACATTGGGCTTAAAATTGCCGACTTCGTAGAAGTGCCTGAAGAGAAAACAAAGATAAAACTTGTAGGTTGACTTTTCCTCCATAGGATGCTACACTTGGTTGAATATGGAGGAAACAATGGACATAGCTTTAATCTTCGCAGCCACAATTGATGGCGTTATCGGCGTAAACAATACAATCCCGTGGCACTTACCAGATGATATGAAACGGTTCAAGCAACTGACCACTGGTTCTGCTGTTATCATGGGGAAAAATACATACCACTCTATGGGCAAGCCTCTTCCCAACAGAAGAAACATAATTGTCACATCCACTCCAGATGAATTTGCAAATATCGAAGGCGTTGAAACTGTAGACTCAGTACATTACGCAATGGATATGGTTTCGAATGAAGAAAAGATATTTTTCATTGGTGGCTCCAAAATTTATGCTGATGGTTTATTCTACGCTAGTAAAATATATTTTACTAAAGTAATGGGAGCAGTGTTGCCAGCCGGCGATAGAATTAAACTGTCTCATGAAACACAGTGCAGTATTGTAAATAACTTCCACATTATAAGCCGGGATCTTCCAGACCCCACTGCTGATGTATACGCAGAGTATTATGTGCTTGAAAAAAATAAAAAAATAATAGACGGGTTCGACACAAACAATATACTCAGGAAAATAAGATAATGGATAGAAGAGAAGAATTTTTAGAAGACTGTATTGTAATTGATACAGAAACAACTAGCTTAGAATTTAAGATAGCAGAAGTCATTGAATTTGGTTTTGGCTTAAAATTTCCACATGGGTGGGAAATAGTGAGTCACTTGTACACACCAATGGAACCAATTTCGTATAAAGTTTCCTCAATAACTAACATCACTAACAAAATGGTTGATGGTCGCCCTCTGTTTAAAAACGGCGCCAAAGAAGACATTAACCCTGTGTTGCAATCTTTAGTAGGCAAAGGATCTAGAGTTGCACACAATGCTTTCTATGATTCGAAAGTATTAGAAAAGTACATGCTTGTGGATTTAAATACGCCATGGATTTGTACTATGCGCTGGGCTAAAAAATTATATGCGGGCGACGCAACTGTAGAAGAATTTAACCTTCCATATTTGCGATACCGTTTTGATTTGCAAGTTCCTGAAGATACTTCTGCACATAGAGCGGGTGCTGATGTTCTTGTGACAACATTGCTAGTTGAGCATTTGCTTGATGAAACAATTAAGCGTGGGATTCTTGAAGAAGGAATTTCATACAGGGTACAGTTGGAACATTGGTTGACTGAACCAATTAAATTGGCAACTATGCCGTTCGGCAAGTACAAAGGTGCCAAATTAGAAGATGTTCCATTAGATTATTGGATGTGGGCACTTAACAACTTCGATTCGTTAAACGAAGACGCAGACGGTTACGACAAGGACTTTGCAGAATCAGTTGCAGCAGTTATCTCGGCGAAGCTGGATTAGGTTCTTCTTTTTTCATAAAGTTGGGATCGAACTGCTGATAAGGCTTATGTTTCATCCCAGCTCTTTGTTTAGCTTCTTCTCTACCACGATAGCCCGGACTTTGGTATTCGTACTTTCCGGGCTCAGTTTTCATAAGCTCGTATTTACTGTGAGGAACGTCCTTAGTGAAAACAGGAACGCCATCTGCGTGTTCCCACACCTCTTCGGTCCGTCTTCTTTCATCATCAGCGTATTTTGCCAGTTCAGGATTATACCAAGAATCAAGGTCGCTGCCAGAATGGCCAAATTCGTAATTTTCACATATTAGTTCAGAAAGTCTCATACTATTATTTATCTGTTTTGTATTGACATGCGACAAAGTTACTGTTACACTACACAAACTAATTAATATTACTGGAGAAATACAATGGCAAGTTTAGTACCGATGGTCGTGGAACAGACAGCTAAGGGCGAACGCTCTTATGACATCTTTTCCCGTTTGCTGAAAGAGCGTGTGGTTTTTCTTACCGGCGAAGTCCATGATCAGATGGCAGACTTAATTGTCGCCCAATTACTGTTCTTGGAAGCAGAGAATCCCGACGCTGACATCCACATGTACATCAACTCGCCCGGCGGTTCAGTAACTGCCGGTCTTGCAATTTACAACACGATGGAATTCATCAAACCAGACGTTAGCACTTTGGTCGTGGGCCAAGCAGCGTCGATGGGTTCGTTCCTTGCACAAGCTGGCGCAAAAGGCAAACGCTTTGTTATGCCAGAAGCTCGCACAATGATTCACCGTGTTAGCTCGGGCACCAGCGGCACACGTGGCTCCATTCACATTCAGGAAATGCAATTCGAAGATGCGAAACGTTCGATCGACGAAGCAAAACGCTTGAACGAGCGTTTGACTGAACTGTATGTGCATCACAACACTTCCGGCAAAACATACGAGGAACTGTTTGCAACAATGACTTACGACACGTTCCTGTCCGCACAGGGTGCAGTTGACAGTGGGCTTGCTGATAAGGTATTGCTGAAACGCCCAACTTAATGGCAACATCTAGACAAAGAGAAACGGATCGGATACGGTGGAAACTATGGTCTTCCACCGTTCGTCTAAGGCGACTAGCAGTCCTGCCAGAACAATTCTTTAAGGATTACGAAGGTCATGTGACTGGCACATTTTTCATAATGCGAGATGGGCCTGCACATGTGGGATTAAAGTTTTCATCAAACAAAATTAAGTTGATGGCGCTAATGAAATACGCTGACTACATCGAGAACACGCCGGACTACCATGATATCTAATGTACTGCAAAAGTTTTGTACTGAAGATGAACGGATACAGGCATTTGGTACTGACACGCCAACGGTTGTAGATAAAATCTATTATCAAAACGCCTGTTGGGAAAAATGGAACACAACACTGAACTTACGTCAAGACTTGATACTGCCTCTAAAAATTAGAGTTGAGTTTGGACTATTAAATTTTACGGATCTTCGAAGTAAGAAAATGAAGGTTGCATCGCCTGAAATAAAATTATTAATGATGCTTAAATATCGGGAGTATTTTATCTAATGTCAACTTATATACCAATGACTGATGCGTTTAGAGATAAAACCACAGACTGGGTGTACACTACTTTGCCAGCTCTAACATATGAGCAAATTGCCGGCCGTGGAATTGTGCTTTGGTGTGAGGAAAACCTAACAGGTCGCTGGACCATGTTGGGCGGAAACAAATTCGGCTTTGAAGACCGTGGCGATGCCATGAGCTTTAAACTACACTTTGGATTTTAATAATGGCTATTTATATTTCAGATAAGATTATTGTTGGCGCCGGATCTGGTCCGACTACTGCTGCTGTTCATGTAGAATTAGTTCCGGATACAAAGACTAAGAAAGTAAAACTCGAAAGAGTTAGAAAACAGAAGTTTGTTCAGGATTACACTAACACTCCATTACCAGGATTTACTATTGTTAAGCCTGGGCGAAGTTCGTGGAGCGGAACAAAAACATCCTGGACAGTTATTGACCCCAGAGGATTTATTACAGAAATCTCCTCGGAAAATTTAGAACAGATTATTTCGTGTTCGTCCATTTCTGAAGGACTGATCCAAGAACGTTGTGTGTGGGGATATGACGGAGCCGAAAATGTTTTGCTTCCTGTCAATTCTGATCCATACGCACTGGCACAAACGAACACTAATATCATTAGCACAGTTGTTCCATTGAAGGACGTCAAAATTGGCGACAAAGTAATATTGCACGATAAGTTCGAAGGTATTTATTATGGTTCCTGGAATGTGATAATGGAATCAAACAGATACGCAGACAGTGCAGTGTTTGATAAAACTGCGAGACGATATTTGTTTAAGTATGTAAACAAAGCGGGTGCCACTTGTTACCTAAGCACATCTGGAATGAAAGTTTCTAGAATTTCCGAAGTAGCTGATGAAGAAATTCCAAAGGACGTTGCTAGGAAAGAATTGCAAGCAGCATTAGATACAAGAACTTCTATTGCTGACTATGTAATGGAGAGTGCGCCTAGATCATATAGTCGTTTGGATTACATTTACTTTTTAGAAAGTACCAAAGAAAAACTGGAGACACGTTTAGTAGAAGTTGATGCTACTGAATTTGACAGGGTTATGGTTAACTGTGTTAATCTCGGCCACGGCGGAAGAACAATGTATGTAGAAAAAGACTCATTGTTGTATAACGTTGCTATTGCATGGTCCATCCAACATCACACGCCATCCATGTTGAAGGGAAGTCGTGTTAGCGAAATAACTTCAGGTGGGGTTTCTTTCTGTACAGAGGATTCCGGCTACAGATATGGCAGTAGCAAAAGAATGGTAACTGCGGATATTCCTGCGGCGACCGTCAGCAAACATTTTATCTTGGAATATGTTTCAAACACCCAGCCGTCTTTCATCATAGGAGCATAACGTGGACGTAATTTTAGTAATTCTCGGAGCTATATTATTTATTGTGGGCATGGTCGCAATATTTTCATCTGAAGATATGCAGAATGCCGCTTTAGGTGGTGGTCTGTTTGTTGCATTTTCCTTTATATTCCTGATGTCTCCGTTTGTGTATTACAAAAGCATTTCGCATAAAACATACACTATCTTGCAAAACAACAATCAAATAGTTGAGAAAAGCAAGCAGCGAGATGTGAATACTAACGAGATTGTAACCACTAGTATAGTAGTATATGGCTGCGACGTCACAATTAAGGATGAAGTGCCATACACTTCGTTTGGTAGCAGGTCAGAAACATTCTATGTAAGTGAAGGGTGTAACGAGTTGTCTGAAACAACAAAAGAAAGAATGCAAGTCATACTTGAGGCTTATCGTGGACATTGAGTCCGATATTTGGCTTGGCAGGTTTTTGAAACTTGCAAAAGAAGTGTCTACGTATTCTAAAGACCCGTCTACTAAAACAGGTGCCTACATTTTTAGTAGAACAGGAAAGCCGCTGTCGTTTGGTTATAACGGTCCGGTAAGAAAAATGGATGACAGCAGAACTGACATCCACGAACGTCCAAAAAAATTGTATTATTACGAACACGCTGAACGTAATGCAATTTATAACGCAGAAGTTAATTTAAAAGATGCAGTTATGTTTTGTACACATTTCCCATGTGCTGATTGCACTAGGGCAATTATTCAAAACGGCATTACCACAATAGTAATAGATGAAGAACACGGCCCCGGTAAGAACACGGGGTTTAGTGAAAGATGGCAAGAGTCTATGGAAGCATCATTAGATATGTTAAACTCAACAGGAGTAAAAATAATTGAATACAGAAGTTGATAACGAAGGAACTTGCATGGCGCAAGATATTGAAGCACCAGATTTTCGTCCAGTATTAGCATCATCCTCCAATTTCCGAGGAGCTGGAGAAGATGGTAAAATGTGGTCTGTGTCAGGTGAGAACTTTTACCCTTGCCAAAAGGCAGTTGACAAATTAGAACCCGGGCAGTATCTTGTTCGCTACAGTGACACACAGGGATTTTACTTTGTGAGAAAAACTGTTAGTCTTGACAACTTGATTGTTCTTCCAGATAACAACAGTGCAAAAGTAATTGACTCAATCGAAAACTTCTGGACTAAAGAACAATTCTTCCGTGACTTCGGATTCTTGTGGAAACGTGGTGTAATGCTGTGGGGCCCACCTGGCTCCGGTAAGACTTCAACTGTGCAACAAATTTCTAAAAAGATTATTGACATGGGCGGCATTTCCATTTATAGTACCTACCCTGCACACGATGCAGAAGGGCTTAGAATGTTGCGCAAGATTGAACCGAATAGACCCATCGTCGTAATTCTCGAAGACATCGACTCAATCATTAAGCAATATGGGGAATCTGAAATCCTTGCAATGCTCGATGGCGAGTTACAAGTAGACAACGTAGTCTTTGTTGCAACTACAAACTATCCGGAATTGCTAGACAAGCGTATCACAAATCGCCCAAGCAGATTTGACGAAGTCATTTACATTGGCATGCCGAGCGACGATGCAAGACGTGAGTTCTTGAGAATTAAAAACCCAGCACTGTTAGAAAATGAAACCGAACTTGCTAAATGGGTTGAATCGACAGACGGGTTCTCTGTTGCACACTTGAAAGAATTGATTGTGTCTGTTGAATGTTTAGGTAATGACTTTAATGAATCACTAGCTAGAATTAAGCGTATGATTGATTCCGACCCATCTTCTTCTAAGGGAGATAAGAAAGGTTTTGGATTTATGAATTAATTTTTACAAAATAAAATAATAATAAAAAGGAAACAATATGAATAAGAAAGAATTGGTGCACAAGTTCCACGAGATTTATGACTGTCACATCGGTGCTGAGCCTGGCTTTCCAAAACAAGAGATTCGCGATTTGCGAATTGGTCTGTTGCGTGAAGAATGGGAAGAGTATCTAGAAGCAGAAGAACAGAACGACTATGTTGAAGTATGTGATGCCCTGGGCGACATGCTGTATATTATTTACGGCACATGTGTTTCCTATGGCATCCCAATTAACGAAATCTTTCAAGAGATCCATAATTCTAACTTGTCGAAACTTGATGAGCAAGGAAAGCCGATCCGCAGGGAAGATGGTAAAATCCTGAAAGGGCCAAACTTCTTCCAGCCGAACATTCCGAAAATCATTGAAGATACTAAGAACAACAGTTAATGCTTGACGGCCCAGTCTTGCTAGTGTAAAATACTTATATACAAGACTGGAGATAAAAATGTTAGTTGATGCAGCGTTTATGTTCAACTTTTACAATGACGAGATTGATGATCTTCTTGATGAAGATGATCCCTTAAAGGGAGCCGGGGTTAATTACGGATTCATGATCTACATTGACACAATGGCTGTGCCTAACTTTTTTAAACTTGCAATGACTGGCGAGTCCGACAGCGACCCATACACGATCATGCTGGATGATCTTGAATCCGAGTATGGCGTGCATGACTTTAGTTGTTCGGGATCTGAAACAATTGGATACACTTCGTATGAAGTGGAAGTTGATAAGCAGCTTGAGCTTATGAACAAGTGGCGCCAATTCTTCTTGGATAACGGCGTGTTACGCTGCTCTGAAGTCAGAACGTACACTGACGCTGAACGCGATGACAATGCGCAGAACAATCCGATGCACAAAGAATTGACTAAGTTTGTTCATGGCGAGTATATTGCTAACGCTGACGGCACGTGGTACTTAGCATGATTACTTCAGAGAAAAAAGCATTCTATGCCGGCTTTGTAATCACGCTATCTGTTTTGGTAGTGCCAACTGTATTTTTAATAAAAGCAGTACATGAATGGAAAGTAGCACGGCAGGAGAACCGCTGTGAATAAAATGTTTCGTCCGTCCGGTGATAAAAACTTTCACTTCAGATATGGAAGGGAACCTAATTATAACTGGTGTAATCGTTATAAGAATTTCCCTGCTGAAAAATGCAAACAGTTTTCTGTTATGGTGTTCTCCAAACTTCACTATTTAAGTGCCCATGCCCCACAGCCTGTACGCGCCAAATGGCGTTTAGCAGCGACTAGGTTCGAGAATAGGAAGTTTGGGAACGCCTCCAGACAGAGTATGAATTACGCAAACACTTATACTGCCCACGCCTGGCTATGAATGAATCATTGCTAGTCAAGCGTTTGCAGCACACTGTTGACGAAGCAATAGCGATGTGGTCTGCATGTATGAAAGCTAATACGCCAATTCGTCAGGCGTGCATTGAAATCTACATTGCTACTGGATACAGTCCGTGGGAATATTCTGTTCATACTTGGTCAAAACATGAAAAAGAAACATTTATTAAAACTGCTGAAAGAGCACTGATGTTTGACACCCATGGTTTAGATTGGAGATACAGAATAGATCATGAATGAAGCACGGGCGTCAAACATGCGTGAGGATATCTTTTTTAAAAGATTAAAGTACTCTCCAACTGAGGCGCGTCGAATATATAATTCAGCTTGGGTTAAGAGAGGATTTTCAGACCATCCACTGTCGACGGATAAAATGGGTGCTGAGGTTTATCTTCAAACTGGATATCTTCCTTACGAATACATGCCTGTCAACCCGCATACAGTGAACGGTTGGACAGCTGAAACAAACGACAGAATTTTAGATATAGCAGACTTATTAGGCATACCTCTTGAAACTGAGTGAATTCCAAGTAGCACAAAAATTAAAACACTCGCCGAGTCAAGCCTGGGGATTGTGGGTGCATCGGTATATACACTCAAATATCAAAACTAATGGATTTAGAATTCAGTTTAATGTTTTTAAGGAAACAGGATATCTCCCATGGGAATATCAAGAAATAATATGGTCCACAGATAGGAAAGAAGAATTCATTAATCGTATTAAAAAATCAATATGGTACAAGAAGACATTCCTGTGACTCCTGAAGATAAACTCATTAAGAAATTGAAGTATTCTGTTGAAGACATTCGTAATATGTATCGGGATAAGATCAACAATCACACAACAATGTTTGATCGTGGTTATGCAACAAAGATAGAGGTTTTTCTGAAAACAGGTTATGCACCCTGGGAATATTTAATTATGTCATGGGACGATGAAGAGGAAATGGATTTTTTAATAGATTGTGGCCTAAGTAAGGAAGAGATAGAGAATGGAAAATTTTGATGATGCAGAAACATTTGAGGAAATAGCCGCGTATTACAATATCCGTGACGCACAGTTCTTGCCATTCGGATATCGTAGAGCAGGCCAGATAAACATAAACGGCATCGTCTGTGTTTGGTATATGGACAGTAACAAAACTCAATATGTGTCTTTGTTCCTACCAAAAAGTATGAGAGGCAACGGTGCGTATCACGCTGCATATCGACATTATTGTAATGGGCAAACTGTCTTAACGGCAGAGACGTGCAATTTAGAATCGTATCTGAAGAAAAAGGAAATCCCGTATGTCTGCATTCCAGGGATCTGAAAATCATCTGATGCGAAGGCTGATACATACGCACAGTGATGCCAGAAATGAATATGCCCTATTAACAGACAGCATGGATCCGCCTAGTATTTTAGGATACAACATTGCAATGATGCGAATTTTTAATCGGATGGGATACGCACCCTGGGAATATTTTAATGTTCGATGGGATGAGGCCAGGAAGCAGAGATTTTTAAAGGACTGTAGCAATAGCAACATCTGAATAACATCTGATAAAAAGGTTGACTTGCCCGCTTGGCCATGTTAATATACTGCTTAGGACTTGAGGAGTGGAACTATGGCCAGCAAACAAAAGAAGTTAACCCTTAGCGAATTTAGAACAACTGCTAAAAACAGACGCTTCGGCGCGATGAAGGCTGAGTTCGAAAAAGACACGCTTGTAAAAAGGCTGGCCTATTCTGTAGAAAACGTACAAGTGCTATATCGAGATATGGCAGAATCATGGCTTAGTGATATAGAGTTTCGTGTATTTGATCAGACTTCTCGATTCCCGTGGGAATACGGATCGCCAGCCCCATTTGGCTCATGGCAGATAAACCCACTCGAGGACTTTTTAAACCAATTTTTTGCATGGAAGTACGAGCAGCTATGAATAAGAGAATTATACAAGAAACAATAGAGGAAGTGTCGCCGCACACTTTTGATTGCACGTTGGACGATGTCAAGAAAATGATCGACGGCTGGATCAAAGAACACGGCCCCAATGCTTATCTCGACTGGGATCCTGACCATTGGCGAGAATACGATTCTGGACCAAGCCCTATCTTTTATTTAAGAGTGGAGCGGGAAGAAACAGACGAAGAGCGGGAAGAAGCTCTTGCTGAAATACAGCGTAAAGCACAAGAGCGGACAGACAGAGACCGCGCAGAGTACATGCGACTAAAAGAGAAATTTGGAGAGTAGTAATGAGCAATTACGATGTGATAATGGCAAATGTGCCAATCAAAA